TTGTTTATTCCTACTAAACACCTTGATATCTTTCCTATCAGTGAAACAGAATGGAATCCTTACCCTAAAATTATTCCTGAATGTAATGAAAAGAAAGAATGGCTTGCTCAAGACGAACAGGGTCATATATGCATAGCTAAGTTTTACGAGGGTTTACAGGGTAAATATTTTTATGCAATAGTCAATGTATATAAACTAGATAACGTAGTCGCTTTTCACAGTTTACCGGAGAAATATAATGATAAGTCTAGATAGAATTGTAGATATTTTAGAAGAATACGGTTTATATGATGATAAGTTGCAGGCGCAGTTTGATTTAGTAGAATCGCTTCTTGATAGTGAGGCTGCCGTTTTTACTTTTCTTGATATGGTAGAAGACAAAGTAAGTGAATTAAAATCTCCTGACCCTAAATTAGAAAAAGTTTTTGATATTTGTGATGAATTTAGAAAGGAGTATAGAAACGGAAACTTATCTTAATGATATTTGTGATAGTGAATTAGATATTAGAAACACACCAATTTCTGACCAAAAAAGCAGAGAATATAGATTTAAAGCGAAAGAGTTTGAGAAACTGAATATAAAGCCAAAAAAGGCATTAAGACTCTTTTTTAGAGATCGTATTTTAACTCCGGCAAAACCTTTTCATATTAAGACATTAGAAGAATATTTACTGATTTATTATGATCAGGATATTACTAATAGAATTATTGAAATCCTTAAACAGACTTATTTTTTAGTAAACTATCCTATTAGTGATGATGTCTATTTTGTAAGATTTACTGATTATAGCTGGCTTTATAAGGAAACTCTTTATAATAATACTAACGAAGAATGTGTATATAGATACAATAAATTAGGAGATAATGTACAAGATTTTCTTAGTCAATATAGAAGACTCATTCTTCTTGTCTCTTATTATTCTAACGCTTATGGGGAAGATAAGTTTTTAGAAAGCACTGCATTAAAAGAAATTATAGCAAGTAAAAATCGTATAGATAAACTAGAAACGCAGGTGTATAGTTGTTTGAGCGAATTTCATGCGGCTATGGACACCATTACAAATACTATAGAACGTAATAGAGATATAAAAAATAAAAAGGTTAAATATAAAGAACCTGTTTTATTAGTAGATTATGAAGAGATAGAAGTTTAAAGAAAAAATAGTTTTTATAAAAATTTACAAATATGTACTATAAGCTATATAATAATGTTGAGGCTTTTCAATATGGCGTAGATGAAGAGCCTCTTTGGTTTAAAAACAACCCTAATGTTAATCGTGAATTTAACTGCATTAAAGTAGAGAATCCTGCTACATCAAAATACTGTAATCAATTCAGAGATCGCCTCGATAGCAAAGTGTACCAGTGTTTTTCCGAGGGTGATTTTATTATTAGGGATTTTTTAGGCGACCTCAGTGTAGAATTAGATACTTTCTTTGATGGAAAATACACTAAGTGCGAAGAAGATAGAGCTTTAAAAAAGCCCACTTATCTTAAAATCGTACCAGATACTACTTCCATAATAAATGATGTTCCTCATTTTACTCTCGTTAATAAATTAACAAATCCTAATTACGCTGTTTTTGGCACATTAGGTATTGATATTGAGGGAAGAACCTACGGTGTACCTAATGATATTTGTATTTCTGAAAAGACGGTTAAAGAAGTTTTAAAAGAATACGAAAGATCTTTATGGAAAGCTTATCCTAAAGAGACTCCTAAAAATAATCATCATTATTTAGTCCATAATAAAGATGGACAAATGCGTTCTATGACTTATGAAAATAATGCATGGAAGCATCCGGAATTTGCTATAATTGCTTTTAGAGAACTTCCTGAGGTGTAAAATGTTTTATAGAACGACTGATAATCCCATTGCTATTGAGGCTGTTCAAAAGTTTAAAGACACTTATAATAAAGACGTTTTATTTGCCTGTCTCTTTGGAAGCCATGCTTACGGATACGCTTCCAAGGACAGCGATTATGATATCCGTATTATTTATAAAGAAAAAAGCATAGATAAATATTTTCTTATAAATAAGTATAAGGATTTTATAAATTACTCCGATGGTAATATCGATGTTGAAGCTTACGATATTGGTAAAGCTATCAGACTATGTGCAAAGTCTAATGTTAGTATCCTTAATTGGCTATGTGGCCTTATCATAGAAGATAATGATTATATGCATAGTCGTTTATTCTATCTATGTGAAGATGGAGATAAGCGAAAATTTTTAAAGCATTTTGTAGGAATAGCAGGAGAAGATTTTAAAAAGCTTTGTAAAAATAAAACAGTAAAAGAGCTTAGAAATCTTTTCAGAGATTTAGTGGATATAGACCTTGCTATTACTGGTTTAGTTGAAAAAGACCTGTTTCACGCGGATAATTATATAGAGACAAACTTTTATGTAGATTATCCTCAACCTCATACTTCTATTAGAGATTTTATGTGTTACGATTTTACTAATAAATATCAGGAAGTTTCTGAAGAGGTTATAGCCAAATATCATGGCTTTTATCTCTATAGTAAACAGAGAGCACAAAAAGTCTTAGAAAATACGGATTACGAGTATTGTGATAATCTTTTACAGGCTAAGTCTCTTTCTCTTTATAGATCTTTGTTAGGATATTAAAATGCTTTATACTATTCCCGCTCCAATGCATGCTATAAAAATTAATGATATTAATATCGATAATCTATTATCTTGGTTAGGAAAACGTAAACAAGCGGAGAATCTAGACTCTAATTGGCAAAAAAGGTTAAAAGATTTTTATTTTGTGTCTTACGAAGATAGTGATGACCGCAGTTGTACCCCCGGTTACCTCGTAGATGGACAAAGGTTAAAAACTTTTATTAAAATTCCTGAAAATTACAAGGATAGGTTTTATATCGAATATAAAGAATTAGAGGATCGTTCTAATAAATTGGCTGCTATGCTTGAAAAATGGCGTAATAATTCTCTTGATTTTACTCCTAGTTGTTCTTATGAATTATTGGAAAAGCAATTAAAAGTAATGCTTGCATATAAAGAGATTTTAGAAGAACGGGCTAAAATTGAAAACATTTCTTTGAAGGAGTAATTATGGGAACATGGGGAACAGGTACAATAACTTTAGGGTTTTATGCTCTTAATTTTTACAAAGAAAAGAAGTTGAATCCTTTAAAAAGAGAAGATATTGATAAAGCGGTTTTTGAGATTAAGGATTTTATAAAATCCTTCATGTGTAAAGAGCTTTTTACTTGCGGTGATAGTAATTTTGATATTGCTTTTTTACCATATTATTCCAGCAAAATGGATACTCAATGGATACCTATTGAACAGGAGGATTTAGGTTATCCCACCGGAATTGTTTTCTCTAAAAAAGAAGGAAGATTGGAAGGGTTTGAGGTAGAAACCTGTAGTAATTTATTTTTCAATATAACTTGCTCAGACCGAAGCTATAGTGCCTGTAGTATTTTACTTCTTTTAAAAGATTTGTTGTGGGAAGTTTATAAGGAAAAGCTTATCCCGCACTATTGTCAATTTTCTATAAACGATTGTAACGATAACTGTTTTTATACAGTATCTCCTTATTTTCGGATAAATTGGTATAAACCAAAAGCCACGCATATCTCTGAAGAAGAAAGATATATAGAGGAAGTTGACGACAACTGCGCCGCTGCATTAGAATTTGAAAGTTCTATGGAAAAACTTAAAAAATTAATATACGGAGAATAAAATGAAAGCTTATGTTGTTGCCGATCCTAAAATTGCTAAGACTGTTTACAGTATTTTTGATAAAAAAGAATTAGCAAAATACATTGAATTTTTTGTAAAAAAATATACTCAAGCCAATTCTGTTATTATTGATCCCTGCTATGAAGGTACTTTACATCTAGAACCAAAGGTTAAAATTTTCTCAGTAGGGACTAAAATTAATATTCCATTAGATAGTTTAAAGATAGAATATATTTATGATGAAGAAAGTTGGAATCCATATCCTGAGCTTAAACCTATGACTAAAGGTTGTTCAGAATGGTTAGTTCAATGTAAAGATAATGAATTGCGTGTAGGTTGGTTTTTCGCAGAAGCGGCAAAAGGACAAGGTCTTTGGTTTTCGGATAAAGAAAAAGATAGTGGTTATCAATTAACTCAGGTCATTGCTTTTAGAAAACTCCCCGGTAGGTATTCCAATGAAATATAAATACGGTTTTAAAGATCAAAAAATCCAAAATTTCTTTTGCAGTCTTTTTGATAAAGAAAAAATCTTTTTAATGGTAGACTTTACTAAAAGAAATTTTCCTGAAGCCACTTATATAACCATAGATCCTGTTCGTAGTGGCCGCTCTAATTATATTACTCCCAAGTTGCCTGTATTTATGAAAGGAACAGAATTACGTCTTCCCTTTACAGAACTTACTATAGAGCAACTTTATGACGAGGACGATTGGAATCCTTATCCTGAAATTGAACCAGAGGTTGATGAAAAAGAAAGATGGTCTCAATGGTTAGTTCAAACAAGGGAGGGTGAATTGAAAGTAGCTTACTATTATCATAAAGTAACGATATTAGGAAATTATCAAGTTAATGATATTGGTAATGGTTGGCATTTTTTAAAACTCCGAGAATTAGAGCCTGAACAAAACATTATTGCATTTAAAAAACTTCCGGAATTGTATAAAGAAAATGTGGAAAATTAATAATCCTATTACAGAGAAATATTTATATTATTTCTTTAGTCAGACTTATATAGATCAACAATGTGAAGAAGCAGTAAAAGAAAAAAGTCAATACGTTCATTTTGATAATGGGAGTAATATTTGTAATATTCAATTTCATGTCTTATTGAAAGAATTTGAAAGAATTTGAAAAAATCAGTTATAATGAAAATGCGTGGAATTGTTATCCTACAATTTATCCTCCTAAAGTTGGTCTTTATATGGTAAAAGTTAAAAAGTTATTTAATGATCCTTTTTTAGCTTTTTATAATTGGGATCCTAAGTCTCGAGAAAAATGGGAAGATGTAATTGCTTTTAGAGAAATCCCTAAATAATTAAAATAATTTTCCTATTTTAAAAAGGCGAAAAATATATGTGGATAATTAAAGATAAAGATTTAAAAGAAGTTGTTAATAAATTTTTTAAAGATAGCGAAATAGAAGCTAGTTTTCTATGTAGTGAAAAAGATCGAATTACTTTATTTAGAGTTTGTCCAAATAAATATAACGTTACTTTTACAATAGGTAAAGACCAATTTATTTCTGTTTATGATCCCAATAATTGGAATGGCTATCCTACTGTTATACCTCCTGACTCTAATAATCCGTGGCTTGTACAGCATAAAGATGGAAGTATTTTAATAGCTAATTTTTCAAAAGGGTTAGCTCCGTGTTGGTTTTCTAACGATAAGCCTATTGCTTGTGTTATAAATGATATAGTTGCTTTTAGAAAATTACCGGAACCTTATAAATGATTAAATCCCTTATTTTAAAAAGCGGTTATAAACATATTTTTAAAAAATTACCTAGGAAGACAAATGTATCTTTTGAGTTTGACAAACTTAATGTAATTATAGGCCCTAATGCCTGTGGTAAAACGAGTTTATTAAGATTGCTTAAAAATGGGTGTGATAATAGCAATCATAACGAAAAACTAATTACAGGTACTTCTCTAAGGGAAGATAGAAGTACTATATGCGTAGATAAATTAACAAAAGCCTATTGTTATAATCCTAATGAGTTTTCCCAAGATCAGGCTTTATCTGTGTGCGAAACGTTTGATGATTTTGCCGGTTTTTGGAATTATCACCACATGTTAAGCGGGGCTGAAAAACGGGCTAAATATTATAGCTATTTTTTAAGCAGACATGGTCAACTTAAAGAGGAAGAAAGTGCTGTTCTTTTTGATGAGCCAGAAAATAGTAACTCTATGGATACCTTAGGCGCTTTTCTAGTAGGTATGGAAAGAGTATTTTTATCTTTGCCTAATATACAAGTTTTTGTAGCAACACATTCTCTTTATCTAATTATGCATCTTTTAGAAAAAAGAGCTAAACTAATAGAATTAGAACCCAACTATTTAAAATCTCAGGTAAATATGTATAAAGATATTGTGAATATGTATGAAAGGAGGAGCTAAGTTAATAGAACTGAAAGAAGGTTATTTGAATCAATTAGCGGATTCTTATAAAAACGTTATTAAAGAATATGAAGCATTAAAGGTAAAATTATGAGTTTTATTGGTTTTGGTCTAAAGTATTATAAGAAAAGTGATGCCTCTTATATTAAAACAAGTTTAAATATAAGAGAAGAAATAAAGCAGGGTACTTTAAGAGTTGGTTTTTCTCCTAAATTACAAAAAGAAATAATGACTATTGATAATAGTTATTCTGATTCTATGCCGGTTAGTGAAAAGGATTTATTTTCTAAAAAAGCTTATGTAAAAATAAGTATATTTCAAGAATTAGATGGAAGTGATGTAAAAATTAAATTAAAAATTAAAAAAGAAGATTTAATCCTATTTTCTTCTGCTAATTTTGTACAAGTTGATAACAATCAATTACCTTCTTATGTTCCTTTAATAGTTATGTTAAAAGGGCAAGGAGCAGAAAAGTTAAATAAGAAGTATGATTTAGTTATAGTCAAAGTAGAAGATAATAAGCAAAAGATTTATACTTTAGATGGTAAAGAATGGGCAGGTAATTTTGCTATGATTTGTTTATATAAATCAGTAAGATAAAAGGGTATATGATGCGCCTAATTCTTCTTTTGCTTTTTCCTGTTTTAGCTTATGCAAATACAGAAATACCATCGGATATGTATGAGCCTAGAGATTTGGGTGAATGTACAGAATGCCATAGACAGGTATATCCGACTAAAAATTTAGATAAATATAAAAAGGAATACATTGATGTATTTCATGGTAAAAATGAATTTACTTTGATTTACTTTGATTTACTTTGATAAAAATAAACCTGTTTTATATAGGCACGAAAAAGATAATAAAATAATTTATTTATTTCCTTCTAAAATAACCGATAATCCCCACATCATAAAATGAAAGACTTATTTATATACAGCTATTCGATTCTATTCATAATAGAGTTTGTAAGCATAATATTATGTTGTGTAACAAGAATAAATTCTTTTGAAAATGGTATTAGTCAATTAATAGCTATGCTTACTTTTATAGCGTTATTATTTTGGATAATGGCCTCAGGTATTATTTTAATTTGCTATGGTATTTATTCCTTAATATGAAAAGGAAATATTGCATTACAGCAATTATAAGGGATAAACGTGGACATATAATTTCAAGAGCAAATAACTCTTATATTAAAACACATCCTATACAAGCTAAATACGCTAAGAAGGTAGGAAAGGAAAAGAAGGTTTATTTACATGCGGAAGTACTTGCAATTTTAAGGGCAGGTAAAAGAATATCTAAAGCTTTCTCAATAGAGATATTTCGGTTTGATAGAAAAGGAAATGCTAAGCTCGCTAAACCTTGTCCTATTTGTATGGAGCTAATTAAAACAACTCCTATTAAAGAAATTATTTATACAGAAGACTTTAAGACGAAATTTTAGGATATACTTTGTTTAGAGTAATATTATGAATCTCAAAGTCCCTTCTGATTATTTTGTTAATTATAACACTTCTCAAGATAAAGTCTTAATTTATTTAGAAAACGAAATTTCCAAAATAGTCCTTTATACCTATAATGATAATCCTAAAATTCTTTATATCGCTAATCTTTCGGTAGATGCAAATATGAGAAATAAAGGAATAGGAACTCAATTACTTTCTATTGCAGAGGATGTCGCAGATCAAATGAGTATAAAAACAATAATTCTTTTTGTAGAAAAGAATACTTGGATGCAAAAATGGTATAATAAATTAGGATACAAAAAACTTAAAATCTTTTCAGAAAACCCACCTTTAGAAAATGCTATATGGATGAAAAAAGACTTATGAAATTTTCACACGCTTTTATTTTTGATATAGATGGTGTCTTAGCAAATCTCGAACATCGATTGCATTTTATCCAAGGAGATAAAAAAGATTGGGATAATTTTTATAAAGATATAGATAAAGATGGTCCTATTCAAGCAAATATTGATATGATTTATTATTTGCATAGATTTGGGGAAATCCTGTTTGTAACAGGAAGATCAGAAAAATATAGGGAGCAAACTGTTGATTGGTTAGCTAATAACTTAGGATATGGAGATCCGGAATCCCAAAAAGTAAATATTTCTAAAAATCTTTATATGAGAAAAAACAGAGATTATCGTCCGGACTATGTCATAAAAGAAGAAATTTATAAAAACAAAATTGAATCTCGTTATAAAGTTCAAGCGGTTTTTGAAGATAGAAAAACGGTAGTAGACATGTGGAGAAAACTAGGACTCACTTGCTACCAACCTTGTGATGGAAATTACTAAAAAATTAGCCTCTCTAATTTAGAGAGGCTTTTTTATTTTAATTAAGAGAATCGGCATGAATTAAAAGAACATATCCTTCCTTATCTCCGTCTTCATACTCCTGATAATTAATATCGCAATATTTGTCAATATCAGGAATACGTTTATCCAGATTTACGTAAGAGGCATATTCTAAAATACCAATCGATCTCCAACTTCTCATATTTTTAAGACCATTCAATTCGCAATAATCTTTTAATATATTAGCAATTTCTTTGATTTCTTTCTTTTCAGAAACGGTTGCTTTAATGGTAGTTAACTTACCTAAACCATATACATAAAAACTACGAACATTGAGAAGGTTGACATTGTTGTTTTGAAGAAAATTAACTGCACCCTTAGCAAAATCGCTGTAGTGCTCCAAAGAGCTTTCTACCTCACTGTATTCATTATAATCATCACCAAAAGAGTAGGGAGTATTTTCACCAAACTTTGTATCTACACCTTCAGAAAATTTATTAAAAACTGTCATAATATTCTCCAAAAAAATTTACTATAGTTTTATTATACTACAATTTTTAGAAAAAGCAAACTTTGAAAAACTTTTCAAAGTATTTTATAATAGAGAAAAATGTTGAGAGGGAATTATGAAAAAAGTTTTTTTGTACATAGCAGGAAAATATAGTAACTTTCGCGGAAAAGGTACTTGTGCTTATACACTCGTATATGGCAGTCATAAGAAAAGTGAAGTGTATGATCCAAATACCTTTGAATATGATATTGTATCCACTGCGAGCGTCCTCTTAGTAGCAGTTTTAGACGGTCTTAGAAAATTAAAGGAACCCTGTGAGGTAACTATCTGTACCGATAATGAGATTGTTATAAATACATTAAAATATCTCAGTTATTACGAACGTAATGGATGGAAAACTAAGAAAAACACAGATTTTAAGTATAAAGGTATTTGTGAAAAAATTGCCCAAGTAACCAAAGAGCATATTATTACGCTTAATAATTATTTAGATAAAGATACTGAAAAATTAGTTGATAATGAAGTGGAAAGGCTGTTTAGAGAATCGCGTAGTAGTGGATCATCATCCCATTCGTATGTTGGAAGAAGGAGAAGATGGTGGTAATTATAAAAATACACTTATAAGGAGATTAAAAATGATGTACATTTATTCTATTTACGACAATAGTTCTGGTGAATCCTTCTTTCCCGAATTTGCACCTGACGATACTACTTATATTGAAAGAATTAAATATAGAATTAAAAATCATAAAGGATGGAAATTTCTTTATACAGAAAATCAGAGAAAACCAGGAAAATATGTTTTAAGAATTAATGGTGTTTTTGTAAAAAGTACGGGAATGGTTTATAACGAAAATCCCGATAATGGTACTGCTTATCCTAAAGTTTTACTAAAACTTTCAGATTTATTTTAACAAAGTTATATAAATCGTTTTTAAAAGGCTCTTAATTAAGAGCCTTTTTTATTCTAAGGGTTTTCTTGGATATTTAAAATATTTTTGATAAAAATTTTATATCAAAGTGCCCGAGGATAATATGATTAAGCATTCAGATTTGATTAACACCCTTATTGTTTGTGTAGGAGGTTTTTCGGCTTTATAGCCGGTCTTTTACGCTATGTAGATGACTGGCGAGAAAAACGAAAAGAAAAACCTATTGAGTTTTCTGCTTTTGAGGCATTGTGGGAAGCCTTTTCAGGAGGAGCTACTGCAATAGGGGTATTTTGGATATTACAAGGTTACGAAGTTAATGCTTTAGCAGCTTGTGGAATTTCTTTCATGGCCGCTTATCTTGGAGTAAGAACTTTAACTTATTATTTCAAAAAATTTATAGACAACCGATTAGGAAAAGTATGAAATTATTATTAAATGAGTGGTCGATAAGATTAGGACGAGCTACAGCTATTGCTATTGCTATTTGTTTTGGATTTTTATTAGGTTATTATTACTGCGAACGCTCTATCATGTTTGACGATATTAAACATGGTATTTATATGAATGAACAAGCTATTCAGAAAAATACTGAGATGATTAAGCAGATTTATAAGAAATACAAAGACAATTTAAAAAATAAAAACCCTTCTAATTAAGAAGGGTTTGTATATTAAGAAATACCAGTTGCAATGTAATAACAATAATCTCCCTTACCTGGCCACCAATTAAATCCACTGTTATCAACAGCATTAACAGCGAAAGAACGAGTGCGGTCGCTAATTTCAGTAGCTACTACTATTCCGGCCCATCTAAAGGTTCTCGGAAAATAAACTCTTTGTGTTCCTACGTTAGGGGATCTTCCCCATTGAATGGTAAAACCGGTTATATTTTCCCTAGCCCAACCTGTTTCTCCCATTGCTAAAGTCCAATTTCCGGTTTGAATAGTATAATTGGAGACGGAACCGTTTTGCTTTACCACTCTAATATTATTACCGGAAGCAGTTACTTCTCGTACCAAATTAGTAGTAGCGGCATTAATCGAAGAATTATAGGCTAATCCAAATTTATCCGGTAACGTTTTCCAATAATTGGTATTTGCTCCCGGAGCGATTATACCACCATTCTGTGGACCATTGTTAGCAACACATAACCAAATATTATCATTATGATAAACTAAATTATCAGGAACGTAATCTAAATCCCTGCTATAGGGAGCTAAACCACCGCTCTGATACCAGTATAAATGCTTGGAAAGAAGATTTAAAAAACCGTTTATATCCAACCGACGAGGAGCACAACCACCTTGATTGAAAGGAATAGAAGTTTCTACAGGAAATCCCTGTTCAAGAGAAGCTTTTCCTTTTTCATTGATATTATTTGGTATAATATTATAATCCCCATCTTCTGCTATTGGAGTATTAATGAGGGGGGGGGGCGTTAAATATTTATTCATAATTTTTCCAAAATAAGAAAGGCCTTTAAGGCCTCTAATAATATTTAGATTATTTTAAACTTGCTAAAGTATCAAAATAATCCTTGAGTTCCTTCTTGTTATGATATATCTTTATAACAGGATTATTCTTTAAAAGCTCTTTACGCTTTTCAGGACTAGTATAATTAAAGGAATTGCTTTTAACTTTCTTTTCTTTAATGATTTTCATAATATAAGTATTAGAAATTCAAACGTTTTAAAGTTTTAGCAATTATAGAAGTTAATTCAATAGCAGAATGACTTCCAATACGTAGTACTCGGATTTCTGTATCTGTTATTGTATATTCAACACAAATATCATTTCTAAAGTGAAATTCCCAAATTCCAAGTTTATCGCCTATTAAAGCATGTACTTTATAAAAAGTATTTTCTGTAACAGACAGAGTATCATTCCCAATTTTTTCAAGAATACCGTTTAATTCTTTATTAATCTCCTCTCGCTTATTTTTGGAATATTGCTGAATGACCCGTCTAAAATCTTTTTGATAAGCTTTAGTAAAAACAATATTTCTCATATAAGCTTCCATTTTTTAAGAAGATCTGTAGTATATCCTTCTAATTCTTCCTTTGTTCTGCATACCTTCACTGGAGGATTATTTTTAGCGTGTCTTAAAATCTCTTGAGAACGCTCTTGAGACATAGGAAGAACTCCCGGAGGGAGAGATGCCTTAATTTGTTTCTTAGTCATAAAAATCTCCTTTTATCATCTTTTATTTTATTCCGTTTTTATCTCTACATCAATAAAATTTTATATACGAAGGCAAAAAGAGTCTTTAATTCTGTCCCAAGGGGCTATTCAATCAAGCCAACAAGAATTAAGTAAAAAGGGCTCAAATACCAATTAGTAGGAGACAGCCTTCAGTCTCCTACTATCTGCATTCCTCTATTGCCATAGAACATAAGGCATCTACTCTATTATTATATTCATTTTTCTCATGCCCTTTTACCCATAAAAACTCTATTTCGTGGATTTTAGAGAGTTTAAGAATTTCTTCCCATAAATCCCGATTAGCAACCTTTTTTCTATCTTTAGTTTTCCAACCATTTGCAATCCAATTCTTGATCCAAACGGTCGCTCCTTTAACTACGTATTCACTATCACTGTAAAGCTTTACTTTACAGGGTTTCTTTAAAGCATGTAATGCCTTAATCACTGCAGTTAATTCCATCTTGTTATTAGTAGTATTTTGAGATACTCCATATAATTCTTTAGAATGTTCTCCACACATCAAAAGACAGGCCCATGCTCCTAATTTAACATGGGATTTATAACCGCCATCGGTATAAATAATTACTGATTGCATGATTTCAGTTCCCAAGAAGAAATGAATTTAGGTGGATAGAATTGGGAAAACATATTAACCGAACCATTACCTCTAAAAGAGGAAGCTCGGAATATAATTGCTTTGTGTAATTTGGTAAGATTTTCTTTAAGAATTTCTGGAGACCTTTTACGAGCATTTTTTATAAAAAAGATATCCTCTGAAACACTAATAATACCAACATCCTTATTATCTAAATCTTCTTTTATTCTATTCGCCAGTTCACTATCGGCTACAAAATAGAATTTGTTACACCAGTCTAAATAATAAGGCCATTTTTTATCACTCTTATAATCTTCCCAAGAAGATTTTGTTTCTAAAATAATAACTTCGTCTTTGGTATTGAAGCAAAGAATATCCGCTCTTTTACATCCAAATCTATAAGAGCTATTTAATTTGGGTAAGCCTACTTCTTTGAATACTGCATAATTTTTAGCAGCGTAATAAGAACCTACTATCCTTGAAATAAAATAAATTCTATCTTTTTTATTTGCTGGAAATTGGTGCTTAATTATAATATTCCTTATACCCATAAAAACCTAAATTTTTAATAATTTTCACAACTTTACCATAACGTTTGAAACTTTCAAACGTATTAGGATAACACCACTCACTGTTATGCCATACTAACTCTATTTCCATTTCCGTGTAAACAATTCGGCATAAACATAAATATTTATAATTTTCTTGCAGTTCTATTCCCATATCAATATTCTTATACTTTTGAATCATGATATTTCTTTTAAAAGCCTGTTCTTTTTACTTTAACGAAAAAGTTAAATAAAGTCATAGCCAAAACTCATATATGTTGGTATATTTTTGTTTAGGAAAAAGAGAAAAGTTAATCTGCTTATTCATATAAAACCGAATTATTTCATAGTCATCTTCCTTTTCAGGGTATAGATTAAAAGGCTTTATATATTTAAGTTTTTTAAGTAATTTATTATATTTATAAACATCCTCGTGTGTACATGGTAGCCAAAATTCCAGCTTATCCAATACCCTCATATCTAGATACAACCTATTATCCTCTGATAACATTTTATCTAAATCGTTAGAAGATAATTTCAAGCAAGGTACAATGTCTTTATCTGCGTAAGTAGATATAGTTTCTACGGATAGATCTTTTAATTCAAAAAATTCTCTACTTTCTGTATACATATCTTTAATAGGGAAGTCTATATAAAGACGCGCAAAAATATCTTCCTCTAATTGGTACAGATAAGTATATAATGTTTGCATAGCTTCACAAACATTCGTATTCTTTCTAGCAATACCACACTTCATATTGCAATGCTTAAAGCAAATACAGTTTGCACAATAGCTTTTTATATTTTCTTTAGCTAAAGCTATTTTCTCCCCAATTTCGGTAATATTACCTTCTACTATTTCATCCGAGTATTTACATAAATGAAAACCCTTATCAGATATTGCTAAAGTATTTATACCATTCATGCATTTAAAAGATCTGCACATTTTTTTAGCAAAATCTACTTCAGGCGTGTCGAAAGATTTTTTAATGCAATCTGAATAAACTTTCTCATAAAGATTCTGACAAAAACTTTCCCAACCATCGTCAAATTCAGCAGAGGAATATTTGAATAAATAGTTTATATCTTTATAAAGCTCTTTTTTACTTTTCCAAAGAATGGGTAAAAGTTTATATGTGCTATTACTTATATAAAACGTATTATCGTATTTGACTACACTACCTTTTACTCCGATATCTTGAGATACTGTAATTTGTGTAGGAAATTTATTAGAGATTCGTGGTCTTTTGTCTTGCAACTTCTGTATATACTTCACCTGATCTTCTTTTAAAGGCGATAGTATTTGAAAATTAGTAATATCAATTTCTGTTATCATAGGTTTCTATAGGCATTATTGACAAAATTAACTATTTCCATACATTTACAAGAAAACTCGTTGGCACATTGTGGTGCCATAGTACAGCAATTTCTAGCAGAACACTTTCTATTTACACAAAAATCATTATCACCGCTTTTCTTTATATTTTCAAGAATCTCCTCTTTAGTATTATAAACAGTACCGTATTTTCTTAATGTGGAAATAGAAGCAACAGAACCATCTAATAAAACATTTAAACCAAGCATTCTATGACTGCTTAAAATAAGATGAGGATTGTGCCTATAGTGTTCAGGTACTGTATCAACAAATTCCATATAAGACTTTTGAAAAAGATCGTAATCAAAGTCCTTTACTAAATGCTCATTACCAGCAAAGGCGAACATAGGAAAAGCATTATAACACAACTTTTCGACGTTAGGTAAATGACTAATAACGTACCTATAATTCTCCATGACATCAGGATTACAACTTGCCATTAGATTATAGATACGCATACGTTTTACTTTGTTTAAGCACTTAACGATATAAGGGTTTTCTAATACGTCTACGCCTTTTAAATATTTTGCTCCAATACCTTCGTGGGAAAAGTGAAGTTCTCCGTTATTTTCATTTAACCAATCAACAAATTCCTCTGTTAATAAAGTACCGTTTGTCATTACAGTAAAATGAATATTCGGATGTACTAAAGAACGTATTTCTTTTATCCTATCTATATAAAGAAGTGGTTCACCTCCATTCATAACAACCGCTTCCGTTGTTTTAGGAGAAAGCCACTGTAGATACTCACGAATAATAGGAGTTAGCTTTGGTTCTCTTATCTTTCCTGCTTTTCTCATGCAATATAAACATTTTACATTGCAAGCCATCCCAATAGGGATACAAACTCTTCGTGGTATATATTTAAACATTTATTGTACTCGTTTCCAACAATAAGCAACACGATAAGGAGGCATATTATTATGAGCTTCCCCTGCGCCTCTTGTACCTGTTTGTAAATTCTTTTCAGGATCTCCAGCACCGCCTCCTTCTGTTAAGGAGCCTCCTTTTCCTTGCCATGTTAATCCATAACCAATTTTGCCTACATTTAAATCAACTTGCCAACCTTGTTCATTTACGTAACTCCAATAAAAGCCTTTATGATTATGAGTTGGCATTTCTTGCAGTGTTAATACGTGGGTTGCTTCACCACCTGTTTGTCCTTGAGTGTATTTATCACCTGCAGCTAATATGAAAACATCTTTTACTTGTTCCCACTGCCCCCCCCCCCAATAGGGTAGAAGGATTCGCAGGATTATCCGTCCAATAATACGTACCAACAGGATAACATTTATTTAAAATATAATTAGAAAGCTCTTCTAATGAAATAGGAGTATTAGTCTGCATAATTTATATCTAATAAAGGTAACTCTTCAATAAGTTCTTGGGATGTAGGAACAGACCTTGTACCTGCTAAACATTCATCTAAAACCTGATAACATTTTTGCCATACAGCAGAACGCCATGTACGAAAGGCAGCACCTTCTTTATCAAACTTTTCTACACCACTATTAAAATAAGAGCATACAGATAAGCAATTGTCATAGTTTAATTCCTGAGCTTTTTTATCCATATATTCCTGTACCGCATCTACTAGCTTCTTTTGAATCTCAGTGGGAGAAGGTGCAACTTCATAGTCTTCAACTGTTACTCCTAATGCTTCCCATCCCTCTACACTAGTTGGATTACCAAAGGCTTTATTATCTTGAGCCAAAGCTCTGCGTAAATCAGCTAATGAAAAATAAGAGGTATTATTATAAATATATTTTTTCATACATATTCCTTTTCAAATATTTCATTGAATTTTACCGAATACTTCTTCTCTAAGTTTTTGAAGAAAGCATACATCCGTTTTGCGATAATACATTCGTGATTGGTAATATTTTTAAAACAAGTGTTTCTGCATACATTAAATATCTTACAACGTTTACATTTATCAGGTACTTGTTTCTCTAATTTTTCTACATTAAATCCTGTATAAATATCACCATAGTATTCATTTGTATAAGGACATCCTAGGAAACGTCCGTCTAACGTTAATGTAACTACTTTAGAGCAAGCACAAGAAACACCATAAATAGAAGTTTTAGGGAAATACCATTTTTGTAAAGATCTATTTAGTGTGAATTTATCTATAAAGTAATTATCTTTTAAATAATATTGCAATTGTTCTTCTATAGTTTCTTGCATAGAAGAAAGGTATTTCTCTACATCTTCTTGTGTACGTGCAACATCGGCATTCTCTATCTCATGTATAAAGTTCGCACATATACTACCGTCATTACATACATTACGTAAATGGTAATCTTTAATAAGAGTATCTACATCTTTTTGAATATCTTTTACGCTTAAAGAACCCGAAGTATAGCAACTAAATGATAGACTTCTTAAATAGCGAGCCAATTCCCATCGAGGTAAATAAGCACTATCTCTTCCTGATTCTTTACCATCAAATGATATAACTACATTAAAGAAATTATCGTTGAAAAAATCAATTGTGTCCATGTCAAGGAGAGTACCATTAGTCACTGTTTTAAACATATATTTATAAAAGCTAAGGTGACTAACTATTTCTTTAATAGTATCGAGATAAAGAAGAGGTTCGCCTCCGTTGAAATTAATACTTCTTAAATTATTACAACCTTTTATCCATCGAATAATATCAGGATTATACTTATACTCAGGAATAGAACAATGACAATGCTTGCATTTTAAATTACAATCACCTCCGAGTTTAATCATAAGTTTTTCAACAGAGGGACTAGGTACAACTTCTTTTTGTATATTCATATATTTCTTCTAATATAGAACAATTAAAGGGTGTTGCTAAAGTAATGAATCTATTACATCTATCTCTTATTTTGCAATCTTTATTTATACAATATCTAGCACATTTTTCTTTTAATACTTTTTCTTTAATAGATTCATATTTATCCAAAACAGTACCGTATTTATGGAGATAACCCATATCCACAACATCACCATTAGGAAGGATGTTTAATCCGAGAGAAGGCTTTTCTCCGTTTCTATTGTATGCCCAATACCTAGGAGTAATTTCATACACCGCATTCCAAGTTTCAACATACTCTTTTATGTTAAAATCTTTAATTAGATCTTCATTATTTATAGAGTAAACTACATTAGGGGTGTATCTAAAGTCATCACGTTTTAGTTTACGTACAATATGTTTATAAATATCTAAACAATTGGTATTATATTTTGTAATAACACTATTTATACGTAAGCATTCAATCTGCTTTACAAGAGAAAGTAACTTATCATCTTCTAAAATATCTACACCACGTAAATATTTCGATACTTTACCATCATACGATAAATGAATTTCTATCTTATTATCATTAATCCAATCTACAATATCCTGAGTAAGATAAACACCACTAGTCATTATCTTTTTATGGATTTTAGGATTAGCATATTGAAATAGCTCTTTTATTTTATCCATATAAAGAAAAGGCTCTCCACCGGAGGCTACTACAGCAAATGTTTTATTAGGATTAAGGCTTTGCAAAAACTCATGCATTAAAGAATTAAATGTAGGTATTTTAGGCTTATTCCACTCTCTATAACAATATAAACATTTTAAATTACACGCAACACCAAGAGGAACACAAACTCTTGCTAGTTCTATAAATTTGTTTTCCATTTACCAATAGCTAATGCATAACATTCAAAGTTCCCTGCGGATTTTCCCCATCCTACTAATTCGCATCTTTCATTACTTATATTAGCTCCAGCAGAAGCTGTATACAATCCTAGTAATAAATCCATAGAAGTAACTTGTACGGAAGGATGTTCACAAAACGGTTTAGGGAAAGTCCAAGGAGTAATACAATAATAGGAAGGTGAGTTGTCAGCGGCAACAGACGAAGTTAATTGAGCGTCCATAACAACGGTTGTCCAACATATTTGTACACCATCGCTATATCTGATATATTTATCGCCTATACTATCTATATGTAATATAGTATTTGTATCTAAGGATACACCGTTAATTTTTAAAGTATCCACATTTAAATTAGCTATATTTATTTCTGCCCCCCCCCAAATAGTTTGAAATACGAGAATCTATTAGAGAGGTAAGTTGTTCTAAAGTAGTAGGAGTATTTGTAATCATCTTATTTACCAAAAATAAAAATATTTATTTCTGTAATTCCCGGCCTAGTAGAAGCAATCGTAGTAAAGTCAAATGTAAAATAATTCACTGTTTTACCATAAACCCCATACAATTCTGTTCCTCTACTTCCAGCTTCTGCACTTATTAATGGTATATAGTTATTATTAGATAAGGCATTAGTAAACCATAATCTAAAAGTAATATGGGAATCTGTTGCTTGACTAATGTCTTCTATTTTTGCTATATTGTAACTATTAAGTATTTGTACAGCAGTTACGGCCATATTGGTATAAGTTAGCTTTATAAAGCCATAGGCTAAAACCTGCCCCCCCCCAATGCTTTGCTAATTAAAGCATTAGCTTTTAATTCTGCTCTTTCATCAATTAATGTTGTTAATTGATCTAGAGTAATTGGTGTACTTATTTGCATATAATCCCTTTATACATTGCTTGCTTTAGTAGCCTTTTTAGTAAGATCCCAATAAGCAACCTCATAAGTAGTTTTAGGTGTTGTATCAGTAGCAGGAACTTCTGCCCATAGACGCATACGATTATCAGGTACAACATCTATATGACAAGTTATCTTAGTATCGTTTAAACCATAGAGAATTACTTCTCCACCTTCCGTGTTGTCCTTGACACCTAATTTGTTGAGAGCTTCTATATAATTTGCTTTTATTTCATTATCAACAGTTAAATTGCCTGTAACTCTTGCCCCCCCCCCAAGGTTATAGAATTATTCTTTAAATATTCAACCATAGTGCTTATAATAAGCTCTTTAAGATCATCTGCTGTAATGGGATTTGTTGTAAGCATTTTGTCTCCAAATTTTGTTTAAGTATCTATCAGATATAGCTGGTATTAACTTATATTAACTTATATTGACTTATATTGTAGGAACGTCCTGCACCATACGTAAGATTTTCCCAATAATACACTTTTATTTCCTTTTATATGATTCTATATCATCATTAATAGGCGGTAAACTGTGTATTATACCATCATCAATAGATGATACAATTTGTTCTATATCATCTTTAATAGCCGGTACAATTTGTTCTATATCGTCATAGATAGGTTCTACAGTATGAAAAAATTCTTTAGGATAATACTTATCACCGAATTCTATATCATTATAGGGTTCAATATTATCAATAATAGTTTCTGTAAGATGGAACCAAACTCCTGCAAAAATAGCTCCCCATAGCAAACGTTCATTTTTACACGTGATATGGTGCTCTCTGTGATCTAAATAAGGACATCCACCACGGCATCCTGATAATGCAAAACAATCTTTACAATTAGGACGCAAGCTCCAATGTAAAAAAGCGTCATTAGCAATATTATCGTAATTATCTATGTTACCTATTTTAAAATCAACAGGATCACAATTCTGACAACTTAGTACATCACCTTTTAGAGTTACTGCTAAGACTTGATCGCTAGTAGATTCACATTTTGCAGAAATACTATTAGCAGGTTTTGCATAAACTAACCATTCTAATAAGCGTATAGCTCTTTGCTGAATAGAATGCCACACAGGGTTATCCCATTGTGATGTAATTATTTCAAAAATCTGCTGAGTTAATATATCCCGTTTCTGTTTATCAAAGATCATTAGGCTTTGAGAATCGCTATGATAATTAACAATACCCTCAAAGCCAAAGGAAACTCTTTCGTCAAACTTTTTGAAAAATTCTGCTATTTTATATAGATCATAATTAGCAGGAGAGATAACCACATTAAAGCCCATTGGATTTTTAGCTTCGATACTTTTATCTAAAAGATATTTCCATATCTCTACCATCTTAGGATCATTCATAGGGTCATCTTTGTTTCTAAGATGAAAACCAGGCCCATCATGGGAAATAGTAATGTGAACATTATATTTTAAGAAAAAGTCTATTTTCTCCTTATCTAAAAGAGAACCATTAGTAACTATACTAATAAAAGCCTTTTTCCAACGATTTCTTAGTTTAGGAATTAGGTACTTTAGTACCTTGTAATATACTAAAGGCTCTCCGCCCCATAATTCAATCCTACCCTTATCCCACAACAAAATATTCTGTTTATCAATAATGTCAAAGAATTTATCAACATCAGCTTCGGTGGGATATTTAGAAGTATCTGATAATCTATTAGAGGCTTGAGAACAATAAGCACAAGAATAATTACACTTAAGACCAAGTTGAATTTTTAAAGCATTTAACTTACGCTGTTTCTTAAGAGGGTTCTTTGGAGAGAAAACTTCTTTCTTCTCCATATAAGGCTGTTTAATACCTTCAAACTTTTTATCTGTCCAAAAATACAAACGCCTTTTATCAGAATTTTTTACAGCGTTTGTTATATTATCGTAATAAAAGACTTCTTTTTCACCATCTACGGTGTGTGCATTTATTTTAAATAGCATAATTAGATTAAGGTAATTTGTACAGGATTCAAGGAAGAGGGGAATTTAACATCCATGCTAAATCTCAGCACATCACCTACTTTATATTGAGAAGTAGGTATAGAAATACTCCCAATTCCGTTTACAATATTTACGGCATAAGTTGTGTTCGCATACCCATCACATATTACCGTAATAAAAATAGTTCGGTTAATTGAAGTATCTAAATAAGCATTATCAAAAGATGTCGGACGTATAGTATCTATAGAAGCATTAAAACACCATGTGGACATAGTGAGTTCAAAAGAATCTCCATAAGTAACTTCCGAAGATTCTATTTCAGGTATGCAATACAAGGAAGTTATATCCATGTAGTTACCTTCAGTGTGATTTAAAATCTGTTCTTCGGGCGATACTGCATGGGAAATAGGAATATTAGTAATTACATTTTCCTGTGTAGTACCATATAACGTATAACAGCAATTTGTCAAACTCTGTTCTTTAGTAAATGAGTGAATAATAACTAAGGGTTTTAATCCAAAGTAAGTAAAATAAAGAGCAGGTTTTTGGAAATAAGCTGTATCAGATCTTGTATCTATACTTGTAGCCAAAGATATATTATTCTGATTAGTTACACCAAACAAAATTTGTTTACCAAATTTTTGAGAATCACTCTGTTTTGTTTTATCAAACTGTCTTTCTCCTGCTAAATACCAAAATTTATCTTTGTATTCAATAATTTTCTCAGTACCATCACTAAGAATATTAGTATTATAAGTATCTTCTAAAGAAAGATTAGCTTGAGGTGTAGAATCCTCGGGATTAAAAGAAGCCCATACTCGAATAATCAATTTGTTTTCATCAACAAAATATTGATAAACATTGTCGTATTCGGTTGATTCACTATTATAAATGTATAGAACAGGATATATCATATTAATACACCTTTTATATCAATAAAAGTAACTTGAGGATTATTATCCGATATTGTTAAAACAATTGGCTTATCAGAGGTACTGTAAGAAGCAGATATGGAAAAGTTTTCGTTTGACCATGCTACAGTACCATCAGAGGGCATTACTTTATTAGTTACAGCAGGGGAAACTAAAGCAGGATAATTTAGATTAGTACCTGCAAGGAAATTATCTCTTTGCTCTTCTGTAAAGTTAGTTTTAGAAGCAGATAATATAGATAAATACAAGGATAATTTTAAAGGTACTTTATTGATAAAAGAACTAAAAGTAGAATTGTAGTCTATCTTACAAGCCCATGTATTAGGCATAGATTCAGGTACTGTAAGATGACAGCAATTAAAAGAATACACTTTATTGGTAAAAGCCTCGGATTCCCAAATAATGAACCGCGAGGCTAAAAATTCATGACTTTTTAAAGAATCAATTTGATAGGCTTTATTATTGAGAGTAATCAATTTTAAAGCACTTTGTCCTGAAATACTATCTAATGCGACGTATTTTTCTTCAAACCTAAGGGTATTGGCTACATAGATACTATCAGGATTTTCGGAAGAAGGTGTACCTTTATATATCTTCATAATTAACCATCCGTATCGCTATCACCACAAGTACAGTCGCAATTACAATCGCAGTTGCAGTTAGTGTAATATCTGTACACATAAACGCATTGACGATACTGCGAACAGCGAACTTGAGAGCACTGTACTTGATTGCATTGTACGTTAGAACATTTTACCTGATTGCATTGAACTTGATTACATTGTTTATCGGAGCAATGAACAGCAATGGTTGATATAGTATTAGAGGCTTTTATCTCTTCAAAAGAAATCGGGGCTAGAAAAAGATTAAAAGACTGATTTTTATCAAAAGAAAATACAGCCGAATCTGTATTTTCATCATAAGATATTTTTGACATAATTACGTATAATTTTGACAGTCATAACAATGATAGCAGTTTACGCATAATTTACTGTTAAAATCGCATTTAGTTGATTGATGCTTGCAATTATTACATTCTAAACAATTAGCCGTACATCTTCCACTGCATTGAATGGTTGTACAATCTATTGTTGTACAATTTACTGTCGTGCATTGAATGGTTGTACAATCTATTGTTGTACAATTAATAGTATTACATTGAACCGTAACAGGTGTACAATAAACAGCAGAAGAAACAATTAAATCAGAAGGTAAAGATCCGTTTACAGTAACAGTACCTAACGTCAAATCAAAGGAATAAGCAATATCATCACTACCGAATTTATAAAGGCGTAAACTTTCCTCATTAACCTGATCTATTCGGAGTTTACTCATGATTTTCTAACTCTCTGATTCTATGTTCTAAATTATTAACCTTATTTACCAACAAGGCAACTATAGCGTTATAATCTATTTTTAGAATATTGTTTTGTTCTGAAACGGCTTGTGGACAGATTTTTTGAACATCTTGAGCTACAAGACCTATTCTATCAATATTAGAATTTTTAAAATTATAGGCATAAGCTTTCAAAGAAGAAATATCAATATCTGATAGAATTTTAAGATTTTCTTTTAATCTAGCGTCAGAAGTTATTATAACACTTTCGGCAGATAAAGATCCTCCTACAACTACATCCTCAGTAATAAAGGCACTGTTATTAGTGATATTGACTTCCCATTCTGTCCAAGTAGTCCCACTATCCATGGAAAACCGAGCATAGGTTTTTGTATTATTATTAGTACTATCAATAATTCTTATTAATTGATAAATATTAGTGCTATCTTTTACTCTAGAAACTTCTAAAACTCCGGCAAATCCTTCTGTTGGCCCATTAGTTTGACCGGTAGAATCTATCCAATATCTTCCAGAGGTTAAAACTGTGTTTAAATCACAGTTTGTTAAAGAAGGTAAATCACCGATTTGTCCTCTTTCGCTGGCAAGATCCTCGTAATCTCCATTAATAGCAACATCAATTACTTTTAATTTTCTTACATTATTAGAAATAATAGTATCTGTCATCTCTTTTCCTATTGAGAAATAGTATTAGGAAAATTTATTTGAATATCTTTGACTTGTTTTACTGTAGTAGCATTGGAAATACTTTCTTCATATTGCCATTTTAAAAGATAATAAGCAGAACCACTTCTAGCAATTTCAGCTTGCATTTGTTTTAAATGGTCTTTATTAACTTCATGAAATTCATTATTAAAATCTCGGAAAACAACTGTTTCTTTTCCGGAAACTTCCAATTCATTAATCAATCCTATTATATTAATAATAGAAGTTTCATTAGCATTGATAGGAAAACCATAAGAACTGTTTACATAAATATTGCTACTATTACGAATTTCTTTAAAAGCTTGTTCTAAAATACCTTTTTTAATACTTTTTTCTGCTTCTAAAGAAATAGAGGGATCCTCTACCTCATAAGTAACTCCATAACTGAGCCATTCTTCTTCAGTAGCTGGTATTCCAAAGATTTGAACATTATTTTCTCGTAAAACTTTGTAAAGATCAGTCAAAGAAGTATATTCTTTATTGTCATATTTATATACAATCATATCATTCCTCTGTAGAAAGAATACTAATTACTTCTTCAACAGTATATCCTAATTCAAGAAGTTTACAATGAGAATCTTGTTTCCAAAGATATAAGGATCTTATTCCTGTTTGAGGATCAGTAAGAACTTTTTGAACAAAATTTTGTTCAATTATTTCGTCCTCTTCTAATACTCTTTCAAAAAACCAATTATATTGGGTTTCTAAAAGATTATTAAAATCTTTTTCCCATAAATTTCTAGGAAAATTTTGTCTGACAAATTCGTAATCAGATTTAGTTGCTAATATTCTAGGATATTCCATAATTAAGAAAAAGTGTAATAGGAATTTCCATCCTTTGACTTTCCATTTTTAATAAAAGCAACGAAGGGTAATTCCTCTTTATATTGAATTAATTGCCTTATAAGTACTTTACTGGATGTAAAAGTAATGTAAAGCGTATCTTTATATTTAAATTGTATTTGAGCGCAATTATCAGAATATTTAGTTTTTGTAATTCTATAGGCGAGTATTTCAACTTCTTTGGAACATACTTTACTTATAGGTATTTTCTTTCCTTCTAAATTTCGCTCTTTACAAAAATCTGAAAATCTTTTCAAAGTAATTCTTTTAATTTATCTAACTGAAGAGTATTTTTAAAATTATAGGAATTGGCATGTTTTAACCAACCTTCGGCACTAGCAATTTGAGATCTTGCTCTTTCTTTAGAAAGTTTACCATTTAAAATTCTTTCTTCTATATGAGACATTCTTTTACGAATCCTTTTAGCAGTAGATTTACGTACTAAAATATAATTAGGAAAATGCCTATAACCAAGAAAATCTATTCCTTGAGATACTGGAAATATCTCTTTTTTAGATAATACAAGTTTTAAATTATTTAAAACGGGTATAATCTTATTAAGATAACTTCTTAATTCCTCTTTAGAATTAGAAAAGAAAACAAAATCATCGCAATATCGTATATAGGCTTTACAGTGAAGAAAATGTTTTACAAACATATCTAATTCGTTTAAATACAAATTGCCAAACCATTGAGATAAATAATTTCCAATAGGAACGTTTTTATCACCTTCAATACTATCTATTATTGTGTCTAACAAAGATAAAAGTTTTTCATCCTTTATTTTCTTTCTTAGAATTTGTTTCAAAATATCATGATTTATACTCGGATAGAATTTTGAAATATCACATTTAAGACAATATTTATACCGTCTAACAAAATCCATGCATCGTTCACTTCCGGCATGTTGTCCTTTATCTTTTCTACAAGAATAAGAATCTGAAATAAAAAGATTATCCCAAATATTTTCTACTACATTAATAACCGCATGGTGAACAATACGATCAGGAAAGAAAGGCAATATATAGATAAGGCGTTGTTTGGGTTCATAAACTATTTTATGACGATACTTAGAATTTTTAAAACCGCTTACTAAAATATCGTGCAGTTTATGTACAGCTTTATCAGGATTTCTTAAAACCTTTTTAACACCTGCTTTTCTTTTCTTACCACGAGAAGCATTCTTTAAAGCGAGATACAAATTATCATAAGAGATAATCTTTTCCCATAAATTACCATGTCTTTTCATAAATATGTAAAGACGTTCACCTTCGTTACTAGTCCAACATCTCCCATTTACGTATTTTCCTACATAAAGTAAGACAGCTTATAAATCCAGCCTAGGGTTTGGCACAGAAACCTTAGTATCGAAACTAACCGAGCTGAATTGTTCGACCAGCTGTTCGCTGAGAAATTGTTGCAATTCACAGCTCGTGAGCCGCAATTAGACCTATCGTCCTAGTTGCCTCCAAGTAGAGCCTGACGAAGAAGCCCATTGCAAGAATATGACTTATAAGCTAATATTAAATTTTTATAAAACTAAATTTTCACAATACCCTATTACCTGATATTTATCTATATCATAATCAGCTAATACTTTACCGTTTATAATATTTATAAAAAGATGTTTTATAACAATTGTATTTTCGTAATCTTTTAAATAAAGATAAACTTTATGACCATATAAATGAGTAGGTATTTCATCTAAAGAATTTAGCTTAAATACCTTATTTATTCTTTCATTTTCATTATTTGAAGTGAAAATTGTTTTATTTTGTTGTTCCTTTCTTTCCTTGAAAGGAAATTTTTGGCTTCTTATATACTTATTAAGAGTTTCAGGATTTTCAGGATCTATAACATCCCAAGGAGTTAATTTTTCTAAGGTAATATACATATTTATTCCCTTTAAGTTACTTTTAAAATATTTACATTTTTAATTTTGGGAGGCTTGCGCCTCCCTCAGCCTTCGCTTCGCTACGGCTCGGATTGAGCGAGCTCCGCTCGCCGGTTAGTCTTCCAATCGGCCAATCTTCCCGTCGAGCCATCTTTTTGTAGGGAGGAACTTTTAGACCCTAGGACTCGAAACCAACCGAGCCGAATAGGGCGACCAGCCGCTCGCCGAGAAATCGTTGCAAGCCACAGCCCGCGAGCCGCAATAAGACCCACCGCCCCAGACGCCCCCAAGCAGAGCCCGACGAAGAAGCCCAGCGCAAGAACCATATTGTTGAGAATCAAAAGTAGGATTATAAACAGATTCTTTATACCAAGCGTAATTATCTAAATAATATCGCATACTACCTTCAGTATAAGTAGCTTCTCCTGCGCCGTTTCTCCATACAGAGCTTGCTGTAGGAGAAGTAGCACCACCTTCAAATAATGTTCTACTCCATTGCCATAAGACACCACAGCAGTCTTCTAATCCATAATTAGAAATCATTCTGCGTCCGGCAGTATCAACATGACCTCCTGCCGTATTAGGATCAGAAGCTCTATTAATAGAAGTACCTTCATTACTGCCTTTAGCAACTACAGTAAATTCATCATAGCTAATTAATTCTTTCTTAGCTTTACCGGCATATTCTGCAAATTTACTTCCGTTAAAAGAAGGAGAAGAAGCTCCGCCAGCAATAACACCTTGATATTTAGAAATAAGTTTATTTCCATTCCAAGACGGCAAATAAATATCTACCCATTTATTGATTTCGGGAACCCACACCATGCCCTCGGGATCAGAAATAGGACGATGTGATAATGTCCAAATAGAGTTTGGAATAATATCACCCTTGTTATAACCTGATAATGGGTGTCCTGAGATAGTTCCTACGTCAGCGCATAAGCAGTGGAAACCTCCTATTAGCTTTCCTTCCGAAAAATCACTAGGTAAAATAGAGGATAAAGATAATGCGTATATTAATTCACCCGTTGAAGAATATCCTACCCAAATATAAATATCTTTACCTGCTCTATCGGCAGTAGAAATAGTTAAAGGTACTGCTGTATTTTCAGAAAAATAAGCGTAGTTACTATTTATCTTAATACAAGTTCCTTTTGGTATTTGAATACCGCCTGAAACTATTGTGGGAACGGACGGAAAATAATAATCTATTAAAATATCTTTTCTTATCCAGCTATCATAGGAAGTACCATTATAATTTCTGTAATAAGTTTCGTCCTGTCCATTATCATTTAAGCAACGTAAATACTGTACTACGGTATCTCCGTTCTTATAAACGGATAAAATAGCCTTAGATATAGTTTTTCCTAAAATGGAAACGTTTTCTACAAAATAAGTTCCTGTTTTTGTAACGTTTAAATCCGTAATAGTTGGAATATCTCCAATCTGTCCACGTTCCGAAGCTAAATCATCTAAATCACCATCGATAGCAACATCGTAGGCAATAGCTTTTTGAAGATTACCACTTTCTACGGTGATACCATCACCTTCACCTGCAGAAATTCTTCTAATGGCGTCTCCTGCCTGAGAAAGACCTGTAATATTCTCACCTCTTTCTTCTAAAGCTTCGGTAATATCTATAGAAGTGTTAGCTAAATTTTGTAAACTACCTTCAAGGTTTTTAACTGTCATAATATTTTCGCAAAAAATTAATATATTTTAAAAATCTCTATTCTTTTATATTTTTACTAAATAAAAGAATTTCATCCTCGGTTAAATCTCGGGGAGCGCTAAAGAAACCCATTTCAATTGCCTGCCTGCAGGAAACATAATAAATATCAGTTTCTTTCTTATAATTAAGAATATTTTTAAGTCGGGCTCCTTTTTGTACAATAACTGCACTACGAGTGCGATACCCTGTAGTAGGCCCTACAATATATTTAGAATAATATTTTGCGTCTTCCGGACTAGTTAGAAAAACCATAAATTTAGGATATTTAGGAGCAGATAATCCATAAAAACAAAAATATCCTTCTTTTTTAGCTCGTACTAATAATTTTTCCCAAAGACGAACTCCAAAAGAGCTTTGCAAAAGATCCGAAGCTAAAAAGGTGTCGATATAATCCTCTTTCAATAGCTTCATTAAAAAATTCACTCCAAAATTTGGAATATTTAAAGAATTTTCCTTAACAATAAGAGACTGACAAAGCCCATTCTTACGATACATATCGTTTCTAGGTTCAATATTTCTTAATATTGAATTAAAAACAATCTTATCAGAAATATAAGGATCATTATTATCAAAGCATAAAAAAGTGGTATCGGAATATCCTTTTTGTACATAAACGTCCTGTCCTCCTATTGTAAAAGCCAGTTCGGTATTGTTATTGTAGGGATAATACTCTTCATATGCCCTAGGGCCTAAAGATAATCTTCTAAAAACTTCAATCTCACGATCCTGTTCCTGAGGATTCATGAGTTGAGGCATGCTTTTTATTTTCATAATTTCTTTCAAAAAAATAATTATGAAATAAAATTTTTTAAATATCTGAGGTTAAATCCTTTTCAGGTCTCCTCCTCTTATTACTAACCTCCATATCTAAAGAGTCTTGAGGCATATCTTCTACTCTCATTTTAGCATAGTTAAATTTAAGCAAGAAAGGAAAAGCTTGAGCATTACGTGATTTAGGTTGATCAATCTTAATAATACCACTTTCTTTGGTTTCCTGATTACCCGTCCAAATCCAACTTACATTACTATTATGACAAATAATATCATTAGCAATGTAGGCATTGACCTTAGGAACGGTAATATCAAAAACCGGATGCTGTCCTACTGCTTTAATAGTTTCAATAGCAACTAACTTTCCATTAGAAACAGTAAGAAGATCATTTTCTTTAAGATTTCCTAAGGCAATCCATTCAACTCCTTTTTTTCCTTTTGCTAAAAATTTATGAGAGGCGGTACATGTTATTTTACTACCATTTTTTAAAACAACTTTGTAAACCTCTCTAATACCATTATAATGGACATGAGAAATTTCTCGATATTTTCCTTTAATAAAAACCTTTATTCCTCTAACACTTTTACTAAAAGGTTCACTATCTTGGGGAACCGGAGGTAATAAACTATCTATACGAATTTTTCCATGATCAGTATCAACTAAAGTACTTCCAACTACACAATGTTCCGAAATAGATTTAGCATAACGAATGCTACCATCTTCATTAACTTGGCACAACAAAATATTTACTCTCTTTTCATTATCTGCATTAATTTTCGCCTGACGAGCAATTGCTCCTAAACGCAACCATTGATCGTCTCCATCTAAACCTTTTAACAAAGAAATATAATCTACTATACAAACATCCGGATTTAAAGAAGTAACCGCTGCAAAAATTTCTCCAATATCTACATCTTCATTAGGTTTAAATACGGTTAATCGACCTCCAAGCTCTTTCAGTTCTTTTGTCCATTCTAAATATTTATTTTGGCAACTCTCTTTTTCTTCTTGCGAAAGCTTTCCTTGAATTAAGTTACTTAAAGGAACATCACATACATTGGCCATAATACGATAAGTCATTTCCTGTTTACTCATTTCAAGAGGAACAACCACAACTTTATATCCTTTACTGGCCATTTTAATAGCCAAGTCTCCTGCTAAAAGAGATTTACCCATACCGGAATTTGCACCTATCGTCACTAAACCTTGTCTTGGCAAACCCCCGGAAACACTATCAAAGGCTTCATATCCGGTAGGAATTAAAGCATCTGTTTGATCATCAAATAAAAGAGAATGAACAAATTTTTTAGAATTGTTTCCTTTACCGAAATTTAAAAAACTATCTTTGGTAGATTTATTAGAACGAATTATAGAAATATCCTGAGCAGTTTTTTCTAAAAGATTATCTAATTGAATACCCTTATTATCTTGATCTAACTGTTCAGAAATATTTTTAGCAAGATCAAATAAGCCTCTTAGTTGTCTATATTTATTTAAAATACCTACAGCCTTACGAGCATTTTCCGTAGTATTAATAACATCTTGACCTTGACTAATAAATTCTTTTATTTCCTTAGAAACTTCAGGATCATTAATTAGATTTGAATAAGAGGGAGCTTCTCCGGAATTTTCAATAATGGTTTTAATAGTAAAAAACGTTTGCTTTGAAATAGGATGAGAAAAATAAGATTCATCTATCATCGAGAGTAAAGTGCCGCTTATAGATTTCTCCTTGGAACATAGGCCTCTAAGAACAGCAACCTCAGCTTTGATACTTACAATTTTTGCCATTTAAATAACTTCATTAGATATGGAACAAATATTTTCGGTTTTATAGAAAATCCCATTGACAGGGATTCTGAGATAGGCCTTTGCAAAGGTGATTGGATCAGTACCTGCTCCTACAATAATACGGGGAATATTATAATACTTAACAACCAAATCTCTAACCTTTTCAAAACGATATTTAGAGCTTTCTATGCAAAGACCCGATAATACTAAAAGGGAGGGAGAATAAATATTTTCCAAATTAGAGGATTCCTTCCAAACTACACTGCTTCCTCTATTTTTATTTATAAATATATTTACAAGGTATGCCGCAAAATATCGAGCAGCCAAATCTTCGGGAGATGAAGTACATACATATATTCGAGGTACTCCACAATCTTTGTTCCAATTATCTAAAGAGTTTATTTGAAGGTCTTTTTCAAAAAACTTACTGGTATCTAATGAAGGATGATCTAAATAAAAAGTTTTAGGACGAAAGTCAAATGGTCTTTGAGACCAAGTAAACCCCGGAATAATACTCTTTAAAGCAGGTGAATTAGGTAATGCTATTTTGATATTCTTTTTCTCGATTACCCGAATATTATTAGTCATATCTACCTAATGTAATTTCAAAATCTTTCTTGTTAGAAAAATATTTCTTTAGAATATTATAATCGATTTCGCTTATTTTAGGATGAAAGTCTCTCCATAATACATTCCAAAACTCTGCTTTCATGCAATTTACCCTAACCTTATAATCATCTAAAAAATAACGAATAATAGGATTAGGTTTTTCCCAAGGAGTTAATATTCTGGCAAAGCGTTGTTTAGCGTTGGGAAGATTGCTTGACAAAGTAAGTTCGCTCCCATTGACCAATACTTTATTATATTTCATTTTAAACAATTTATCAAGTACCTCACAATAAACCTTCTGCAAAGAAGCTGGATAGTTATATTTTATCCTTATATGAATGGTTAATTTTATATTGAGTCCATTTTATAGATAGGTGAACTATCATGATTCTTACAAAAAATGATAAAATCCTTTTTAAGAAAATGCTTGAGTATATTCCTCCCTTAAGAAATAAGAGACGGTATAAAAAAGATTCTATATTATACATACTGGAAAAATATAACAAATACCTTTCTCCGGCTTTTCGAAAATTTCTTAAAATTAGAGGATTGTTAAGTCCTCAGTATATTATTTACAAAAGATACATCGAAAGCATTCACTATCAAACCTTAGTAAAAGAAATAGAGTTAGAAGCCTCTAAATATCGCAAATGTATTGTTTGTGGGAAAGCAATTCTGATTCATGAAAATGAAGGGAAAAGTAATTTGAGCTTCATCTTTTCAAAAAAACTTACTTGCTCCTGTTCCTGTTTAGGTAAGTATGGAGCTAAAAAATATCATACAGAAAAAACAAGGCAAAAAGAAGAGGAAAGACTTAAAAAAATTCATAACACTATGATTAAAAAATACGGAGCCCCTACTACATTGCAGTGTCCTCTACTCAAGGCAAAAGTTCAAAAAACTAACCAAGAACGATATGGATGTATTTCTCCCGCTTCTAATAAAGAGGTGGCTAAAAAAATTTCTAACAAATTAAAGGGTAAAAAACATGTTTGAAAAATTAATAGATCTACATAACTTAAGAGAAAAATGTAACAAAGCAAATTATACAGAAAAACAAGAACTAATTTTTCAATTTATCAAAAAATATAAAAATGAATTTAAAGAATTATGTCGATATTTATTCTATATAGAATACCTTTACTGCAAAAACCCTAAAAGAAGACTTTATAAAAAGTCTGAACAGTATCAAAAAGACAGGCAAATAGCTTATGATATTTTATATTGGGGATTTCCTTGCAAAAACTGTGGTAAACAGGCAAAAGCTTTTTATATACCAAAAAGTAAAAATTTATTAAAAACTCCTTTATACCCATATTGCTCTATTGAATGTAAAAGAGCTTACTCTGCTCATGCAGGAACAGAAGGCCTTAAACAATTATCAGAGGAAGAAAAGAAAAGGATTAAAGAAAAAGCTACACAAACCATGTTGAAACGATATGGAGTAAGAGGTACTTTAGCAAATAAGCAATTAGCAGAAAAAGTACGAAAAACTATGAAAGAACGCTATGGAGTAGAAAACTGTACTCAAAATAAAAAAATTAAACAAAAAGGAACGGATACTTTTAAGAAAAATTATTCTCTAGGAAGCGAAACTAGAAAAGAAATGTTAGCTAAACGTAGAAAAACTTGCCTAGAGCGCTATGGAACAGAAATACCGGGACAAAATAAGGAAATTAAAAAGCGCATAATAGAAAATCTTAAAAATAGATCACAAGAGGATAAAAGGAAAACCTTGGAAAAAAGGAGAAAAACTTGTTTGGCAAAATATGGAGTTAGCAATTATTCTAAACTGGACAGCGCTAGAAAAAATCTTAGAGAAAAAATATTAAAAAGAAGAGCTGAAGGTAATATTTCTTTTGCTAGAAGCAAGATTTATACTATTGCAGGTAAAGAGATTGAGTGTCAGTCTAAAAATGAATATGAATTTGCTAAATGGTTAGTAATTACCAAAGGATATGATCGAAAAAATATCATTTCACAATATGATCCGGAATACGATGATTTTATATTTGAAAAAATTAAAACTTTTCCTGATTTTTATTTAAAGGATAAAGATATTTATATAGAGGTTAAAAGTCCCTATACCTTTTTCGGTACTTCAATTGAAACGGAATATTCCGAGGAAAAACTTAAAAAAATAAAAGAAAAAGCAAAACGAGCAAATATTAATACAGGAGTTATCGTACGATGGGTAGTATGTAATAAACTTCCTAATCATATTTGGCATTTCGTTTTGCTACCAAAAAACTGGTGGGAGTATTCCCTTGAGTATTTCGTACAATTATTCAAAGAGAAGAAAATTCTTTAATCTCTTCCTAAAGTAATTTTAAAAGGCTGTTTGTTAGAAAAATAATCTTTTAATATTTTCATATCTCCTGTAGCTATTTTGGGATGGAAATAAGGCATCAAAGCTTGCCAAAATTCCATCCTTAAACAACTACGTTTAACATTATAATCATCTAACAGCAGCCTAATAACCGGTTGAGGTTTGTCCTCCCATGGAGTTAATATTCTGGCAAATCTTTGACGAGCATTCGGAATATTTGCTTGAATAGAAGAATCAATAATTTCTGATGCACGGGGAATATTAATTCCGGTAGAAAGCAACTTTATATTTCCTACAATGATAGGAAGCTTGTAATTGCGGGCATCTTCAATGATTTTATCTCTTTCTTTCTTTTTAACACTACCATAGAAAGCTTTAGCAACTTCCTTTCCGGCCATTTTGTTAATAATCTCAACCTGAGATAAAATAGCTTTAACTCCAGAATAAGGAATTAAAATCATATGACCTTTTTTAATATCTTCTAAAGCAATCTTAGCAATAAGCTTCTGCCTATTCTTATCTTTCTCTAAAGGTCCAACAATGTATGCCCAAATTCCGGTACTAGAGCTTGCTTTAGAAAAATTAGTACGCGTTAAAAGAACCTGAGGAACCAATTGTTTGACTTTAGTTTCAAAAATAACAGGGCCAACTACATGCTCTACTAAAACGTATTTGCCATCCTTACGATCAGGAGTTCCGGAAAGCCCTATTTTATATTTGCAATTTATTTGACTTAATACCTGAATATACTTAGGTGCAGCTCCTCCATGAACTTCATCAATAACTACACAACCAAACATGCTTCTTATTTTCTTAAGAAGAACTTGTCCTCGTTCACTATGGAGAGATTGTACCGTTACTAGGCAAATATCATATTTCTTGAAATCTTCATAAGTTTTACAAAAACCTATTCTTTCTTTATCTAATTTGGTAAATCCCTGTTGAGTAGCAGAACCTAAAAACGTTTCTTGAAAGCCTAATAACCATTCCCGTTGAGACGCTAATATCATAGTCTTTTGCTGAATATGACAAATAGCGGCGACCGCCAAAAGCGTTTTCCCACTGCGGGGGGGTAAACATATTACCCCCCTTTTCTTTTTATAAACGGCCTCGCAAGCTTCTTTTTGATAATCCCTTAGCTTTCCATAAAACTCTATTGACTCAATAGGATTATCCTTAGCTAAACTTTTAAGAATAGGATGATATTTTTCTTTTAGTATTTTAGCTAAAATACGACCGGAGCCGGAAGGTACAGAAAGATATTTATGATTACCTATAACGAGAGACTTAGATAACTCTGCCCCTCCTAAAAAGGCTGCACATTCCTGACATCTTTCACAAACCTTTCCGGTCTTTTCATTTCTTCGAAAAATCTTTTCTTCACATTGCTCACAAGCTTTTTCCTCAAAGAAATAAAAAGAAAATTGTTTTCTTAAAAGATTTTGAGTTTCAAGGTCAAGAGAATCTTTGCGAATATAAAAAGCTTCCCTTAACCATACTTTTATATCTTTCATTTTTTTGAAATAGTTATTTCTAAATCTACATTAGATTCTATTATTTTATTGACCGCTTTGATACCATCAAAATAAAGAGTATTACAATTATTCCCAAAATCATCAATGACGTTTGTTAAAACTCCATTTACAGTAAATTTACTAAATTCATCTGGCCAAGTAGAAATAAGTCTTTGAGTAGATCGAGCTTTAGGTAAAACAAAGGTACTATATTGAAATTGCTTGGTACAAATACAATTCAGCAAATATCGAAGATCTTTTTCATTTTCGATATTACCAAAGGATAAAAAACCCTTACTAAAATATCCAATTAAATAAGGATTTTGTTTAGAAAGATTTAAACAAAAATAATTATTGTCGTTACTGTCCGGAACTCTTAATTTAACAAATTCGTACATTATATTATTTTTCCTTTTGTTTCACTTAATAATTTTAAACAATCCATCATATTACGAAGGGAAAAACCGGCTTGATCGATATCTTTAATAAAAGCATCCGCCATCTCTACAATGGGAGTACCTTTCTTAACATACTCTTTATATACGGCTAAAAAATCCGAAATGAAATTATTTTTTTGAGCCTCCGTTTTTAATGAAGGCTCTATAACCAAATAATTACTATAAATATGTTTAGAAATAGAACTAATTAAAGCTTCCAATAACGCTAATCTTCTTGACAATTGAACTCGGATTTCTACCATACGAGAACGGGCAGCTAAATCCTGCAAGGAAGCTTCCATAAGAGAATTTGCAGAGTACATTTCTTTTTTGCCGTAAAGAGTACGGGAAAGACGAGTACTCTGTAAATTGATAAGTTGGTCTTTATCAACTTCTAAATCAATCTTTTTATATTCTTTAAGAAAAGCGTTTTTAAATTTTTTATATTTTTCATCTTCCTTAATCTTATTACGTAATTCTTCTGACATTTTATTGAGTCTCAAAAACATGTTCTAACCACGGAGCTATTTTAGGAGAAATCGCCATAACTCCACCATTAGGAAAATTATAAAGAGTAAGGTACTCTGTTTTCAATAAGCGAGTCCCTTTCTGCACTTTACCCGCATTTTGTTTTATATACGATAATAAATATCCTCCTTCACAACGAACGGAAAGAGAAACTATAAAGAAATAACCTACCTCTTCCTCTAAATTTTTTTGTTTGACCGTATATATAGTAATAGCAGGATTATTAAAAAATACTTTCTCTAAATAAATAGAATCTGTAACATCCAAATCCTTAAGAGGTAAAAGATATCCTTCAAAAAATTTTGCAAAAATTCCACTCTTCAAAGGAATAATTAAATGTTTTGGAGAGTTGACAGAAGATAGTAAGAATTTTTTGTTCGAATGTATACGTATTGAATTTCGTCGTTGACCCATTTCAACGAAACCTCCTCTCCACATTTAGCTACAGCTTCTTCAAAATAAAGCTGATCTAAACCAAAATTAACATTTTCATAATTACCATTAAAAATATTTTCACAATGACCGGCGAAGGTTCGAATTTCTAAAACAATTTTCTTAGAATTTCCTTTAAAAATAATGGAACCTCTTTCTTTAGTCTGTAAAGCCTTAGCATTAGTAAAATAAGCTAACAAATCCTCTTTCTTGAAAGAAAGAGAAGTCCCCTGAGCTTTATGAACTTCTTTAACTTTATCAATAATAATCTGACTTGGTAGATATTCCTGAGAAGGTAGAGAAACCGATACTTCACATAATTCATTAGAAACTGTAAGCTTAGTATCACTTTTTGACAAGGTAAAATTCTGTTTAGAAAATACTTCTAAAACATTCATAAAGGTTTCACAGGGGATAGATAATTCTAGATTTCCCGTAATTTCTTTTGTTAAAGCAAAAGCTAAATGGTCACTTGAATAACAACATACAAAAGCATTTTTACTACTCAATTTTACTACAAGAGGCGGATTTTCCATAATAGCGGTAGGAGTTAAAGCTACGTTAGTTACCGCTTGTTTAAGCCAAGAAGCTTGTTCCGTTGTTACTTGCCAACTCTGAGTTTTTACATTTTCCTCTTCTTCAAATTCATAAGAAATAATTTCTTGAGTAGCTAAATTAATTTTAAAATTACCGGAAACAATTTTTAGAACACCTTCTTGCTCATATAAAGTAAGCTCTTTACGGCCAGCAATAGCACTTTTTAAAGCTTCAATAGAAACACAAACACTTCCTTCTCCCTCAATACTCTCAGTAGGAACAGAATAAAAACAACGGGCTACTTCATTAATAGCAATTAAAGAAAATTTATTCTTCTCTACCTTAAGAGTTAAAGCGTTATTAAGAGGAGGAGCAATACGAGAAATATTTTTAAGAATATTAGAAAGAACGGAGCCTTGTATTTTGATCTTCATTTTAAACAATCTCTAAAGAAATATCTATATTATAACCTAAATTACCTTGTACTAAAAACCTAAAATCATAGGAACCTTTTTTGATACAACCTGCATGTAAGAAACGAACTATCGTTGGTATATTATGGTTGTTTGGTTCAGAAACATTATAAAGAAATCCTACCCTAAAATTCTTAGGTTTATCTTTTACAATAATGTTCTTAGGAGTATCGCTCGGTAACTTATAATATTTTAAAGAATCCCGGAAAATTTCTAAAATATCCACATCCAAATAGGAACAACTTTCAAAACGAACTCTTTCGACTTTAAAGTTCCATTTAAGATTTTTAGTATTTGGATTGTCAGGAATTTCAGGAATATCAAAATTACCCCAATCCTCAGAACCGTAACCAATATCGGGACGATTTGCTATATTAATAGCAGGATTATTAAGATCATTTGGATTATCGGGATCCCAAGCAGTCTCTTGTGAAGACCAAATACCATCCCGAATTTGCTGAGCTCCGTTTCCTAAATAGGATTTAATACCTTGTTTAAAAATCCAACAATACCACTCGGACATTGCTCCAATGTCCTCTGAGGACAAAAACATTGAATAACCTAACCACGGTCGCTTTCTTTCTTCCGATAAAGGAAATACTAAAGCCATAAACTCATTATGACCCAATCTTTCAGAAGAAGGAAAACCTTTTACTACAGTAGCTTTTAAAAATTTTCCGGGAGAAACTTCTACCTCTCTATCTCCTCGAAATACCTGATTAGGAATTAATATAACTCCATGCATTCGACCGGTTTCTTTTGTAAGAATAGGAAGAACGCTTTGACAAAGGGGTTGACTTAATTGCATTTTATATGAACAAGGTTAGGACAAAAATTACCATAAGTAAATTTACCTACGAAATCCTTTTCTCCCAAATATTGAGGTGATTTACGAATTTGTTGAGCTTCACAGGGAGAATATTTCTCAAAATCTACGGAAAGGATTTCATATTTCCTGTTATTTATTATAATAGATTTACTACGAAAAGGAACACGAAATTCTTCATCCTCGTAAATTAAAGCAGTAGAATCTACGTAGAAGACTCCAATAGGTAAAGTTAATTTATAAAAACTATTCAACATTTTTTCCATATAATTTAGGAGATTTTCTATTCTTTAACTTTTGTAAAAGAGGACTTACTTTTTTAGGCTTCCTTCCAGCCTTAGGAATAGGGATACCTTGTCGAATCTTTTCCATAATTTCAACATCTTTTTCATGAGATTTAATCACATAAAGAATTTCAAAAGTAGCAAATCCCGTAATTTCAGATACCTTCTTTTCGTCTAAAGTTTTATGATATAGTTTAATAGCATTTTTAAAGTTAGAACCTTCTTTAGAAAAACATTTATCTTTTAATTCTTTTAATTTTTCGTTTTGAGACAACAATTCTTCTAATCGAAGTTTAGGTAAACTTCCATAAAAATAACTAATTACAGCCTGTTGTACTTTCTTTTTAAAAGTATAAGGAGTTATTTTATAAATAACCGCTTGAAGAGTATTTAAAAAAGAATAGGAAGTAGCTGTTTCAATAACCTGAGATAAAGTAGGAGGGGTTATAATTAACTCTATTCTTTTATCAAAAGGAAGTTTAAGCATTTTTTTCAAAGCAACTCTTAATTTAACTCCCGGCCATAATAGTTTATCACAGTTACTTTGCAAAAGATTTTCTTTACTTTCTATAACAATAACTATAGAATTTTTTAAAAATCTGGAAATTCTACCAAAACCATCAACTAAATATATTTTATAAGGAGGTTCTTTTACTCCCTTTATTTCCATATAGTCTTTAGGAAGTTTTCCTAATAAAGTATGTGAGTATCCTAAATTAGAAAGTTCCCTAGATATTTCTGTAATCGACTTATGATAAATTCCAAACAAACCTTTCATAATGTATCCGGATGACCTGGTACTATTTTAGAAGTACCTTCTCGTAAAACAGTAAAGCAGCGTGAGCCTTCATAAATATCCTCAGATCTGGGAGTTATTATTACAATACTTTCTATAAGTTGAGAAAGCAATTTCAAAAGATCTTGGAAGCATCTAGTAGTTTCGGAAGAAAAATTAGCCGTAGGTTCATCTAAAATCATTACATTGGGTCTTTTTTCTTTAGGAACAAATGAAAGTAAAGAAAGTACCAATATTATAGTAAAGAGTTTAGATTCTGCTCCTGATAATTTTCTCACGTCGGAAACTAAAAGATTTTCTCCTGCTCTACGTTTACAAATTAAATGAATTTGTGTATCCCAAACTAATTCAAAGCGGTAATCTTCATTAAAAACAATGGCGGCATATTTATTAACCAATCCCATTAAACGATTACCAATAATTTGAATAACCTGTTTTTTAATTTGCTTGTCTGAATAAATATCAGAGAGAACTTGCAAAGCTTTTTCGTCTTTTAATTTGTTTTTCATTTCTATAAGACGTTTTTTAATAATTTGTAATTTCTCTGCATTATCCTTAGCAAAGTTAATTTTAGTATTTAAAACCGCTATTTTATCTGAAACTTTATTTACACTTGTAATATCTAGTTTAGGATACTCTTTATCTTCTAAATTACGATAATCCTCTATTCTACGCATATAAGGTTTAATACTATTATAAAAACCTAACTGTTTTTCCAACTTATTCTTTTGAGTATTATAGATTTCAATATCATCCGACTCTAAATCAAAAGACATTTCTTCTGGTTTAGTAGGGAGATCTAAAATTTCCTTATAAGCTTCAGAATATTTTTTATATTTATTTACTAAAACAATTTGCTCATTTAATTGTTCTTCTAAATCCTTACATTGTTTAATAATTGCTTCGTATTGTTCTTTTTCTTCTAAGTAATTTTTGTACTCTTTTACCTTATTAAGATTTTCAGAAACTTCCTTTAATTGCTTTTCTAAAACACTAGGATCTTTTATTTTAACGGACTGCCCACAAGTAGGACATACTCCTGTTTTAAAAGTTTTAGCATGCTTTAATTGATGAGAAAGTAAATTCTTTTGCTCAACTAATTCACCATAATCAAAACATGGATCTTCAATTTCTACAGGTTTTTCTGTTTTCTGTAAAACTCTTAATTTATTAGAAAGAATATCCTTTTGGGAAAGAGCTTTTTGATACCGTGAATTTCCTTCTTTGAGTTTATTCTCAGAAGTGTTTTTGGCCAATTCAGAAAGTTGATTATAAATCTCGTTATACTTAGCTAAGCTCTTTTTATAATATTTATAATTCCTAACCTTTTCAATATTTTCGGAAACTTCCTCTATCTTTATTTCAATTTGAGAAATTTTAGCAACTAAATCTTCCTGAGAAAAAATTCCTTTCTTCTCTAAAATAGGAATTTTATCTTTTATAGTTTTAATAATATCCAAAAGCCTTTGCTTTTCCTGAGCTTTAATAAACTCTTTTCTTAAAGCTTCATATTCCTTTTCGAGAGATGTTTTTTCAGAAAGCATTTTCTGAATTTCTTCTTTGGAAATAAAATCCTTTTTAAGAAGAACATATGTAGCTTTAACTTCCTGATAAGCCGCTTTAACTCTCGATAACTCTCTTAAAGCTTCTTGATACAATTTCCTTTCAGCATCAATTTTATCTAAACCAAAAAAAGAGGAAAAGAAATTTTTACGATCCGCAGTACTTCCCATAACAAGAGGATGGGGAATACGAGAATCTAAATGAACAAAAGTCTCATATTCCTCTTGAGACAAAGGCCAAAAGGATTGAATAATTTCTTTAGCTTTAGTCTTAGTAAATAAATCCTGTTTTTCTCCGTTTACCGAAAGAGAAAGTTTATTATTCTTTTGGATAATTTTAAGAGTTTTATTGTTATGGGATATTACTAACCCTTGTAAACCTTTCTTAATCTTATCCTGTTTAGTACCAACTATAGGCTCATCATATAAAACTTCAGGGATAGTAGAAAAGAATAAGGACTTACCACACCAATTTGAATTTTTAGAATTTTTACCGGCGGATCTATTTAATCCATAAATTACGGAAAGCCCTTTTGGTATTTTAAAAGAAACGCTTTCTGAAAAGGGTCCGATTCCTTTAACAGCAATTTTTTCCAGATTCATGTAAATTCTCTAAAAATTCAATCTTATCACATACGTTTTCATAAATTCCTGATAGTATTCCGGGAACAGTAAGATCCAAAATATTAGGAACACGTAACAAATCATTATTAGATTTTAAACAATAAAGAATTAATAAAGATTTACAGTTAGAATCAGGATAATCATTGTATGAAATCATGTAATCGTAATAATAGCACGCCTTTTTTAGATCTTCATAAGGCTTACCTTTATCTTTATATCTTACCACATATTTAAAGAAATTTGAAACACAACCACTCTTAAAAAAAGGAAAAAGATCAATTGGTTCTATTGTAATAGAATTAGAAATATAATGAGAGGGATGAATATTGTCTGTTGTCATTTTCTTAAACCTTGTAAACGTTTGATCATTTCATAAGCATAAGCACTCATTAACATATCTACGGAGGTATTAAACTGCATAGCTTCTGATTTAAGATGAATAAGTTGGGTATTGACATCGGCAATCTCACCTAAACTAACGCTACCTATTGCTTTTTGAGCTTCTCTATAAATAGGAGTTCCCCAAACCTTGGAATTTCTTTCGCCATTCAAAACAGCACTATTAAGAATATAATTGCTCATATAAACAACTTTATTTAAAAGCGCCATACCATCGGAGCAATTTAAAACAGCTTTAACCGCTTGCTTATATTGTTCTTTATAAATACCAACTAAATACTCATAAGCTAAACGATCATCAGAAGCCTGAATAGTAGAAAGAACTTTAGCAATATTTTCCACTGAAAGAGTTTCCGGTTTTTCCGAAAGTCCTTCATAATACTGCTGACAAGCTTCTAAAATCTGGGCTAACGTACGCATTTCAAAATTAGCGTTCTTTATTAAAGTTTTAATAAGACTTTTATCCTCAGTGAGAAGATAATTCATTTTCTCACCTCGAATAATACGCATAGCTTGTTTAAAAAGGTCTTTATTAGTATGGGGTTCTAAAACAAACTGAACACATCGATTTTTAATAGCTCTTCCGTTTCCAGAATTAAACTTGGAAGGGTCCATACTACAAAGAATCCAAAGAGTGTCTTTTGAAGATTCCTCCAAAGGCTTCAGCAAGCAGGCAGCCGCGGCCGGAGAAGATGCAAGGGCTTGGCATTCGTCCAAAAGGAAGACTTTTTTCTTTCCAACCATAGGTCGTAATTTAGAAAGTCTTACCAAGTCACGAATATCATCAATACCCCTTTGATCGGCTACGTTAATTTCTCTATAATCAGGGGATTTAATAAAATCAGGAGATCCATTTAAATCGGAAACAAACGCTCTAGCAATAGTTGTTTTACCAACAGAGGTAGGACCGGTAATTAAAATAGCAGAAGGGATTTTGCCTGAGCTAATCATTCCTTTCATTCGAGTAACCGCTTCTTCGTGGCCAATAAGTTTATCTAAGGATGTAGGTCTATATTTTGTGTGTAATGCAGTATCGCTCATTTTTTCTCCTTATTACATTTTAGTTCGTTTTTAACACGCTCTTTAATTTCATTAGAAATTCTTCGCCTTTCTTCTGCTTCCTCTCTTGTAAGAGTCAATTCATGATAAATATTTTGAATATCTTTATGAGCCTGTTCTTCAGTTATAGGAATAGGCTCATCGTTATCTGAATGAGCAGTAGAATGCGTAAGACGGATGAAGGGATAACCATATCTGTCATCCTCATAAGGTTCATCCGCATTACAATAATAGCCAACAAACGATTGAGACCAACATCCCCTATAATCGTTTTTAAAATTACCGTATTCTACTTTAATACGATAAATACCAACGACTTCTTCATAACCTGCATAAATTAACTGCATAGTTTTATCTCCGAAATAGGAAGCATCAGTTAGCATAATTTTCCTAAAAAGCATTATACATAGAAATTGCTGTTCTACCATCAGGTAAAAGAAAAGCTAAGCCAAGAAGAGCAATACACCCCATGATATACAGTAGAATAGTACCCTTAGAAATACGTGTATAAACACTAGCAATATTAACTAATGTAAGAACAATTGATATACCCGCTAAAATACCAAAAAACATTTTTATTTCGGTGTACGTTCCACTGTACCAAACTAACCATGCTGGCATTTATTTCTCCCCGTATCTTCTAGTTTCTAAATCAAGAACTTTTTTAACCTGCGCCCCTACCGTACTATAAAGCTTTTTTCTATTCTCTAAAGTATCGCTACTATCATCGAGAGTTCTTGTAATGGTAACCGTTAAAGGTTCGAATTGTTTGACTTGGATAGTTTTTGAAACAGTAATTGAGGTACTCATATTTTCTCCGAAATAGGAAGATATTTTTCATTCCACAAACCTTCTAAACTCTTATCTTCTCTGCAAACAGAACAATAAGGATTAGAGCATTTAGGCAAATTAAGAGCTAAAAACTCTTCATAAGTTTTTACATTTAAAACCTTTTGTTTCATTTTTAAAAACTTTAACAAGCATTTCCTTATTTTCTTTCTATCTTTGTCGGAAAACTCCCTAGCATAGATAGCAATGTTTTCGATAGAGGGAGATTCTTTGGCAAAGAACAAAAGAGAAACACCTTCTACAGCTATATTATACTGTTTTTCTAAACAATAAGCATAGGTTAATATTTGCATTTTGTACTGCATTCCGGGGTCTTTAGCCTTATCTGGTAGCTTTTCTTTAGAAGTTGTTTTATAATCTACTATCCAGTACTTGTCTTTTACTTTTAAAACAGTGTCTATATGACCAACGACATTTTTATAGTTAATAGGTATTTCTAAATATTCCAACTCTCCGCAACAATCCTCGGGTTTGGTTTGCAGAAAAAACTCTTTACCACATTTTTTGCATTTCCAATTACCAAAAAGATATTCGCAATTCTCTGCCATATACCGTTCAATTATTTCATGAAATAAAGTACCAGTGCTAAGAGTTAAAGCATTGGCAAAATTACAAGGAATATTTCCTCGATATTGAAGCCAAGTAAGCATAAAACGATAACCGCAAAAAGGGAGCTCAGAAGGGTGTAATTCTAAAATCCGGCTTTTATTAGGAGAAGAAAACTCATAACCTCTAAATAGTTTTTGCCCTTGTTTATAAAGAAAAGTCTTAAACTCCTCTGCATTCATGATAAATTTAATACAAAATAGGAAAAAATTATGATTGTTCAAATTACAGATTATGGGGTTTCTCGACTTAAAGAAACCTCATTACCTTTTGAATTAACAAAGTATAAATTAGGCTCAAGTTTTGGATATACTCCAAAACTCGATGCTACCGATATATTAGGTAATTTACAATATGAGGGTAGCCCGACCGAATATGTTCCGGTCAATGGAAATACCGTTAAATATAGAATTGCCTTAGATTACGAAGTTCAAAGCTTCTCTTTCGGTGAAATGTCTCTTTTTGATGATTCTAATAAATGTGTAGCTATTTGTGTAGCTTCCAATCCTATCATCAAAGAAAAATATGAATCCCGAGAAGTAGGAAATTCCGTCGTTATAGAAGTATTCCTTTCTATGGTAGATGGTAATTTCGTGATGTGGACAGATGATTTAGCTTCTTCCAATCCTTTATCGGTTCCTATAGTTGATTCAATAGATTTATTATATCCGGTTTCTCAAACTACTTCCAATATGTATGTAGTTTGTCCTCCGAGTAAGGAAAGTACAAATACTTCAGCTATTTTAGCTTATACTACTCGTCAAGGATTATGGAATTTTGATGTTTATCAACTCAAAAATACTGCTTTTAATCTTAAAATATTAGAAGCTCAGCCAACCGCTATTGTTTTTGATGTTTCAGAATTTACTTTAGAACAACTAAACGACATTATTCCTCGATATTTTGGGGAATTAATTCTAGAATTTACTTCGGGGCCTTTGTTTAGCTGTTGCCGCAATATTAAATCTACAGTTATTTCTGAAAATAAGGCTACGGTTAGTTTTGCAACTCCTATCGCAAGACCCCCGTATGAAGGGGATACTTTTGCCATTTTTGGACGTACTTCTTTATCTATAGCAGATACTATTTTTCCTATAGCTACTAAAGATAGTTTAGGTGCCATTATTCCGGGAGAAGGTCTTTCTATTAATCCTCAAGGAGTAGTAGATGTAGATTTTCCTGTACTTTCTGTAAATGGCCATACTGGAGAAGTAAATCTTGTAAGAAAAGATTTTCCTTGGATGGCAAAAGTTGCAGAAACTAATAATTACGAGGATCTATATAATAAATATACATTACCTGTTGCTACTTTCAGCACTTTAGGTGGAGTTAGACCAAAAGAAGGAAGTGTTGTAACTATAGATGCTTCCGGTCTCGTCGATTTAAAAATAAATCCTATAGCCACTATTAATGGAAAAGCACCTGATGAAAACAACAATATTCAAATCAACTTTAATGAAGAAATAGTAGGTCTTATTAACCCTATTTTATTGGAAGTAAATAATGATTTGAATAATTTTACTTCTGCTGGTCTTTTTTATGCTCCTAAAGAAACAGCTCCATTAATTTTTAATACTCCAATTACAAATAATTATTTTACCTTGGAAGTTGTTCCAATGTATCGTAATCAAATTGGAGGAGAGGTTATCCAAAGGATAACTTCCTCAGAAGTTGGTTATATTAGAAGTTTTAACGGGACTTCATGGACTCCGTGGACTATGGTATTAACCGGTAGTACCTTACCAATAGCAACCTCTCAGTTCTTAGGAGCTATATGTGTAGGAAACGGTCTTTCTATCACGGAAGACACTGGAATTTTATCAGCGAATGTTACCAGCGTACTTGGAAAAACCGGAGACGTTGTCTTCAATGGAGATGATCTTTTTAATATCCTTAGAGGATATATAAATACCGAAGGAGGTTTCCCCGGTCTTACTGAAAATGAAGATGAAGATCTTACTCCGGAAGAGAAAAAAGAAGTTGGCTGGAAATATGCTCGCATAGAAATGAGGCAGCTTCCATTAGGTACCTTTTATTATATAGGAACCTATGATCCTCAAAATAATGAAGTTAACGGAGATAGTGAATATACTTTATTGGATAATGGTAGAATTTCTATTCCGGAAAGAGAAACTTCATTAAATGAAGACGGAGAAGAGGTTGAAGAAATAAGCTATACTGTTCAGGATGCTTCCGGGTTTGTTTTAGAAGTTACTAAAAATTTTGAAAGTACTTTAGATGATCTATCAGATCTTCATATAGGTGATTTAATTGTTTCTTTAAATAGTCGTTGGTTAAAATTTAAAGACATCAAAAGCAATTATAAAGTAGATAAACCTATGGAAAATAATAAATTCCAAAAAGGGCTTATTTACATGGATGAATCCGGAAAATCACATCCTTTAACCTTTATTGACGGTGGAACTTTTTAAAATGCTTGTCCATATCGTAATGACCTCTCTTCTGCTTATTGGAATTATTCTGATATCGGTATTTTCAACAATTGTTTTTCTATTAGGAATATCATTAACTTTAAATTCAATTTTTTATTTAATGTATTCTTGGTGCGGAGCAAGTTATACATGGAAATACTTTTACCCAAATAAAGAAGGAGTATTTGGATAAATAAAATCCAAATAATCAAAATAAGATTTTGGCAAACGAGATTTTAGAAAAACATCTAAAATTTTCTTTTCCAGCTTAAGAGAAGAAAGTTCGGGTAAAGGAACATCCTTTCTTAAAGTAACTAGCTCTTTATTTAAAAGTAATCTAGGTATGTTAGTTTTTAAAGAGGATATAACCTTTTGATCTGGACATTCTTTTAAAATATTTTTAATAGAACCATATTTATTTAAGAGGTTTTTAGTTTTAATAGGGGATAAAATTGAAGGAATATTATCAATTTTATCTCCTACTAAAGTTTGATATTTTACCATTTTAGAAATAGAAATTCCTTTTAATTTTTCCGCATCTTTATAAGTTATAAACCGAGGGAAGGGTTTACCTCCTTTTTTAAAAGAAGAATCATAAAGAGAAACTTTATCAGAAAGATATTGGAAAGAATCTTTATCCTTAGTCCCAACAATTACTTTTGAATATTTATAGGCAGCAGAACACGCTACATCATCGGCTTCAAAAATTTCCGGTTGACAGTAGCAAATACCTAATTCAGTAAGCAAACAAAAAAGATCCGGTAAATATTTATAAATTTCTGAAGAAGAAATTCCCATTGAATTAACAGAAGAATGTTCTGATCTATTAGCTTTATATAAAGGATCTTTTTTGTAACGAAATACGCGAGGCCCATCAAAAGCTATTAAAAGATGAGAAGCTTTAACCGCTAAAGCATCTTTACAGGCTAAGGAAAGAAAGGAAAGACAAAGTTTTTGTGAAAAGTCATAATTTGTTTTCACTGTAAAAAAACATCTATGAAGATACCAATTACCATCAATAACGAAAACCGTAGACATAATTATATTAGGAAATAAAAAATGGATTTTGGAACACCTTTCGGTTATCCTATTGAAACCTATATATGGGTGATAGGACTGGCCTCTGCGGCAGGGATGGTTAAAAACATAAACTATACTGCTATTACAAAGCAATTTTCACTGTTATTATTGCTTAGAGATATTTTAACCGGAGGTTTTTCAGGACTAATGGCTTTTTGGATTTGTGAAAATTACAAAGTAAAAATTCCTCTTAATGCTGTAACTATTGCTATTGCCGGTACTATGGGTGCACGGGCATGGGAAGAAATAGAAACAATTATCAGAGGAACTATTCTAATGCTAGCTAAAGTCCCTAAAACTTCTCAAAAATTACCCTTAGATAATGATAAATAAGGAAAACATAATGTTCTCTCCCACATTTAAAGCTAATTATAGAAAAACTCTGTTAGTTGTTAATGGTATTTGGGGTTTAGTTTGCCTCTTTGTTATAGCCTCTATGATAGGAATATGTACTTTTTGGCTAGCACAATCCCAATTCTTTTATTCTATTACAAACTCTAGTGTAAAGCCACATATCGTCTCCTCAGAAGGGGATATTTATCATCCTAATATTTTAATAACCGGTACAGGAAAAGCCGAATACCATCAATGGATAGAAAATAGAAAAGGAGAAACAGTATATGAATATACTAAGGTGACTTTAGATACAGAAAACAATTCAAGTATTCGTCAAGAAAGAGTAACCATTCCAAGACTACCAAAAGGTAGTTACATTATTAAAGGAAAAATGATTTCCCGGCCTAATCCCTTAAAACAAATGATGGTATCCATCATTATAGGGGTTATTCAGGTCAAAGATAAAAACGAAGAAGAAAATGAACATAACAGAATTACTACAGTAATAAATGATGACAGAAAATAGTTTATATAATTATCTTCGAGCAATAGGTTTAAAGGGAGAACCCTTTTATTCTATACCTCAATTAACACAAACTTTAAATAATATTAATCAAAAACTATCAAAAAATAGTTTTTTAATGTTTGTAGCTCAAAGCGCTTTTGAAACACAGTGTTATTGTAAATTTGTAGAAAATTTATATTATACTTCAGCGGAAAGAATTAAAAGCGTTTGGCCTTCTAGGTTTTATGTAGGAACTCCGATTTCAGGAAAAAGAAATGCTGATCTTTATACTAAGAATCCCCAAAAATTAGCCAATTTTGTTTACGCTAATCGAGGAGGTAATGGATCAGAAGAAAGCGGAGATGGATTTCGTTATAGAGGAAGAGGAGCTTTTCATCTCACTTTTAAAAATAATTATTTAAACGCTTCTATATCTTTATATCAAGATAATAGGTTAAAGGAAGAACCTGAATTAGTGGAAGAGTGTTTTTATGCATTTGATACTGCTTTATGGTTTTGGAATGTTAATAACCTATCCCGATATGAAAACAACATTACTGAAATTACTAAAAAAATAAACGGTAGTACTTCTACCGTAAACAATAGACTATTATATTGGAATAAAGCAAAAGAAATATTAGGATAATCTCATGGACGATATTGATAGAGCTAATCTACAGGCAGAGCTTATTTTAAATTCCGAAATATCGGAAACAAAAAAAGCTTCCCAAGAAGAAATTGAACGTACAGGATATTGCTTATATTGTGGAAATAAATGCAAAATCAAAAAGCAATTATTTTGCTCCCCTGAGTGTAGAGAGGATTACGAAAAAGAACAAAGAATTAAAAAAGCAATGTATATATAAAACAAAAGGCTCCGTCAAGGAGCCTTTTTTTATTCAAAGAATATTTACCTATTCCCTATCCCATTGTTCAATTTCATATTCTCTTAGTCTTCTAAAAAGAATTACATAGCAAGACTTAAAACAGAGATACTTGTAACTGCGGGACTCTTAGAAGCGGAGACTGTAACAATTACTAAATTATCTTCATCCGCATCCTGCAAATAAGTACTGGAAACATATAAACCGGACATACTACGGTCAACTTCTTTAATTACTTTGAATTGTAATTGAGGTAAATTTTGAAGATAATCTATAGCTTGCTGTTTATATCCTTCCGGATCGTAGACTAATTTTGACATGAAGGCACTATTCTTTGTAAAAGAGCCTTTCATTTTCAGAGCCTGAACCAATCCCCGAAAATGACTGGCCTCCATCACATCCGCAATAATTAGCATATTATTACCTTTTTAAATAAAAGACATTTCTTCAATAGACTTAATTACTTCATTCATGTAATTAGGATCATAACCATAAAGCTCCCGATAATAATCTTCCATCGTAGCTTTAGCTTCGTCCGTAGTTTCCGCAATTAATTTTTTACGAATTTTCTTATCCATAATTGCAGGAATTTCCGCTTCATAAGAAGCAACAATTCGATCCGAATTCATAATGACCGGTTTACCGGTAGCTCTAGAAACAATAGCCACTTTTTTAGTCCCTACTTTTGTTACAAAACCATAATCCATGTCACCTGTGTTAGTAACGTAGGCTGCTAACTCTTTAGGTTGGGGCATTACAGAAGCGACCAATCCAAAACGAGGAGCAGTAGAATTATGAGAAAGAGTAGATTGAACAATGGAAGATAAATCTTCTTCCCCGTGACGAGCTAAATAAATACTACCCGCTCCTTTTTTAACTTCCCACAAAGAATCATCCTCGTTAGACATCAAAATATTCTTTGAAAGAACTTTATAACCAGCTCGAATTTGTTTTTCATTAGTTGCACGAACTTCACGATTTAAATGAACGTAACCAACTGCAGAATTACTATCTAAAGAGCGGAAAGAAGCTTCTACAGGAGCAGCTAATCCTTTAAATTTTTTAACAAGAGTATTGTTAATAAAACTTTTATCTGGAGAACCTGTGTAAGAAATTATTACACGAGCTAAAGAAGGAGAAACCATCGTATAATCAGTGATTGCTACCGTGTTTACGAGGCTTCTTAAATCATAAGATTTCATATTTGTTATTCCTCAATATAATCAAAACTAAAAGTAACTGACATCATAACGGCTGCACTTTCACCACCATCGAGGTCTACTGAGTCAATTGTTTTTGGCCAAACACCTGCTAATTTGATGGTTTTACTTTCGTTAGGAAAATCATCATATAAACTAAGAGTGCAGGAGGATTTATAAAGATCAGAAGTACTACCTGAATTATTTTGCCAAGAACGCATAAGTTCTCGCCAAGAATAAAAAGCATTACGCACAGACCAATCTACCCCTTCATAGAAAGTCACAGTAAATTCATGATCATAGGTAGCTCGTCCTGCAAATACTAATTTAACCCCATGCAATTCGACTTCTACAGCATCTAAGTTCGCTCCCGGAAACTGAGTAGTTTTAACTCGAAAAGTCAAATCTCTTAAATTGCCGGAAACTCCGCTAGGAAGTCTATCAAAAAATAAATCAAAATTCCATGTTTGTGCAGGATCTCGTAATCCTGCGACATCTTGTAATGAAGTTCTTGCCATAGGTCGGCCCTTTTTAAATGTATAACATTAAATTTTCTATTAACCGCCTACCTGAGAAAGTACTTCTGAGAAATCAACACCTTGTTTAGAAATAACCACTTGTAGTTGAATCTGAGAAATAGGAATCATAGGAATAATTACTACAATAACATTTCTAATACCGGAATTGATTTCAGCGGCAGAAGTCTTAGTAGAAACAGTAAATCCTGAAATTGCTCTTGCAGCCTGCATATTACTAAGGTAATCACTTACAGAAGACTCAATAGCTCTCGCAGTATAATCGTCGTTTGGTTCTTGTACTTGATAAATCAAATAATCCTGTAAAGCCGTTTTAATCACATTTATAATACGACGAACAGAAATCCAAGATAACGCAGAATCTTTAGTTTGAAGAGTCTTTTGTTCCCACAAAGCAATACCAGCACCTACAAAGGTACGAGTATAATTAACCTGAGCGGCAAATAACAAGCTAGCCTTGCCATCATCGTAGGTATATCTTGTTTTCAAAACATTTAATAAACCACGATTTAAACCAGCAATAGAATAAGAAGCGTTTGCTACATTATCTGTTCTTGCACACAAAGCGGCCGCCCAGCCACTGAAAGGAACGTATTGCTGTTTACCATTAATAACATCCGCTTCTAAAACATCGGGGCAGAAAAGACCTGCATAAGAGGTATTTGCATTTAATTCTAAATTACGATAATCAACCGCCGCTTGAGCTTCTTGAGATGCAGAAGGAACATCTAACATTGCAACGCAATCCCCTCGTTTTTCAGCTAATTCAATCATAGCTTTCTGAACAATAGGATTTGCTTTACCACCATTAATTAATATATTAATAGAGTAAAGTTGGCGATTTTCAAAGGTAGACCACATTCTAGCTACATCATATGCGGTAGGAGCAGCTCCGGAATCACCGCCGGCCATAGCAGTACGGGCTAAATTAGTTATTTCAGGAATAACATCCAAACTTACAACATTAGACGCAGCTTTAATATATTTAGAATAAGGATTGATACGAGAAGTTAATTCAGAGGCAATGCCGGAAGAATCTACGGCTTCTTGTAAAGTACATACAAATTCTTCAACCGGAGTAGAAGTATTATAATCCAAATCAAAAATTCTTACCGTAAATTCATTAGAGGCAGAAATAACGTTATTTGGATTAGTAATAGGTTTAGCAGAAGTATCCGGTTCTAAGGTACCATCATCGATGAAAGTAGTTTCAGCAGAGCCTAGAGTTGCTAGAAGGCCAAGAGCTTCCTTTGTTCTTCCATAAACCTTATAACCAATTGCAAGAGGATCTTGCTCAAAAGATAAAGTAACAGAATTAGTTTGATCACTAGAAGCTATTACAACTTCAATTGGATTAGAAACTAAAGTTTCTCCACCACCCTGTAAAACTTTCGAAACCTGATATTGATAGGTACCAGCAGGTAAATACCCTTCATTAGTAGTATCTACAGAAAGATCTTCCGGTTTAAAAGGAGAAGCATTTGCAGATTGGATGCCGATAGCTAAACGATCTCCGTAAGACCCCGGTCCTTTATTTGCATAAAATAAAGCTACAGGAGTCAAAGTATCACTTCCTAAAAGCATTTCCCAATCAATATTATTTGGATCGGCAACACCTTGTTCAACAGGTACTAAAGAAACTGCTCTGCTTTTGTCCATGCAAAGAGCGACGCAAGATGTTAAAGCACCTTCTCCAGCTACGCGGACAGCCCATAACTGATTGCCTTCTCTAAAGTAGTCTAATCCACAATAAGTATCAAAAGAAATTTGAGCATCCGGATTACCATATTCCGCTAAATAGTCATCTCCATTTGAAAAGAATTTAGGTTCGGTAGATCCTTGACGAGAAACAATAACTTGTGCAGCTACAGAAGATGACGCAGAAGTAATGACTTGAGATAAGTCAATTTCTGTAGTATAAACACCTGAAGGTTGAGACTTAATAATCGGCATATATTATCTCACAATAACTTGAGGATTACGAATAAGGTAATTTTTAGAAACTTTGCAGTCCTTAGGTAGAGTTACTTTTCCTCTTCCCTGTACAAAAACAAAATCTTTTTTACCCTGTGCGTTAATAATTTCAACGCTTAAAGCGTCTTGCCCACGATTTATAACAATACTCATGGTAATTCCTTTTTTTAAATTTCTTATTATTAAATTTAGAAAATATCGAAAATTTTTCTAAAATTATTTCTTAAATTCCATAAAAGTATGTCCGGCAACAATACTTCCATCTTCTAAAATATCCCCAACTGCGGCAGAGAAATTTGTTTCCACATTTACCGGTAGAGTGCTCATAGTGTCAGAAATACTTATATAACCTTTTAAAGTAAGAGATCCCTCAACTTCATAATGTGCTACATTATCCGTTATTTCTTCTCTGGTAGGAATATTTAAAGATTCTTCTAAAAATGGTACTATAGAAAAAGGAATATCTGAATATACAATATCGTATTTTAATTTTCCTAAGCGTTGAGCACTTATCCATTTAGAAGCAAAACTTAAAACACTACCGGGAGCTCCCATCAAACAATTCGTGTAATAACGAATATTTATTTCAAAATTAACAGGAACACATTGTATTCGATTAGCAAGATTTTCAGAAGATCCTTTAACCGGAGAGGTTATTCCAACTCTTGATAATCTATGAGAAGTTAAATTATCTCCAAAGGCAATATTAGCAACACTTATAAAAGCATAGGGATAAGATATTTCTTTTCCTCTTTCCTTTTCTTTTCTCTTTATAATTTGAATAGGATCAGAAGAATTAGTAATAGTCACAGGACATTCAAAAACATTTCGAAATTGATTTTGAAAACCTTTAAAAACAAATTCCTCAATGGGTTCTACTCGATCTACTTTTTTCATAATAAAAAAGGGTAAGGGTTTTTAATTCCCTTACCCTCACTTCGCTAGGAGAACTACAAATTATTTACGAGCACTTGCACGGAGATTACGACGGGCACGAATAGCGCGACTAGCTTTTGCTTTAGCGCGAATAGTGCGAAGAGAAGCTTCAACAGCTTCATTGATATCATCAACTTCTTCTATTTCGGCTTCACTTTCAACTTCAGCGGGTTCTTCTACCTCATCAACTTCAATACCTACATCTTCTTCATCCTCTTCGTCCTGAGCATCCAATTCGACATCAAGATCTTCCGCTTTAAGTTTCTTAGCACGAATAACCTTTGGATTAGGACCAGTAGCGGCGAGACATGCTTCCAAAGTACGAATACCGGAAATAGCATCAGGAGAGCTGGAAGCCTGAGTCATTGCTTTAATGCCTTTAGCGATAAGCTTTTTAGCAGCGGAAAGACTCTTAGCATTCTTAGCACTGTAGAAATAGGAAAGACCAAGAAGAGCATGGTCTAAGCTTTTTGCGTAAACGAATTTTGCCATTATAAATTCCTTGTAAAGGAAGGGGAAGAATCCCCTTCAAAAGATTAGAGACGGACACCCTTAGCAACAGAGAGACTGTTGCAAACAGCGATAGCCATGCTTTCTTCCATGACCCAACCACGACCCGGAATATTTTCCGTAGTGATAGAAATCGGTTCGGAAGTAATACCATTACGGTCAGAATAAGCACCGTGAGTAAGAGGATCGGAAATAACGAAGAACTCACCGCGGTTAAGAACCTTATGTTCAGGGAAGCGATAGGCGTCGGAAGTAACCAACATACCATAGATAGTACCGAGCTGGCCGGTTAACAACAATTCGTGACGAGCGACCGGATCGATGATGGAACCAAATTCAGCGTTACCAACGATATCAATAAAGAGGTCGGAAGCCAAAAGAACGTGGGCAGCCTTCAGACCCCAACGAGTAACCTGAGACTGAACCTGCATAATACCCATCGGAGTAAGACCGGTACCGAAGTTGTTAAGTTTGTTATCAACACCAACAAGAGCGTTAACCTGATTGTACCAATGACGGTCTTCTTTAACCATCAGGGCTTCAGTAGCTTCAACAAATTTTTCCTGAAGGACGTCACCGGAAGACTGGTTGATTTCGTTGCGGGTCACAAACGGACGAGCAACAATCTGAAATTCCGGAGGAGTGAACCAAGGATCGCGAGTAACTTGAGTAGCAATGCGAGTCGGAGAAGTAGACCACACTGCTGTAACATTCTTCATGCGAAGCGGGAAGCGAGGAATAGCACCCTGTTTGACTTCCACGTTTGCAAGGAATTTACGCATAAAACCCTGACGATTGGCAGTTTTAAAAAGGGAATCTGCCATAACTTCGCCAAGAATACGATGGGTATCACCATCATTAAAAGCGGCACTGATAGCCTGACCATGAATCTTAGCGTCGGCCTGCATACGTTGATTCTGAGCAACAACTTCTTCTGGTCTTAAAAGACCTTCAGAATTGGCCATCATAAATTGACAGGAACGCTTAAGAAGATCACGATTGCTAGAAGCATTAATTTCACCATTGCGACCAACCATCGGGGAAGCTTCGCCCGGTAATGTGAATTGAGTGGCGGGAACTGCCAGACTCGGTTGACGAGAAGCTTTAACAGAATATTTCATTATTTTCTCTCCAAAAATTAGGCAGCGCTGAACTCAATGCCAAGGAACGGAATTTCAGCGGTCGGGACTTTAACAACATAAGCACCTGCAAGAGCGGTACCTGTACCGGACTGATCGGTAACAAAACCACCTTCAGCTAGCTTAATAGCAGTAGCGGCAGCCCAATTAACGGAAGTATCAAAACAACTTGTATAAATAACACCGCGTTTTGCAAGACCGCACTGACCAACGATAGCACCTGCAGGGCCGCCCGGCTGAGCATCACCCATCATAGCACGAGCCTGAATGTTAGTAAGAGCGTATCGATAAACAACTTTAACTTTCATACCCGCGGTCATTGCAGTAGCAGCAATAGTTTTACCGGTAACTGTGGGGGAAGCAATCGCTGCATCTGTTTCCAGATTGATCAAAGCAACAGAGTTGCTAATAGGAGCAAACTGAACAGTAACTTTAGCAGAAGAATCTACCAAAAATTCTTCAACGGCAATACCATAAGGTTCCAAAACAGGAATACCACAAAGCTGGTTCATGGCAAAACCAGCAAAAATTTCATTTGCCGCACCAGTAGAAGGAGAAATTCCTTTACCGGGGACAGCGACCATCGCCTGACCTTCTTGAGTGACTTGTGCACCTTCAGCTAAAATAGCCTCGGAACTGTCAACGATTCGTGTATCAATATAGAGCATTAGTATCTCCGAGTTAATTAATAAAGATTAAAACTTTTTTCGAGACTTGATAAAAATTCTCGTTCATTATTAGAGGCTTTTACCTGTTTACCGGAAGCTTTACGTAAAGGATTCAAAAGGGAAGCCTCCAAACTAGGAACATAATCTTCCTCTTCTTCAGCGGATTCAATAACTTCATCACCTAAAAAATCAGAATCCATATCGGCTTCAAGTTCGGGCTCTACAGTCATATCCAACTGTTCTGCTAAATTATCTCTAACTTCTTCCGGTTGGGCCTGCAATTTAGTTGCCAAAGCAACAATTTGCTGCATAAGCTCAGAACCCTTGGAAGCGAAAACAGAGCGAATTACTTTGTTTGCGTTAGTAATTCCAGCAGCATTTAAAGAAGCAGCTAATTCCGTTCTAACTGGATTCTTGTATCCCTTGAAAGCATTACGATTAATACCCTCACAAGCTAAAGCTAAACATTGTTTCCAAGATTCGAGAGATTTCTTTTTCTCCGCCTCATAGGAAGCCTTGATTTCTTTTGTTTTAGCTTCCACCTTATTAGTAAAAGCAGTATTTCCTTTTACCTTAATAGAAGCAAGGGTAAAACCACAAGATTTAAGACCAGCACGCAAACCCACCTTGCCACATTCGAATTGAACGGCATCACAGAAATTATCTGTAGTATAAGTATCCGCTACTTTAGCTTTAATAGCATTTCTCTTTGTAAGAGTTGCAATAATACGATTTGCTTTAATAGCGTGTAAGGAAGTGCCGGAAACTACAAATTCGATATCTTCGATGGCCTGATCATCCATATTATCAGCATCTACAATATCAATAGATTCATCTTCCAAAACAGCAGGTTCCTGAGCATTTTGAAGAGTTTCAGGAGCTACCTGAGGATCAATATCTTCCAAGGCATTATCTTCAAGAGAGGCCTCCTCAGTAACAGGTTCTTCTGTTTCCTGTAATTCCTCATCATCAACACCGCTTTCAAGATCAATATCTACTTCGGCACTATCTCCAGAATCCAAATCCGCCTCCTCCGTCTTAGGAACTTCATCATCCGCGATAGGAGCTTTATCTTTGGATTCCGTATTATCTTCTGCAATTTCTACCTCTTCGGCCTGTTCCACTTCTTCAGCATCACCTTGTTCATTTTCCGCAATGGATTTATGCATGAAAATTCCATCAGTACCCGCTAAAACGTTTTTAATAGCCGCTTTAACTGCAACAGAAAAATGAGTGTTTAAAGGTTCCTCGTCTTTCTCAGGAGCGGAAATAGCAGAAGGAAGCATACTATTTTTGACTTTCACGTCTGAGTCTACGATTTTCACTTTCTCTTCATTACTAATATGAGTAAGTGCAGCTCGCAGAATTTGTTTTCTGCTTTTTCTCATTTAAAAATTCCTTAAAGAAATAGAAAAATTTTTACTTTTCTTATCATTAAATTAAGGGTTGTGATTTAGAATTAATCAGTATACACTCTATATTGTGATACTTTTATTCCTTTAGTGAGAGTCTTAACAAATTTCTTTGCGTTAGTAAGGATTTTAATAAGGTCATCAAAAATATTCTCATAAAAGGCTTCATCATCTCCTATTAAGAACATAGGAATAATACCAGCAATTTTTCCATTAAGACCTAAACCTATTTCAAAGGCAAAATGATGATGTACGTCTTCTATAGTAAAAACTATAAAATCCTCAGTCATATCATCTAATTCCGGTTCACTAGTAAGAATAAAGTTAAAGCGACTAGCAATATCGTCTATATCATCTGCCAAAGTTTGAATATCCAAATCCATTTTAAATTCCTTAAAAAATTTTAAAAAATTATTACTTTTCTTATCATTAAATTAAGAAAAGTGATTTGAAATTATTCTTCAAATTCCAGTCGATAATCTTCTAGGTTAAATTCTTTGGAGAGATATTTTATAAATTTATCTGCTTTCTGAAATTCTTTAACCAATATTTCAAAGCAATCATCACTGGTAACAAAAGCAAATTCATCACTAACAAACTCAATTTCACCAGCGGAAATAATATCGGGATTTTCTACTCGTACAGCAAAGCTAATATTCTTGTCTTTAAGAGTTGCCTCAAGATATTCCTCTTGCTCATTCGAATCATCGAAATTAAAATAATCAAGAATAAAACCCGCTCTTTTAGCTATGTATTTAAAATCATCTTTTAATACATTAATATCAAAAGCCATATTTAAATCCTTTATAAAATAACATTATCTGATTGTGCGGGAGCCCAAGCAGGATCGGGAACAATAGAAGTTTCGATAGGAGATAACGCATGAGCGTTTAAAAATACTAAATGCGTATTTCCTTCATAATCTTTTACTGTTCTAAAATTAACATCGTTAATACTGGAAATATGAGAGCAACAATGCTTATCGTCACAAATTTCACCGCAATACGAGCAAGTGAAATAATAGGCTTCCGCCCCCATAGAATATGTATTAATTTCTCCAGACATGACTTTCTCAGCAATTTCCGGATATTTTGTTTTATCAATTGCTAAAATACCGGTTACTTTACAAAGTCTATTTCCGTTATATCCTTCAATACGTCTTAGAGAAACATCTAAAATCACCCCATGAGCTTTGGTAGGATCTTCGTTGCAATTATGTGCTACAACGCTATTAGCAATATAATTATGTTCCTCTTCAACTTCTAAATTATAAACAGTTTCCCGTTTTGGATTAATAATTTTTGTCGCAATAGGAAATAATAAATAGCCGCTTCTGACTAAAATACGAGGACCTAATTCCTTATGCTTAACTTGCCTAAAGTTAAAAGAATATTGTTTTTTTATCTTATTAAATAATTCTTCGGGCATTACATGAAAAGAACAACCAATCTCGTAAAAGTTATATATGCCTCTACTAGGCTTGCCTCCTTTATTTTTTCTCAATTCCCCATTGCGTTTTATAGACGTTTCGTCAAATAATCTAAAATAGCGTAAATAGCGCTTATCTGTATAAACAGAAGGCCAATTTTCGCTACCGTTAGCAGTAGCAGGAGCACCTATAAAACCAAAAGCGTGCTGTAAGTCAAGAGCTAAATTAACAGAAGTAGTACTACATTTAAGTCTTTGACCTTTAAGACATCCATCTCCACTTATATAACCAGCAAGAAAATTCAAAATACCGTCTTTATCCCAAGTTCGGACTTCACCTTTTAATTGCTTCTTAAAAGAATAACATCCTATGTTATCGTAACAGAATTGTGCAAATTTTCTTGAATAAATCCTAATGGTACAAGTATTAGTACTTTTATTTCTAAAAGACTTACATAAATATCCTAAATTATCACAACACTCTTTTATGCGGGACTCAAAATTAGTTTCTGCATAATTAATTGTAAGACAAACACCTTCAAGTTTTTCATAAGGAGCTTTTCCACTAGGACAAATATTACCTTCTGCGGTATAAGCCCCTAACAAAAAGGCCAAATCTTCATCAACAGAAACATTACCGCCAATCAAAATTGGAGATACTAAGTAATCACCCGGATAAACATCTGTTACGGGTCTATAATGGGGATGCAGCTTAATATCTGAATCTATTAAATAAGTGCGTGAGGAAGATTTAATGCAAGAGCACGAATTTATTTCACTAGTAGTGAGACCCGTTTTCTTTTTTAATGCAATCATTGGATCATGGCTATTTTTATATTTGCCATCTTCCTTCAATTCTATTTTTGCAGAAATAACTTTTTTTGCTATTTCTGGACTATATTTCAATTGTCTAGAATCAACGACCCATAACGGATGATTTCCAGTAACACACAGAGGCTGTATCAAACCTAATGCATCTATCATATAGGTTTCTTTGTCTCTGTTTTTAAAAATTCGTGTTACTTTTTTAACCCGTTTAGATCTCGTATAAACTTCATCACCTACTTTTATTTTCGCTATTTGCTTAAGTCCAGTAGGAGTAGAAATTAAGGTTTCCTTTGTAAAGCAATGGTTATAAAACACAGGGGCTCCCGCCCAACCTTTATAAGCCATTCTATTATTAGGAGGAGGCATAAAACGAATTAACTCTTCCAAAGGAAAAGCAATTCCATTACGATTGGGAAGATCGGAAGGGCAAATTAAAGTAGAAACAAAGAAATAATCATTGAGATCTTTAGAAATACAATAAGCTTCCGCAGCTAAAGGAAACCAAGATAAATCCAATGATTTAATTTCTTGTGAATCTTTTGATAAACTTGTTTCTGCAGTAGCAGTCGAACGAATTTCAAACATTTTTATCTCGTTATAACATATAAAGTTCCGGGAGCAGAAAAAGTAACTTTCATGCAACAACAGGCAATAGGATCTAGAGCAACGATTGCTCCTTCATCAATAGTAGTTTTATTAACCCAAGCAATTGTTTTTTGAACCTCTTCGTCCGGATCAGAAGCTCTAGCTTCATTTTGAAGAGTAAATTCTACGGTTACAGAAGCTCCCACGGCTTGAGCATAGGTACATTGATCAAACTTACCGGTTAAATAATCTGTCGCTTTAATATAAGCAACGTCTCCTGCTTTTTCCCCAACAACTTGACAATAACTCAAAGGTTCAGAAACCTGAGGGTAAGAAAGACCTAAAGGGCCGGAAGCTCCCCTATGTCTTATATGATACATGCCATTGCCAATTAATACGGCCATTTTATTTTCCTTCATTAAAAACCTCTGAAACTATGTCAGAGGTTGTTTTATTAGTTTTCTTGATCTTCTTCGCCGTCTCCCTCATCTTCCCCTTCTGGAGGAATAGTGGGTTCAGGTTCTTTAGGAGGTTCCTCAGAAGGATCTTTTTCTTCCTCTGGTAAATGCTCTGCTAAAAAATTAGCATCAAACTGAGGGAAAGGAATATTTTTCTCAATATTAAGATAAGCTCTTAAAAAAGGATAATCCTCAGGAAGAACGTCAGTACCGGAACTTACCTGATATCCTGCAGCCTTGGCAGCCGCTTTTACGTCTGTTAGTTTCATAAAAACCTCGTTGTAATTAATTAAACTTCAGGATTACTAAACATAAAATTTTGATATTCTTCATATTCCACAGCACTAAGGGAATGAATTTTTAAAAAAGATTTTACATCCTCTACCTTCTCAAAATTTTTAATTAAAAGCTTAATAGCTGGTTTAAAAGGCAAGGTAGTAGTTTTTAAAAACTTTTTATTAATCCCTTCCGGAATTATTTGGAAATAATATTTCTTATTAATAAGAATAACCTGAATATCCAACTTTTTACTTGGTTCAAAAGAAGGATATTTTTTAATGCTGTCAATAGTCTTTTGAGAAAAAGACTCTTTAGAAATCTTATAAAGAGCTTTCCATGAAGGTAATAGCTTACGAATATTTTCTACATTGAAAATTTCCTGATACAAAGGGGTCTTTAATTCTGCCATCAAGATTTTAATATTTTGAGCATTAAAAGGACATACATATCCTACATCCAAATAATTAAAACCTAAATTCTGTAAAACCATTTTATTTTCGTAATAACCTGAACAGGGATACTCTAGGAAGAAACGATTATTAAGAATAAAAGGTTTTAAAATAAAAGAATTAGCTTTCTTCTCTACTATTTTTCTCTTTCGTAAAATAGGTTTATAAGGTAGTCCTATTCTCTTTTCAATCTCTTTTCTCAAAAACGAAGTATTAGTAGTGTGAGATGTGAAGATTTTATTAGGAGAAAAAGACATTGTTTTAAAACCTAAATCCACCTGAATACCACCTTTATTAATTTTCTTAATAAGACCACATCCAAACTCAGTATAAACAGCCTGATTTTCTAAAAGGTTTTCTTCCTCGTCTGCTCTTACTAAACGTAATTCCTCCGCTTTGTATATATCCATATTTTCTACAAAAGGAGTTTCTATATAAAAGCAATTGCTAATATTATCATTTACTGGTACAGGAGTAAGTTTTATATTACCAAATTCATCCAATTCACTAGGATGTTTTTTTCTATACTCTTTATATTCTCTATTGATTAGTTTGTTATAACTACTATAAGCTTCCATATAAGGAGTCAAATATTCCTGCTCCATTTCTTTGCGAATATGTTCTAATGTCATGGGAATAGGAGCAAGATTTGGTAAATTCAAATAATCCTGATTGTGAGAATTATCGAATTTACTAACACTTATAAGCTTAGCTACCAAACGAGCCATTTTACAAATATCAACAGTACGAGAGGCTACAATCCAATCAAAATATATATTAGCACGCTCTTCAGATTTTTTAAGCTGAGGACGATTAATACGAGAATTACCCTGCTCTAAAGAACCGGGAGTCCATGTGTATTGAATACGAATTAAACGAGAAGCCATTTGAAGATTCAAACCGGTATTCATTGAAGTTTCAACTCCTACCATCCATTTTTTAGAATCCTCTTTTTCAAATTTATCTATATGAATATACTTTTCTGCGGCCTTATATAAAATACCACTTTCTTGCAAATTATATTCAGGTAATTTTGACGCTTTATAAATTGCTTCAGCTACGGCAATATTTTGACAATAGATAATTATTTTCCCCGGAATATCTTCTTCAATATGATCCTTAACAATATCAAGAACTTTTCTAACCTTGGGAGAAATTCGATCCTCTCCTTGCAATATTTTTCCAATATTAGTTTCGTAAGGAGCTGCCGTAAAAATTTCAAGCTTTTGCAAATAAACTGCTAACATTGAAGCTAGGGTATCCTCGTCTCCGGTTTCTTCCACCTCTGAAAGGTTTTCTTCAGTAGATTCTTTATATTGGCGAAGTTTTTGCATCAAAGCTTTATTACTCTGAATTTCTTCTAAAACTTCTCCTAATAAAACCCGATATAACTCCTGCTGTTTTTCGGTTAAAGAAACTACATGAATTTTTTCATATTTTGGAGGTAATAAAGCTGCCCATTCTTTACGTAAAGCTTTTCCAACTACTATATTACGACTAATGGATTTCATTACCAAAGCTTCAGTTCCGATTTTCCATCCACCTTTAGGCAGCTGATAAATACTGGTAAAATCTTTTAAACTTCCAAAAATAGAAGGATCTAAAATACCTATTTGAGAAACTAAATCAGCAATGGTATTATGAGCCATAGTACCAGAGGCTAAACGAACTTTTGGTATCGAAGTTACTAAACCTCTCACAGCTTTTGACCGTAAAGAAGTAAAATTTTTAATAGTTTGAGATTCGTCTAAAAGGCAATATTGAAAAGAAAAAGATTTTAAAAATTCTTGAATTGGAAAAATGTTAATTTCGTAATTACCATAACCACAAACTTGTGCCCGATATTTTAAAACGTCATAAGAAGCTATAACTACTGTGTTAATAGGAGCTTGCGAAATAACATCTCTTAAGCGATCTAACTCTTGAGTCTGCACAACAGAAGTCGTTAGGGGAATTACGTTTAATTTACCATGAGTAAAATAAACAACTTCTTTTACATATTGACCCACCAAGTGAGTAGGACATATAATAAGATAAGGAAAAGATTTATTTTGTTTGAGATTAGTAAGGATATCCAAAATAGCTAATAGGGATTTACCTCCCCCTGCACTAACCGGAAAAATAGCGTATTTAGGATTTTCTTTCATAATATTAAGAATTTTCCTTTGATGGGGTAATAACCCAATAGAATCACTAATCAAAGGAATGGAAGGAACTTTCCAATCTTTTTCTATATTTTGATTAAGAGCATGTTTTCGTTCTTGCTCAACCAATTCATTCAAATTAGAGGAAAGAGAATTGTATTTTACTATCGCTTTAATGAGTCCATACATTCTCAATACTCTAGGAATATAATAACTAATCTCTAATCGAGTATAATCTTCTTCTATTATCTTAATAAACTTTCTAAAAATAGGAAAGTAGTATTTAAGCAAAGGATTAGCTTCATTTATCTCTTTTAAAGAAAAAACCTTTCCAAATTTCCAAAACCTTTCTTTAAGACTTGGAGTATATACTTCAATACAAAACATAGCATCTTCAACAAAACCATGGCCATAGTTATTTTTATTTTGTCGAAGAAGTTTAAAATGATTAAAAAGCTTTTCTTTTTTATCTCCTAAGCAAGCCCATCCAAAAACTTCCTCATAATCTATATCTATATTAAAAGCATCAGGACATACATTTTTTATAAAAAGATCTAAAGAAAGTAAAAAATCAGGATTAACTTCAACTCTTTCAAATATGTTTTTAACGTGAGCAGGGGTTAATTTACGAAAATTAGAGAGATCTAAAATCTCAAGATCTCCTTGACCTTGAGTATAGGAAAGAATATTATTTTTCCAATCAGTTAAAATAATTCGATCACTAATATCATCATTAAAAGTAAATTTGGTAAAACCTAAAGGACTGGAAACTCGAAACTCATTATCATACCAATCTACTTTATTAACCTTACTAGGAATATAGTAAATTTCTCCTAAATCAGAAAGACAAAGATTATCTTCATTCAAGCAAGTAGGTTTACTCCCTTTGATATTATCTAATATTTGACAAAGAGGAGAATATGCTTTAAGTTTTTTAAAAAAGCAAGACTTTTGCCAAAAACTAAGAATATTCCAAAGGTCTACTTCCCTCATTACCGAATAAGATAATGAACTAATTTTCTCGCAGATTTTAGGAGAAATAAAAAATTCAAAATAAAACCGTTTTTCTTCAAAAAATACTCCTCGATAAGTTTCTTCGAAATTTTTAGGTAAAAAACAAGGAGACTCTTTAAAAGAACAAGGAAGAGGGTTTTTTTGTTGAAAATTTTCAATATCTTTTTTTATAGCAAAATAGGTTTCCCTTAGAGCATCTCGTTTAGTTTCCGGTAAATCATAATTGAAAAAATCTTGGGAAGATAAAAGAATATGAGACAAATCTTCTATGGAAAAAGATATACGATATAACACTCCCTCCCCTTCTTTTTTAACAAAAGAAGTAGCTTTTTCAAAAAAATTAAAAAAGGCCTTCAAGGTTTGCTTGTCGGCCTTTGTGTAATCAAAGCCTAATCCTCTAGGAGAAATAAGACTATAAAGGATATCAGCTAAAATAAAAGATAAATTACTTCTTTTATTTAAAGAAAATTTTTTATTAGAATATAAAATATTAAAACTCATAGTTGAGAAAAAATCTTACAAGGATTCATTTTTAACATTGGTTCTAATATTATACCATATATAAACCGTTTAAGGGATGTTTTACTAGGAATAGGGTCAGGTAAAAAGGGTAATAATGGTATTGAAATACAATAACCTATTCTTATTCGATTATTAGAAACAGGTTCTAGAATAAGAATTACCCCATCATTCAAAGTAAGATTATAACCCTCATAACTCTTAACAAAATCATTTTTTTGAGCAAAAATCTCCAAAAAAGTAGGATCTTCTCTATCTTGCTTTTCAAAATAACATTCTACCGTATTACGAAGATTAAATCCTAAAGTATCTGGAAAATTAATTTCAACTTTCGAATTATGAGGATTTTTAATACTCTCAATAAGGTTATCCAATTTAGCAATAGCTTGAGCTCTTTTTGAAGATAAAAGCTCTACCACTTGGCTATTAGTATTCTCTCGAGAAACACTAAAAGGGAATTTATTATTGTCGGAACATTTTTTAAAAAATTCTCCTATAACCTTACCCCATGCTTCCACAGGAGAAAGATTTTTAGAAAAAATTAAACTTTCTTTCCATTCATTCAAAGCATTTGGAGAAAATTTACTAGGATAATTTTCTTCAGTAGGATAAGAATTTTGCTGTTGAATAGATAATCCTAAGTTTAAAAGAAAAGGACTTCCGAGCTCTTGTTTTGCCATAATTTAAATTCCATATTGCGTTAGCGCCTTTTTATCATATTCATCTTCCTCAGAATCTTCAGATCCATCCATATCTAAAACATTAGAATCATTAAAATCAGGAGAATCTTGATCCCCATCTAAAATAAGGAGAGAATCTGTAGGGATCTCTGTTTTATCATAATCATTAACCAAAACTTTTTGATCTTGAGTTAATGCTCGTAACTCTACAGAAGTTCTTTTAATAACTTTTGCAAAAACCGGAGTATTATTTAAACCTAAAGCTTTACCTAAATGACTCAACTGTTCTGTAGTAGCACTAGGAACCAACTTCAAATAATCATCAAGAAAACAAATTAATTCTTCTGAGGTCATCTTCTTTTCCTGTATAAATGTCTATGTCGCTTATTGTGACAGGAGAAACAGAGGGAAACTAAATTAGACATAGAGGTAGTTCCTCCTCGGGAAAGAGGAATAATGTGATGTACTTCATTAGCCCGTTTCCCGCAAAAGACACATTTATAATTGTCTCTTATTAAAACTTTTTCTCTAATAGAAAACCATCCGTTTTTTACTCCTGAATTATAAGTATCTCGTTTTATCCTTTTCATAAATATATGATTTTATATTTTCCTTTTATAAAATTCAAAGAAAACTAAGAAAAAACTTTTAATAATTAATAACAGCTTTTACAATTTCTTTGAATTTTTTACTTTTCTTGATAAAATCTAAACTTTTGTTTATTGGAAAAAGGAAAGGTTTATCTTTTTCAGTAACCCAAATTTCATCAAGTAAAGTTTCTTGTTCATAGAGCTCATAAACTCTTTCATCATCATATGCATCAGAAAGAGAAAAAGATTTAACAATTCTGTATAATCGATAACAGTCTTCTCCTGGTTGCTTAACAATTACAATGCTAGTAAGAGTGAGCAAATTTTCGTCAGTATGACTTTCACAATACATTGTTGTGATAATTTTAGAAAAATCTAATGAAAAGACAGGATACAGGGTAACATTCATATTTTTTCTCTATAATCTAGCTATTTATATTATAACACAATATTTCTAACCTTTATTAGAGCAAAAAATAACCCTGTTGACATAAGTATCAACAGGGGCATAGCAAATAAGAGATTATGAAATAATGGAGAATATTAACAGGAGATCATAATCCTTTCATCTTTTCGGATGACCTGCTATAAAAGATTTAACAACCTAATTAAGTATATTATACCACAATTTTACTCAAAAACAACCCCTGAACCGAAAATATTTGGAATTTTTATAAATTCTTCACAGAAAGTTTTAGCTATTTCTTGTTGGAACGGTGTAAGGTCAGAAGATAAGGGAATTACAGATAATACTAGAATACCGGTAGATCGTTGATAACGGAGATTTCTATAAGTTAACAACTGTTGATTAAATTCTGAACTTAAAAGACGAAGATTTTCAAAAAGCGTTTTTTTAAATAATTCCTTATCTAAAGGAATATCCCCTGTAACCCTAAAATAAGTCTCCACATATTTATCCAGTAAAGAAGGTCCTATACGTTTAAAATCTCTAGGAACTTCCAAAACGGTTGCTATCCAATATTTTACCATATTTCTATTTCTTTTAGTTTAAAATCAGTCACTTTATTTTGCCAAAAATAACCGAAAGAATTATTCACTAAACGAGTCTTTCCTATAAACGTATCAATTTTTTCATGCACATGACCAAAGATCCATGCCTTTATATTGCTTTCTAAAACTAGATTTTCTAAAGAATTGCAAAAAGCACTTTCTAAAATAGAATTTTTATATCTGTTATTAAGAAAAATCGGGCTATGATGAGTAATTATTAAACAGGGTTTTTTACAAAACATTTTTAAAGCAGTTAAACTCTCTTCGTAAGCTTTACAATAATTCTGATAATCAGAAAACTCTTCAATGAATTTGAAATCCTTGATCATTGAGTATATAGCAGGTACATTCAAGGGATCTAGCTTACTCCATAAGGTAGTTCCAAAAATATTTACATTTTCTATTAAAAGAGACTCTTTTTCCAATATAAAAATATTATCTTTTTGATACCTCTGTTTCCAAATTTTTGGAGCATTCAATGAATAATTCCAATAATCATGATTTCCTAAAACACAAACAATCTTCTCATATTTTCGTTTTACTAATGTGAAAAAATAAGAAGTATAAAAATCATTCTGAAATCCTAGATCTCCTGCTATTAAAAGGTTAGGAGCGTGAGGATTTTTAAAAAGATTTTCTAAAAACTCCAATCCTTTGTCACCACTGCCCTGAAAATGATCTAAATGTAAGTCGGAAACTATTTCAAATTTTGTCATACAAAAAAGAGGGCTTTAAAGATTAAAGGTTATCTAACTCTTGAAGAATTTTTTCTCGCTCAATCTGCAGATCAATAAGACGTAATTTAGTTTCGAGCATTTTCTTTCTATCTGGCTTTTTCGTTTCTGTTTTAGTCGCTTTCTCTTCTACATTAATTGGTTTTTCTTGTGCTTTGATGATAGGTTTTTGTGCTACCTTAATCACCTCTTTAGTCGAAGAAAAAGAAATCGTATTTTTCTCTCTAATATAATTCATCAAATCTTTCCAAGCAGGTTTTTTAATGCCACAGTTATAAATAGCATCAGTAATTTTTCGATAAGAATCACAAGAGCCAAGAAAATTTTTAGCAAGGCATACATCGTGATAATCAACCACATCCCCTGATGGGAAAGGATAGGAAAAATTCGGATAAGTTTCAAGCTCTTCAGAGGAATAATATCCTAAAAAAATTCTTTTAGTTGTTCCATTAGAACAATCTCTAAAGAGATAATAAACACTAAAAGGAACTTGGGGTTTTTCTCTAAGCAAATAAAGCGAGCTCCTTGCACCAAAACCTAGTTTATGAACTTCCTTAGTTTTAAAATCGTAGGAATTAACAATAAACTGAGTTACTTGTTTCTCAGATATAAAAGATTTGTGGCTCATCAATATTCTCCTGTTAAAAATTAACTTTAATGCTTTATTATAATACATAAAAAAGAAAAGGACAAGTCAGAGAGAACTTGTCCTAAAAAATTTTCAACAGGATTAAACGTTAGCTTTCAATTACATCATAAATTTCGTTAATTTTTTCTAATTCCTTATCATACTCTTCTTTAGAAATCTTGCCTTCGGTAAGAGCATCTTGTAAATCACAATCCCATTCATCAATGAGATCTCGTAACGTTGAAATATATCTTTTAGAGATTTCACAAACTTCCATAAACTCACCTATCCACAAAACTCTTTTAAAAGTTCAACAATCTTTGAAGCCTTTTCCAAACGGTCTCCGGAAATTTCTAAGGCATTAATATCTAAAGCAGGAAAAGAGTTTATAAATTTCTCAAGCTCTTCTTTCGCTTCTTTTATTTGCTCTATAGCAATATTGGCAATCTCTTTTTCACAATTCATTTTTTCAAATACTCCAAAGCAGATTCGATTTCTTCTACTGAACTACCGGGAGAGGTACCATCACAAGAAACTTCTACGCGAATACGTTTTCCATGATTAGAAATCACGAAAGAAATTTGATCATCCTCAACCTCGAAATTTGAAATAGAAAAACCTTGCTTTTTAAAAAAGGAAATTAAAAAATCTATTCCGCCTAAATCCATGTTATCAAAATTCATTTTAATACCTTTGGAGCATACATATCTTTCCAAACATAGTTAAGTCTGAAATTACCTTTTCCTTTAGGGTATTTGTAAATAAGATTATTTTCTAACAATCTTTTTTCAATACGACGGTAGGATTCAGGAGGAAAATGTTTTCGAACATCAAAAGCTTTATAAACAAACTCTTCACTGCATTGGTCGTAGGCCAATATTAAATAACATTTGTCGGAATAAGTTATATTTGGAATATTCATGACATATTTTGTATATACGTCCATTATATTATCCTAGGGAAATGAGGAAAATTACTGTGACAGCAATAGCAAAAATCCACGTAATAGTAATCATCCAAAAAGGATCTTTCATAAGAGATTTCTTCATAAAAAATTTTTAATTTGGAAAGAACCAAAAGCATAGAATTGTAGGCGTTTCATGGACGCCTCGTTTCTAAGATTTTTCGTTGATAGATCTAGAACATATTATTACTCATAAGTCCATGAAACCTATATTTCATAACATGCTTACTCTAGCAAGCAATCTATCGCTAGGCCCTTTGAAGCTAACGCTCTTCCTAAACTTCTATTTGCCGGAATCAAATATCCGGTAGTTCTTTCCAAATTAAAAAATTCTAAGAAACCCCTATCATACATATACAAGGCATATAGGGAACGACTGTAGTTTGGAGATTGGTGAATTTTACCAAAGGCAACTGAGAGAGAATGTTATGTATATTAGTTACTACAGATTTTAATTATTTTCCTATTAAAAGTATATAAGAAATTTCATTTATTTTCAAGTATTTTAGGAATATTTTTATAGTTTAATCGAAGAAGCTTTCTTTTGTTTATATAAGCCACTGTAGAAATATGACCCTTCTTAGCCAAACTATTTTCTATTCTCCCTATAGAAGATCGAGGAAAAACACATCTTACAATTTCCTGATAATATTGATACTCTTCATCACAAGCATCATATGCTAATAATAAATACAGCCTTTCTCCGTGACTTAAATCAGGAATATTTATTACATGCCTAGCGTAATAATTCATATAAAAGATTTTTCTAAATCTCAAAAAGAAAATTGTTGAGAATCTTGCGGCCTCGAACCGCAAACTCTACCTAATTTCTATATAGCATGGGTAGCGTTTTTGCCCAAGGCTAAAAAGTGCACGCTATTACAAATTCTAAGCCTATTAAACTAAGATTCTCGTAACTATGTTAATCTTTTCTAACAATCAATGCTATTTATACTTTCCCTAAATAGAGTAGACTATTTCCAAACCTTTGAACCTTAATAGTCTATAGAGGTTTTTCCCACACTTCTCGGGAACTCGGATATATTCTCGTCCTATGTCTTTTACCATCAGTTTCGGATCACAGCTAGTTCACTAGCATAATTCGCTGGAGCAGCCGGCTAAACTCCAACTTCTATGTTATCATTTTATGTGGTTATACCACATCTCGCTTTAACATAGCAAAGGGACGAGGCTACTAATAATCTAGGCAGCTCTAGAAGGATTTCATCTTACCATCCCAAAGATAGGTTTCTACAATAAGTTAGTCACTTCCTGTCGAAACCAAATGTTGAATATTCAAAAGTACCAGAAAGAAGAGATTCGAACTCTTATATACGTTACTTCCCAATCAGTACACTTTCTAAAAACTTCCAAACGATCAACGAAGCTTATATGCAACGGGAAAATATCAGCTTAATACGCTGGAACAATGCTCTTGGATATTTCTATATATTCCGACCCTTGACATTCTAACTTGCTTAGAAGTTTATATGCAACAGCAAAATACAAGCATTTCTCTAGGACAATGTTCTTGGATGTCACCAATATTCCCTCCGGTTAACATTCTAGCTAATAACTATATCTTCAGATATAGAACGCGTGACTCCTTGAAGGCTTCACTTAACAGAATCTATCGAATTTTTATCGATTTCTTTACCAAAAAATTTGATATTATTTTAAATAAACTAAGATTCTATGATGCTAGTCTTTCCTAGCAGTCATAATCATCTTGAATTAAAGTCAAGGGTCTTTGCCTCTTGTCCGTGTTCTTTCACACCGTCAGACATTTTAAGCTATCGTCTTGCTACTTTCCTACAACCCCCAAAAGTCGCACAAACTTCGTTGCAGGAAAATTTTGGTGGGAGATACTGGACTCGAACCAGTAACAGAGTCTTATCTAGGCTCCGCTTTAAACGGGTATAAGCCGTTCCCTTTACCATTAAGCTAATCTCCCTTAACTGTTAAAATAATTATACTACCTAATCGAAAAATAATCAACTAAAAATCGAAGTTTTTCTACTTCTTTTAAAAAATTTTCACGCCTCTCATCATTTTGCAAGCGGTCTAAAATAACAGCAGAAGAAACTTCTCCTTTTCTATCTGCAGAAAAATCTTTTAAAATAGCAATTTTATTAGCAATTGCTTCAGCTACTGGCAATTCTTCGCCGTCAATTACTCTTTGAAAAACACCTTCGTCAATAACAGCATCTTGTGATTCAATCATAATTGCTTCCCTTATAATGGTGCCGAGGACGGGAATCGAACCCGTATGGATAAAATCCGAGGGATTTTCTTACTACTCTTAGTTTCCTAAGCCAAATTTCTTTGTTGTAGTCTGGACTATATCTTCATCTACTAGAGATGTGCAGTGCATAGTCTCTGAACCTTCTTCATTTTTGAAGCTCGGCTGCTGATTGACCAATTTCCCATAGTTTTTGAACTTTCACATTCGCCGTTTCCAACCATGTTGTAGTCATGGGAACTATAAGGTTATTCCAGCAATTCTCTGCATTTCCTTTATTAGATCGCTCTAATAAGGCTCGTTGCCTGTTTAAAAATGAATGTAATTTCACATGAGCTTGTCTTGACATAACTACTAAATTAGTTAATTCATTATTTTTTGGATTACCATCTAAATGATGAACTACCTGACTTGTATTTAGTTTTTTACCCAAGACTTTTTCCGCAATATTACGATGCTGCCAAATATTGTTTTTATAATTTTTTGAATCATAAACATATTGATTCTTTTGTTTACGATTAAAACTAATAAAACACTCTCTAGAACAAAATAAAGAATCTTTTTTAAAACCAAAGTATTCTTTACCACAATTACAGCATATACGCTTATACCTTGTTCCTACTTTAAGCCCTAGAGCTTTTTTAGCTTTTCGCTGTATGGCTTTTCTTTGAAGAAAATGCTTATGACAGTACCTTCTTCCTAAATCAGCTTCACAATTACATCCATCAATACAACAGGTTTTCATTTAACTAACCCCTAATTTGATTTTATAAAATCAAATTTTGGAGTAAAAGTTAAATTAAACCAAGTCCCTTGCGTCTACCTATTTCGCCACCTCGGCATTTTGCTATTATTTACACTTTTAAAAATTTTCTTCTTTTTTAAGAAGCTTAAATAATTTCTTTATCTCTTTTTTACACTCTTTGCCTCTTTCAAAGACTTTTGAAAGAGCTTCGGAACTTCGTTGATTTGAAACCATTTCTATAAGAACTCCTTCTACACAAGCTTGATAATTTCTAATAGAATCAAAAGTATCTATAAGTTGACAATAAAGAGCTTCATATTCTCTACTATTAGCAAATTTAGAACAATAGGGGAAATCTCTTACTGAAAGGGAATTATCATTATCGTAATGACAGAAAAGGTAATAATAAAAAAATGTTTCAAGAATTACCTTCCCTTCTTCAACCGGTTTAGCATACCCTCGTTTTATTAGAGAGTAAATAAACTTACGAGCAATGTTTCGGTTAATTCTATGAAATTCAAAAAAATCATAGAGTTCCTTTTTTGCAAAAGGAGCTACGGGATTTGGTAAAGTACCAAGAAACTCTCTTAATACTCGAGATTTGACGTCTTGGTTTATCATTTTTAAACTCTCCTGTTAAAAATTTATCTAACAAGGTTATTATACCAAAAATTTCTTAGCAAGACAAATTAAATACTTCACAGAATTTTTCCCAAGTAATTGCCCGAGCTCCCGCCTTAGCCACTTTACTAGATTTCTTATTCTCTTTATATAAGAGATAAGTAGTTTTAGAAGAGAAATTGACAATCTCTCCGCCCAACTCAATAATCTTTTGCTCTTGTTCTTTGTCGCGATAACCGGTAAAAGTAATTCTCTGATTAGAAAGAATCCCTTCTTTCTTAACATTAGGGGAGGGTTTTATAAAGCTATCAAAATACTTTTTATTCTTCTCATACCATTGAGAAAAGTTTTCCAAACCATCCGCAATTTGTTGAGCAGTGGCTTCCTGAATGCCTTCTCCTAAAAAATATTCCATTGGTTTTTTATGAGTAAGGGATTCTACAAAATCAACTCCGTTATCAACCGCATTCTGTAATTTTCTAATACCAATACCGGCATCGAAACAATTTGAAGCTACCATCAAAGTAAGCAAAGAATGATGCTCTAATATAATAGAGTGAAGGCTTTCAAAAATATTCTGTCCTTTAACCTTACCGAAAACCTTTTGTAATTTTTGAGGAAAATCTTCTTTAGTTAAATTATAAAGAAGGCCGGAAATAGATTTAATACCTTTGTTATAAAGAGTCGCTACAGAACTCGAAGCAATATTCTTAGAGCCGAGTAGTTTTATAAAACGAGTAATTTCTTCAATCTTTTGTTCGTCAGTTTTTTCAACAGAAACAAAATGAACCCCTTCCATTCTATAAGGAATAGAAGGATACTGTAATTGTCCTTGCTTTTGCACTCCTACAATTTTAGGGATAACTTCTCCGGAACGTACTATAGAAATAATAGCTTTTGGACCAATTTTTCGTTCAATCATCCACTGAGCATTATGACAAGTAGCATACTTAACCGTCACTCCTTGCAATTGAACTGGCTCAATCTCTACCTTGGGAATGATTCTACCGGTATGGGAAACTTGGTAAACAATTCTCCTAACAGTAGCAGAAACCTCACAAGTTTTTAAATTCTCTTTATAAGCTACAATATTCTTTGGTTTATCTGAATTTTCATAATCATAATAAAAGGAAATGGGAGCAATAACTACACCATCGGCTTCATATTTATAATCACGAATTTTCTTCAAATAATTTTCTTCTAAACCGGCCTTACCTACAGAGCATCGAACAATTTTTAAACCAGCAGCTTTAGCCTCTTTCAAACCTTCTATAATATTTTTAGAAAATTCTCCTAAAACCACAAAATCAATATCATGAATGCAAGGATGAATATCAGTACGGTTTAAAATACCGGAAACCATATTGCGATTAGATTGAAATTCTTGATCCCATTTTTTGAAAGTTTCTTTAGAAACAATGGCTTCACATCTAAAGCAAAGATCTTTTTTATTGGAAATATTTCTAGGAAGTTGTTTTAAAAAAGGTAGAAAAAAAGAAATATCTTTTCCTTTTTCTCCATCTCCCCTAGTAATAAGTTGTATAGGATTACCATCTTTATATCTAAGCAATACACTACTGCCATCTAATTTAGCCATATAAAGATACTTTTCCGAAAGATTTTTCTTCCAATATTTTTCAATCTCTTCAGGATAATATTTGTTTAAAGAAGGCATAAAATGGGGTAAAACAACCTCAGTTTTTTTACCTACTTTAATACCCGTTTTTTTCAAACCAATCCAATCAGGACATTTTTCTTTCAAAAAATCTTCTAACTTATCAAACTCTTCATCCGGCATAATAGAGTCACCACTATTATAGTAGGCCTCTTTTGCTCTCATATAAAGATTTTTTGCTTTCAGGATATCCATAGCGTGAATCCCAATATAAACCTAACATCAAAGAATTTTTCCATCTCATAGAAAAGGGGATGACTAAAATTACCTTCGTTAATTACTTTACGCAAGGTAGTTTGTTGTTTGAGACCTAATTCTTTGGTTAATTTTCGAATATCACCATCTTTGTCAATAAGAAGACATTGAAGGGATTTTTTAAAAGTATCATAATTTTTGGAAGTATTGCCTTTCCAAATATAAACGGTTTCTCGGTAAGGAATAGATTTCTTTTTCAAAAATTGAACAATTTCTTTTTCCGAAGAAAAATATTCCCCTTTAAAAACCGTGCTAATATCAAACTGAGTAAACTCTTTTAGCATTTACAAAAGTAACTAGGTAAAGAAACAGTAGCACTGCACTTACGAGTTTCTTCAAAACTTACTCGTTCTAATACAACCTCTTTTGGTAAAAACTTTGGACCAACTTCCTCTAATAAATAACTGGCTAAATTTTCAGCAGTAGGATTAAAAGGAACTACTACTACCGTCTTGTCAAGAGAAATCAAAGCATCTTTCAAAGGATCCTTTTCCCATACTAAAAAACGATGATCCCAATTCCTTTCCAACCATTCACAAAGAATACTTTTAATAACACTAAAATCAATTACTCGACCAACAGAGTCGGTTGTGGGAGCAGAGATATAAAAAGTTACTCTACCATTATGACCATGAAGATTTCTGCATTTTCCTTCATGACCAACTACTCTATGGCCATAACTAAAATCATGGTAACGAGTTGCAGTGAGTTTATTCATATTTATCTTTCCTTTGGTATGGTTAAATCATAAATATTTAAATCGGAGATAGTAACATCTCCTAATTGATTATACTCTTTTATATCTTCCTGTTCTAATATTTTAATAAGTTTGCTTAATTTTTTTTGCAAACGTTCTCTTTGAAGAGAATCATGGCATAAAGCTATTTTATAAGAAAGAGATATTCTCTTTTGTTCTAGTTCATCCCGAGTCATAAATATTTTTGAAAACTTAATAAATAATCATTTACATGTTCTTTATCAATATTGAGATATTTGCAAAGTCTACTCAAGTACTGTTTTTCCGTATGATTATGGTAATAATCGCTGTTATTCATATTAAGATAAGAAGAAAACTTTTTATCGTAATTACCCAAGAATAAATTTATAAAAATTTGCCCTTTTCTGTCTATCTTTTTCTGAATATTAGAAAGAGTTATAATAGTATCTCTCTTATCTCTAATTTCTTCATCAGAAGAAGAAATAGGTAAATTATCAACATTACAACAAACAGCAGCAAATCCATTAGGATTGCAAATCAAAGACTGTCTTTTTTTACGAGTATAAAAAGTAATAAGATTTATTCCTCGATTATGAATAGCACTTTTAGCAATATTTAAAGCATGTAATTCCGAAACAAAATAAGGATATTTTTTATAAATAGCGTAAATACCAGCAAACTGAAGCTCTGACACTAATTCACTTTTAGAAACTCCATAAGATCTTGTCAAAAAAATAAGCTTTTTATTAACGTATTTATTAATATAATCTTGAAAATATTTAGAATGTAAGGCACTTAAAAGTTTATCCATCCCCTTGATAGTAAGAGGCTTGCAATGGGGTTTTACTAAATTGATAGAAACTTTATTTAAAATGGGAATATCTTCGGGACATACCCCTAATAAATCACACTTTCTTCCTTTTAATTTATTATGAATATAAAGTTTACAATTTTTAAGAATATACCCATTTTGTAAAAAACGGCTATCAATTAATTTATTTTCTTCTTTAGAAAAACATTTTTTTAAATCACTCTTTTTAATATTACTAAATAAATAAGCAAATATGCTATTTATAGTTTTCTGTATTTTTTCATCATCGGAAATTTCCAGCATTTCTTTAAGCATGATTTTAAACGCTATAAGATTGAGTGATTTTATCGTAAATATCTTTGACTTTTTTCTTTTCTTTCCATTCCTTAGGAGCATTATCTAAAGTAGGAATTTCGGGTTCATAATTATCAATGGACGTAAGAATCTTTTTATTCATGGCTTTAGGATCATAAATACGTCCAACAGCAATTAACTGTTTTTTCTTGATCTCCCAATCTTTAAAAGATAAACAAGAATTAACATCAACAAAACCAAGAAAATTTTTACCACGTGAAGAAGACAAGGGAGAACCGGAAATAACCGCTTGGCCATTATTGGTATAACCTAAAACATAAGCAGATAAATAATTTCCTATATAATCATCACCTACTTTTATATAAACCTTAGAGCCAAAAGGAAATTTTTTATCTTTAGTCTTATGAGCATTCAATAAAATAGCTACAGCTAATTTAATTTGCTTTGGGGAAAACGATTCTAAAAGGGAAGCAAATATAGCAAATTGATCAGTATTTTTAATTAACTGAGAATAATCCGGTTGGAAACATTGAGAAGGGGCGGAAGCAAATTGACGTACTCCTTGAGAAGAACAAGGGGCTTCTCCCTTAGGTAATTTTTTAAAATGAAGACATTCCCCACATTTCATATTAAGTACTTGAATTATGGGTATATTTTTGAAAGATTGGGTTTCTCTTTTTTCCATGGAAATTCTCTTGAGCAGATCGTCTATAAAGAAGATTATAACCCTTTTAATAGATAAATAAAAGCTCTTTTAAAGAAATCCATATTTTATCCCCTAATATCATTAGAGAAAAACCCTTAATAATAAAAGCCTATTAGGGCTTTTTTACTTAAGATTTCCAAAATATTTGGCATATAACAAATCTAAAGCATAATTATAGATAGAAGCCCTTGAATTTAGGTTAGGTATTGCTTTTTTTAAAGCCTCTAACTTTTTTACCCTATCTCCCCCGATAGAAAAAGTAATAAGGGTTTTCTTATTAGGATCTTTTTTAGTAGCTAAATAAGCATTAGCTGCACAGGTTCCTAAATAAACTAATTTACGAACATTTTGGGAATCAAACCCTTTAACAAATTCATAATAAGATTTTTTTGATAACAAACAATTTTGAATCTTATGAACCTTAGTATGGCACCCATCACATAAAGAAACCTGAGGACCATCAGTACCTCCATAAGCTCTAGGAATAATATGATGATCCTCTCTATTAGCAAGGCCGGGAGGACAAGAATTAGTAAATCTCTTACCGCATACCCAGCAATGGTCTAACAAAATACTTTGAAATATAAAGTTTTCTGACATTTACTAAACGCAATTATTCACATCGTAATAGCCAATATCATTGGCATAATCCAAATCCAAACTTCTTATCATCATACCGGAAAATGTTAAAACCGGCTGAGCATTTACAAAGAAATCAGAAATGCTATTTACAAAAATATTGTAATTGGAACGATTATGATAATAAGGAACTATGTTTATATACAACAAAGGAATTGGATGAAACATAGTACCATTTTCTTTTCTTAAATTCAAAGCATAAGAGTAAAGCTCAGGAGAAGTAAGCGGAAGATAAAGAGAAGTCCTTGAGAGATAAGGATCGTACGCTTTAACAAGCCCTTTAAAACGGTCTCCTTCAATTTGAACAGGAAGAGCCTCAAAAACTCTATTAGGTTCCACTCTTACTACCTGATCGGCTTTACAAGTATTAAGCTCTACATAAAAAGAATCAAAATTTATAGCAAAAGGACAAGTAGAAAAAATACCTTTTAATTGTTCTAAAGTATCTTCTGTAGGAAGACAGATAGTTTGCGTAACATTCATCATATGGAAATGCCCCAACTATTGAAGGAGATATTATTTGAAGATTGTTTAAAAAGATGAGCAAATTTTTTAACATCTTTTTCAGGAATTACCCAATACCAAGAAATATTAAAACCGGTTTCTTTAGAAAGATAAGGTTTATTACTTATAAGCATATAATTGGCATTACTTCCTTCATTAAGATTTTCTAAGACCTTTTGAATACTTATTTTCTCTTCGTTACGTTTTATCCCAATAACCATCTGATTCTTGAAAATAACATAACCCTGAAAAACTTCAGTATCAAAATATTCCTGTGCTAAGAAAATATCAAAATTACCAATAGGAATCACAGAGGCTTTTCCTATAGTAACATTATACTCTTTAGCCTTTTTAATAAGCTCTTTACTTTCTTCGGTATGAACAAATTGAGTATCCTTACTTTCTTGAGAAAAAAGAGTATTGAATCTTTTTTTAGCCGAAGAAAGTTTAAGAAGAATATTTTCCTGTAAGGGTTTAAGAGAATAAAGTTCAAGATCCTCCTCCTGAATAAGCTCTTCTTGCAAACCTTCTTTTAAAGAAATAAGCTCATTATGTAATTTGGAACATTCTTTTTTAAAACCGATTGGTCGCTCTACCTTTTTTAGATTTTCTAAACAAGTAAAAAGAATTTCCAAACTTTCTTGAATATTGGAAAGAGAAACTTTCTTAAAATCTTCCGCTAAAGTTTCTGTATACTGAAATAAAGCCTGCAATAGGTTAATTTGTTTAACCAACTTCAAAACCTTTACTTTTTTAGAGGGAGAACAGTCGTTTAAACTCGTAGGATCATACTCAAATTTCTGCATACCTAGCCTTTTATATTTTAATTAAATTTTCATCCCTTATTTACAGTTTCAAGGCAAACAAAAAGGGCTCTATAATATTATAGAGCCCTTAATCAACTTCGAACAAAAATTAAAGTCCAAGAGCGTCGAAGTCATCAGCGGGGGCAGCTGTGACCTTGGGTTTAGCAACCTTAGCCTGTTTAGGAGTCTTAGGTGCTTTAGCCACAGGAGTGGGAGCTTCAGCAGTCACTTTAGGCTTACGACCACGAGGCTTTTTCGGTTCAGCCGGAACAGCGACAGCTTCAACCTTAGGTTTACGACCACGGGGTTTCTTAGCTTCTGCTGGTTTTTCCATTTCAACCTTAGGCTGTTTCGGAGTTTTCGGAGCCTTAGGGGCAGTACCCTTAAGCTGAGCAAGTTTTTCTTCCAACTTAGCAATCTTAGCATTTAACTTAGCTTCAACCTTAGCAACAGCGGCCTGAGCCTTTTCTTTCTCACGGGCTAGAGCTTCATCCTTCTTAGCTAAGGAAGCCTGAAGCTTAGCAACGCCTGCAGCATTTTTCTGCAGTTCGGAAGTCTTGGAAAGAATACCTTTAACCAATTCTTTGATGTTTGGGGTTTGTGCCATTTTATTTCCCTTTATTAAAAATGAATGAAATGAATTTCTATGAAGATAATTATAACATAAAAAATCTTTTATGGTACTTCATTTTTGTAGAAAAAGCAAATTTATTTTTAATGAACACTATAACTTGCAGTCTTTCTCTTACCTTCAATCACTCTATCTTTAAGGACGTTTTCTAAGGCCTCTTTAAAATCTTGAATGATTTTAGGTTTAGGATTTTTCAACCATCCTTTAAGAGTGTTTAAAACCCCTATTTGCTCTTTTAAAAGGGCTTCTAATGCTTCCTTATCCAGTCGTGAGAGCTGACGTACTTTGAGCTCTAAAATGATTTTTGCCTGCTCCTCGGAGATTTTTAAATGCTCTACTAAGTAGGTTTGAGAGTCCCTTTGTTTAAGAGATTCAAAAATGGTTTTAAGGTGGTTACAAGCAAAAATTAACAGTTTGCTTCGATCTACCAAAGCCTGCTGTTTTGCGATCCTATAATCCAAAGATTTAGCTTCTAGAGATAGTCTCAATTTGGACCACTGAACCAAAAGTTTACCTACCCCTAAGGAAAGGAATTTAGTATCAAATGTAGTAACCCCGTCTTCCATATTGGCAACACGATAAGTTACGTTCATTCGATAACTCTGACGAACATGAGTAAGTTTCTCAATTTTGGAAACAAAGGTCTTAAAATTCTCTCCGTTACAATCCCTACGAGCTTCTATAGTAAACGTAAGAGAACCTTTTGAATTAAAGGCCCTAGCACATTGCGGAATTGCTCTAACCCGTTTTATGAAAGTTTCCGGATTAAGTCCGGGAGGCCATTCTGAAATCTTAATAGATCGAGTTTTTTCATCAACCTCAAGCGGGGAAAAGTATTCTATACGGCCCCGACCAGTTTTCATAAGGTTAAGCCATTCCTGTCTATTTTGAGCATTATTAACTAAAGCCCCACCCCAAAGCAAAGAAGGTTTTAAAGTTTTAGCTAAATATTCATAGTTAATTTTTTTACCTTGAAACATAGCTATAAGAACTTCTACCACAGACTCAGCAGTAAAAGTAGGAAGTTTAGTAGTAATCCCTACCCCAATACCATCAGAACCATTTAAGAGAACTACAGGTAGTTTAACAGGAAGAGTAACCGGTTCCTTATCTTTGCCATCATAATTAGGAACTAAATCAATAACGGCGACATAATTTGGATCTAGACAATCCCATCCAAAATTTGAAAGGGAACAATTAGTATAACGGGGAGCGGCGCAAGGGTCTAATAAGCCTCCCCAATTACCAGTTCCTTGAACTAAGGGAGTGTTTTGGTGGACCAAGGTTTCAATAGAACCCGCTACTCCCGCATCTCCGTGAGGGTGATATTTACCTACAACATCACCTGCAACACGAGCAGTCTTAACTAATTCTCCCCTTTTTTGAAAACTCATTGCCCAAATAATACGACGTTGAACCGGTTTAAAACCATCATAAATATCAGGAACCGCTCTATCCAAATTTACTTCGGTAGCATACTCTTTAATACATTCAATACCGAAATCTGCAATATTAGCTTCTGTAATATATTTATCTTCTTGTTTTCCGGTTAAGGGTTTTCTTACCATAACTATCCCCGAAAAGTACTCTTATCGTGCCATTTACCCATAGAAGCGGTTGCCTCTACCCCATTAATTTCAAAAGCTCTAACACAGGATAATTGCTTATCCATTTTAACTTTACAGTTTGGACACGACTGAGGATCGTTACGTTCACTTATATGAAGTCTAAGATCATAAACCTTATGACACTTGGGGCATTTAAAAGAGTATGTAGGCATTTTATTTTAAGATACGTTTTTCGATCGCTTCCATAGCCCAAAAAACCAAAGTTCTAATATCAGAAGCGTTAATACTAAAAGAATCCGAATAATGTAACCAACGAATTACTATAAGCTCAAGGATATGAATAACTTCTTCCATATCTACAAAGGTGGCTTCATGGAAAGGATAGGAAGGATCATTTTCATCTTCCGTTTCCATATTATATCGACCAACTTTAGTTTTTGGTTTAAATCCTTCCATTTCAGATAATTGATTATACATCTCAATGAGTTCATAATATCTAAATGTCCAAGGATCTTCAAGACTACTGTATTTACAAGACTGAATATAATAAGCATTAGATAATACATCTAATAAATTATATAACCATTCTAATTGCTCTCTACGAAAATCCGCAAGGTCGTTTTGAAAATTTCCATATTTAGAAACGGTTTTTGTTGCCTGACGATATTTATCTAAGAATATTTCAATTGAATCTTTATAATTAATATTTTTAACAAGGAAACGACTTTCTTCAAGCCAATAAGGAAGTCTACTTCGATAATAAGAAAAAACAGGAGAAAAATCTCCACCGTATAATGTAATACCGTCTTTACTGAGACGAAGTTTACCAAATGAAGGACGAGAGGCCTTAGGATTAAGTGTTTCCTTAACTTGCTTATGTAAAACTTCCAATGAATCTGTAGAAAAATAACATTTCAGGGAAGACATCACATTACGTAAATGGAAAACTCTATCATCCTCAAAACCACTAGTTTTATTAAGAATGAGAGCAATAAGTTCCTTACCTACAAAATACAAAGACTCCCGGTAAGTTAAACTATGATATTTTAATAAACGGTTCTCTTGTTCTTTCATTTTAAACCTCTTTTGCAAGACCTAACAACTCTTTTCTAAATTCTACATCATCTGTCATTAACTTATTAAAAACAGTCTCCTGATTTTTAGTGACTGCTTGAATCCTAATTAACTTACGAGTATTAGGATCGATAGCCAATATCTTCATAAGACAAGCGTCAATTTCTCCCCAACCTTTAATATGATTGATTTCGACAGAGTTTGGGACTTTAGCTTCGTTCATTTTAGCCCTTACTTCACTTAACGTATTTCCTGAGAAAAATTTATCTTTATAAATGGAATAAAACTCAGGCATGTCCGCTACATAGATCATACCTCTATCAAACATTTCTGGCAAATAAGTATGAAATAAAGTAAGAAGCAATGCATTAATATGACAATTATGACATAAATATTTATTACCAAGAGTATCAGCTACATAAAAGTTATGCAATCCACAAATATCTAGGCAATAAAAATTCTTTTCCCTTGGAAGTATTTTTTTAGTAATACTATTGATGGTAAAACAAGTATTTTCATCACTAGATAATCCTACGATACTATCGCCAAGTTCTAAGGAATCCGTACGAACATATTCAATAGAACATTTATCCTCATTATAAATAGCCCATTTATGAGAATCAGTACATTCTACGGTAAAACCATTTGAAAAGGTTATTTCATACTCAATTGTACGAGTGCAAGTAATACCTGCCCAATTGATATCTGTTAAAATAGTTTCCCTTTTTTCTTCATCATAAGCATAAACTCGCAAGCGATCAAAAGAATAGTAATTAATACCTTTTTCCCATTCTTTAGTAATTTCCTTTATAGTCAGTTGGCCTTTATTAGTATAAACAAGAGTATCCGCTGAAACAGGCCCATCAGGGTCAGCATCGGCTAAGCAAATAACCTTGCTAACTTGCAACTTAGATAGGGGATCAGAAGCTTTCGGATCATAACCAATAGCCCCAAGAATGTTAATAATTTCTTCACTTTCTAATGCTTTTTCATTTTTACCGGAACGTTTTACATTTAAAATTTTACCACGTAAAGGCAAAAGAGACTGCCAAGGCATTCTTTCTTCTCGAATACCACCACCAGCAGAATTGCCTTCTACAATTAAAAGCTCCCTGTCCTCAATTTTTGTTCGAGAATCGTAGGGAGCATACTTAGAAGGTAAACCCTTTCTCTTAACATTATTTAAAGCGGTGACTACTTTCTTAGAAGCCTTAAACTGATCCATCAATTGAGAAAGTTTAGAGGCTTTTTCACACAAACGTAAAGCTAATGGCTTATTGGTAGCAAAAAATTTATCAGTCTCTTTTTGTAAAATCTCTTTAAAAGAATCCCCTGCACGAGAATCGGTTAACCGACTTTTATCCTGAGAAGAAAACTCTGCTTTATGGAGTTTTATATTCACAAGACCTACAAGCCCTTCTTTGAAATTATAAATAGAAAAAGACTGTTTAGATTTTATATATTTCTTTGCAGAATCATATAAGCAAGAAATAATAGAATCAACGTGCTTACCGCCCTCACTATTATATAAACCATTAGTGTAACCTCTTACATTACAATTCTCAACATCCGAAAAAGCTATAACGATATCACAAAGATCACTATGATGTTCAAAATAAATTTTTTCTGCAGTTCCTTTTAAAGAACTGAGAAGTTTATTGACATACTCTTTAGGGCCTTCTTTAGAAAAATAACGGGTCTTACTTTTATCTTTCTCTACTACCATTACGGAAAAACCAGGAGTAAGATAAGAAGTAATTTCCGCCCATTGTCTTACATGATCAAGAGAAATAGAGCTACCTCCAAAAATAGTAGCGTCCGGTTTGAAATGAATACAAGTACCCTTCTTAAGAGTAATTCCAAAAGGCCCTTTAGGAGGCTCCGATAGTTTAGTAACAGGAGAAGTTAAAATTCCTTTTTTAAACTTTATAGAATACCATTCATTTTGAAAGTAAGTATATACTTCAAAAAATTCTGAAGTAGCGTTTGTTCCCTTAGCACCCACTCCATGCGTGTTACTTACTAAAATATTACCACCTACCATATATGTATGATTGGTTTCTACCGTAATTCCATAAACAGGAACGGCAACAGCAAGAGACATTTTAGTAATGTTGGTAACTTTAGGGCCACCATAGAATTTATCCTTAAAAGTAGTATCAAACAACTCATCATCTACTTTTAAATCTTCTGCTTTTACTTTCTTTAAATCTACGTTATAAAACGGATGATCAGGAGTACAAGTTATTTGTACGTACCCATCTATTTCAATACAAATTAATTCCTTCGTGTATTTAGACAACTGCACATGGGTTATTTTATCCTTATAAAGGGATTTGCCTGTCTCAGGAGAAACTGACGGTAAATAAAATTCTCTTTGTCCTTTTTCCCATGCTCTATAAAGCTCTTCTATCCTTATTGCATTACCATCACATAACGTAACGTAAGTATCCCCAACAAAACAACCTACACTATTTTGATAAGCATCGCTTTTGAATTTACCGGAAGTATGCATTTCGGTAAAAATAGCTTGCATAGTTGGTATAGTATTTTTAATTACTTTCCCGTTTACATTGATCTCAAAAGTTTTAGAACCTTGAGGAATACCAGCTCCGAAATCCATAACCCAATAGCTGCCATGGGGGTCTTCTACAAAAAAATTTCCTTTATTTCTTCCGGCTAAAGCTTCGTCCAAACCATTGTCCAAAAGTTCACGGGCAATTAACCAACGTCCATGTTCGTCGGTACTCCCCAAATACATAGACACGTTGTTGCGAATTGAATCCGGAAAACGTAAAGTTTGAATATCATTACTATCGTACTTCATGGTTTAGAACATCAAAAAGGGTTTCAATAAAATGAAGATTTTTTACTTCGCCATAAAAAACACGGTAAGTTTTGGTATAAATCCAATTACCACCAACTTTATCTTCTTGAGTAAGTTCAAAATACCTTTCACCTAAAGAAAGTTTAAAACGAGTAAAAGGAAATTCTAAAATAGCCGGCTCAATAGAAACATCTTCTCCTTCAAGAGAAATTTCCGGCATTCTATCCTCTGAAAATTCAAAGATCACAGATAAAGTAACTTTATTAGTAGTTTCGGAAAAGAGAAACTCACTATTTAAACCCCAACGATTAAAAAATTTTCTCCAAGAAATTTCTATGTTAGAAAGAGCTTTTTTGTTTTCTTCAGTTTTAGGGCCAGATAATTTGAAATTATCCTTCTCATAACCAAAAGTACATTTATCGCGTTTTATCCAAAAGTTTTTTGTTTTATCAATAGCTTTTAAAAAAATATCTTTCCATAAAATCTCTTTAACCTCAGTTCCCTGACAAATATATTTTAATGTTGGTAAAAAATTTTTTGAGACTCTAGTAGTTCGAATACCTTTTTTAGCCAAGAAAATATAGTCCTCCGGAGTATAAGGAATTAAATATTTGTTGTTTGTACAAACTAAGGTTATTTTATTCATTTTCTTTTGCTATCTAATAAAACAAAAAATCTTTGTTTAAACGCATCACTCATTTTAGAAACCGCTTTTAAACATCGGGCTTCTTTCTCTAAATCTCTGTTTTCCCTAGCTTCGAGAATTTCCTGAACAATGCGATAAATCTTATCTTCAATAACTATTACTACTTCTTGAGCAGGACATTTATCATTATAACAAGTATACCGCATTTTCTCAGCACTGTCCATATGCTGACAAAATTTGCATTTTCGGTAAGGTAATCTTAATGCTTCCATATTCAAATTTGGGAGAGGAATATTCCTCTCCCAACTATTAAAAATTATTCATCATCTAATTGGAAAATTTCATCTTCCAATTCATCTTCGTCCTCCAAACTATCTTCGGTATCTTCATCTTCACCATCTTCAAATTCTTCTAATTCAGAAGACTCTTCAGCATCTGCATCAACCTCATCTTCTTCGGCTTCTTCAGGTTCTTCAGCAAGTTCCTCCTCGTCAGAATCTTCTTCCTCAAGCTCAATATCTTCAATGACTTCATCTTCACCTTCTTCAGATTCGTCATCTTCGACCTTAAGATTTTCTAGTTCATCATCCTCTTGATCTTCTTCAACAAACTCGGGAACTTCCTCCTTAACAGGAGCTTCCTCTACCGCTTGAGAAGCTGTAGTAGTTGTTTTGGGTTTACGACCTCGTTTTTTCGGAGCAACTTCAGCAATCGGAGCCGGAGCGTCCTTGCCTTCTTCCATTTCTGCAACTTCTACTGTTTCCTGAGTATCCGGCACTGTAACGGAAACCATTTCAAGGAAAGAATTGCTCAACGGAGTAATGGTAGATCCGGATTCCAAAACATAAGAGAAGCCAAACTTGTCATCACAAGTACCGGAAACCTCTTTATCAAGAATTACCTTGTCCTGATAAATAACAACACTATTGTTAAGAATAGCAAGAGCTTGAGAACGAGGGATTACAAAACCATCGACGTTGATATAATCAGAAGTTACTTCAAGAGATTTACCAACAATCTTTTTAGTAAGAGTAAAACAAATGCGATGTGAAATCATATTTTTTCCTTTTTAGATATAAGAAATAGGATCTTTAATGTTATTAGCAGCAAAGGCAGCTAAACGATCAATACAGGTACCGCAGGTACCGCAAGCTTTTTCTCCACCTTCATAACACGACCAAGTTAATTCGAAAGGCACATTGAGACGAATACCTTCCTTGACTACTTGAGCTTTAGTTAATGTAACTAAAGGGCCTTCCAAAGAAACCAAATTGTAAGTACCAATTTGGATAGCTTTGTTAATAGCATTTACAAATTCCTGAGAGCAATCAGCATAAGCACATCCGGCAGCATCATCAGCATGAGCTCCATAATAAATAAGAACCTGCTCTTCTAAGAAGAGAGATTGAGCCAAGGAAGCAACTGCCGAAAGCATTAAACCATTACGGAAAGGAACATAGGTTGAAACCATTCCTTCACCATTTTTCTCAATTTGGTCTGCATAACTTTCGTGAATAATTTCCTGAGAGCTATTTTTTAATAGAGAGCAGTTACTATATTTCAAAATATCCTTCAAATTAAGGACATAATGCTTAAGACCATAATGTTGTGCTACCTTATCAGCACATTGTAATTCCTTTGAATGCTTCTGACCATAATCAAAAGAAACAGTAATAACGTTTTCATTACCTACTCTTTCGACTGCCTTAGCTACACATACTGTGCTATCCAAACCACCACTGCTAAGTACAATAATCTTCATAATTATTCCTGCAAAGTTTTTGGTTTTCTGGGAGCTCTACAAAAACCTTTCTTTGAAGCTTCCAATTTACGATAATAAGTTTCTTCTTCTGAATATTCTTTAGGAGGCAAAATAGTTTCAAAAGCACCTGCTAACAACCGATTTGCCTTTCTCAAAATCTTATATTCAATTCGGTCTCTAGTCAAGGGAACAATCTTCTTTTTACTCAAAAGTAATAGATCAACACGTTTGAAAGAAGTTTTCAAAGTATTGTTTCTAACACCTACTCTGAAATCAATTCTGAAAACTTGATTTGGCGGAAGTCTCTTAGTAACATTACTTGAGTAAGTTCCCATAGCAAAACGAATAACGGTATTCCATAAAGTCTTAGGATCATAATCTCCCAAATTTTCAAACTTTAAGGGATTCTGCCTATCCTTTTCCAAATTACCTGAAAAATATCTTTTCATTCTTGCCCTCGAAGAGCAAATTAATCCATCTTTATCCGTGGAAATAATAAGCTCTGCCGTAAAGGGAACAAACCCCGAAGGGGGAATATAAGATTTATTTGCAGTGGGTTTAGTTGTTACTTTGTTCATTTTTTCTCCAAGAGGCGATGTCTTGCCTCATTTATTGCATTATCCAAAAGAAGTTTCATAAACTCTTTTGCTTCTTGATTAGTGCCGGCTTGACCGGCATATACATCAAACTCTAAAAGTTTAAAAACCGGTAATGATTTGAAATACTCTATTAATATATTAGCCCTTTTTGTAGCAAAAGAAACAAGTTTTTGCAAATCTTTTTTCTCCTGCTCTGAATTTAAGTATTTTAATACTTCTTCTAAAGTATTTCTATCTCCGGACTTATAAGCCCGTGTACAAAAATCAAATAATTCTTGAGAACCGCCCTTTTTATCCGGATGCAATTTACTGGCCAGCTGTTGATAAAGTCGTTTGCAGGCCAATTTCTTAGCACTATCAAACTCTAACAATCCTAAAACAATACCGGCAGTATTGGGAATAGAAGTAGAAGATTTTTTAATGTTTAAAAGACCTTTATATTCTTTCAAGAGTTCAATCTCTTTAGGAAAAAACTTAGAGTAAAAAGTTACTGCTTTTTCCAACTGAGAAACCAAAGAAAGACAAGGTCCAAAACAAAAAATCAATTGTTTATAAACTATCTTCTTTTCCATTTGTTTTCCAAATTCTTAAGCTTACTTTGAGAAGCCTGTTTATGGTAAACACGAATTAATTTACCATCAATATAAGCTATATTTGTATAATCCGGAGAAACATATTGCGTAACATCCGCTCCCGGTCGAGTATACTCTTTTTTCCATCTCTGAATAATACTGTGACAAAGAGGAAGCTTTTCTTCATCTCCATGAAGGATATAAACCTTTTTCGAATTAAGATTTTGTAATTCCGGAAACTCATTATAATCCGATTCACTAAATTTTTTCAAAAAACATTTTCCGGGAAAGCGAATTTTTTCACTTTCAAAGGAATGCATAAAGCGACGAAGATAAGCAAATTCCAAACCGGTTAAAAGAACGATTCTCTTAGAAGCCATTTTTAAATTCCAGTACTACCAAGACCTCCTGAACCCCGAGAGGTTTCAGAAAGAACTTCTTTTTCTACAAAAATGCATTTTGGATAAGGAACAATAATGCCTTGCATAATTCGATCTCCTACCTTAACTTCATAAGGAGTATCAAAATGATTATAAAGAGGACAAACTACTTCTCCCCGATAATCTGAATCAATAACTCCTACACAATTAGTTGGAGAAATACCATGTTTAACACCTAAACCACTACGACCAAAACAAAGCATTACGTAACCATCTGGAATTTCAAAACACCAACCTGTTTTAAAAACCTCTTGAGAAGAGGGCTGAATAATTTTAGTTTCTGCCGAACGAATATCAAAACATCCGGAACCAACAGTAGAATAAGTAGGCGGATCTACATAAAAAGAATTATCCGCTCTTTTTATATTAACAGGCAAAATCATTTTTTAAGAATTTTTTCGATAGAAGCACAAGTTTTAGGATGATTTTTAAGACGGGAAAGAATGTAATTAAGTTGACTTCTCTTAATTCTTCCCATACTACGCAATTCATTTAAAACTGCAATATCTTCCATCGCTATCCAACGGTTTACTTTAGCAATAAAAGAAGGCTCAAAACCATCAATTTGGTTTACAAAAGTATTAGTGGAAGAAGCTCCGTCATCAATCTGCATAGTTTCTTCTTCACTCATACCACGAGCGGGGCCGGCATTAATAGCAGCTTTATACTCCTCTTCCAAACGTTCTTTTTCTTCTTGAGCACCCGGTTTATTTAAAAGATGTTCGGCATATTCCCGAGAAATTGGAATAATCCAATTATTGTTAATAGCATTTCTAAATTCGTGAGTAGGAACCAGCTGACTATAAGCAATTTGAGAAGTTACTTCAATTGGAAGCCAAGTAGCGGGAATCCGCAACATAATAGGATTACCATTGCCGGTTAATCTTGGAATAGCTAAAAGAACATTGCCGGATTTTGTTCCGGGAGCGTTACCGGTATTATTTAAAACATAAAGAGGACCTTTACCAAGGTCTTCAATTTGTTGAATAGTGAGAGCAGTTAGTTTCATATTTTCCTTTTAGGAGTTAGTTAATATCTGACAAAAGTTTTTGTAATTTCTTTTGTCGTTCTTTCAATTCTTTTTGAGAAGGAACTGGAATTTCCATAAGTTTGCAAAATTCCTCAACGGACAAAGGTTTATCTGTATAACGGCAATTATGATTTTTATCTCGCCACATACAATTTTCTACAAAGCATTTATCCAAATCCAACTCTTTCTTTACAATACCACACACTAGCATTATTTACTTAATACCTTTAATCGAACATTCCTGATATTTTCTTTTTCTTCATCGCTTAATTCGTATTTAGATAAAATCTCTTCAAAAATTTCCTCAGTATTAATATCAGAGGTAGAAACATATTCTAAATCGGAATTAAGAATTTCTTTTAAGTCCTTACGACTCATAAATGATTTTACTACCGCTACATTTAAATGAGCATAAGAATGAGGAGAAATATCACAACCATCGTTTATTAAAAGACGATAAACGTGATTGGGAGAACTTGGTAAATTCTCCAAATCTTTTGAACTATTTACAGTAATAGTATGTAATTGAATCGCAGGAGTATTAGGTATTAAATCTATTTCAAAGTTTTTGGAATCTTTGTAATAAATCCTATGAAAATACTTTTCTTCGGATTCTCCAAAATTGGTTTGATACAAAGTACCGGAATAAAAAACTTTCTTAAAACTACCAGCAGTATGAATATGACCGGCAACTATTACATAATCTTTCGGGTCAATTTCGGATTGTGAAGGCCTGCCGCTATCCATAGTGCTTCCCTTAACATCAATATGACATACATTTAAAGCATCTTTCCAATCACTGTAAGGGAATGGAAGAAAATTGACATAAGCTCCGTCAATTTTCTTAAGAGTAGGTTTGGAAAAAATCTCAACATTAGAAAGCGAAAATTTTTCCAAAAGATCACACGAAGAACCGTAGGATTCATTGGAAGCAAGTCGATCATGATTTCCCAAAATAACATAAAACTTCATATCCACATTCTGAGAAAAGAAATCGTATAAGGCAAGGTGAGCTTTGTAACTCATCTTTGGAGAATCGCAAATATCTCCATAAAGAAATATATTAAAAATATTTTGATCACGGGCAAAATCAACGGCCTTTTGAGCTTCTTTCAAAATTAGAGTATCTGAATTTCCATCGGTATATTTTGACCAACCGCCGTGACCATTAAAAGAAGATAAATGCAAATCTCCAATGCCTATTGCTTCCATGAATTTTCCTCTTTTTATAAAAAGTTTCAAATATTTTACACTTTTAAAAAGAAATTTTGCAAAAAGACTCTTCTCTTAAAAATCTCTTTCTAAAAATTTTTCCTTTAGTACCTTTTTGATACTAAGGATAAAAAAGAAAAGATTCTCATTCTCGTTTGGGTCTTAACCTAGTATTGTTAAAGCATGGTATTCAAAAGATACAAAAGTTCCTTTTTGAAGGATAAGATCCATTTTTATTCTCAGGTACCATAGTATCTTTTTGATACAAAGGAAAATTAGGGTTTTCCAATAGAAAACAAGAAATCCTCATAAAGCTATCAAAATCGCGTTATACGCGATTTTTGTAGCTAGGCAGGTAACTATATTATCCAAAAGACAAACGGGCCTTAGAGTCTCTCTATTTTAGTTTTAGAGCTATTCTAGACCTTAAGATAAAGAGAATTTTTAATTTTCTAGGCAACCGAAGGCTTTAGCCGGAGGTTGATGTCAGGATTGGGAACTTTGGAAGGAGCTAAAGCTCCTGGAAATGTTTCCATTTTTATCTTAGTTCCAAATCCCAAATCCCAACCTGAGGAAAGTATCCAAAAGATACAAAGGTTCCTTTTTGAAAGATAGGATCTCAAAGATACTCTAGATTTCCAAAGGTTTCCAAAAACCTGTTCGCATCAGCGAACTTTGTTCAACTTGATTTTCAAGCTTTCAAGCTTTTAGGGTCTTTCTAATTTAGGATTGGGATTGATTCTAGGGTTTACTTCGTAAAACATCCTGACAAGCTTTGCAAAAAGCTTGAAAGCTTTTTTCTTCTTGTCAGGATGAATTTTTTATAAAAATTAAGACTTGACAAGCTTTGCTTTTCAAGTTGATACAGTTATTATATTTTTAGTACGAAAACTAATCCGAAATTCAAATTTTCGTGTGTTTTATTGCAAGCAAATGCAAAATTTTTAAAAATCGCGAAATTAGTTTTAGGATCACCCTTTTTTCTCCCCTAGCAGTTAGCTACCCCCTGAAATCGTGATTTCGTGTGTTTTATTGCAAGCAAATGCGGTTTTTTGAATTTTGGTGAATTTTTACAGTTTTTTCATGAAAATCTGCTCTCAAAAGTTGCGATTTCCGTTGCATTTTTACTATAAAAAAGATGTCCGTTTTACAGATAGTTGCAGTTATGCGCAATTTGCTCGGAAAAAATTTTTTCGTTTTTGCCTACAAAAACCACGTGATTTTTAAAAAGAGCACTAAAATAGGTGCTCTTTTGTTTAGTAAGGTAACTAAATTTTGGTACCGTTTTTGCTATGAAAATGCAACGATTTTTATTTCTTTAGGGGGTAAGGAATCGCGATTAGTTTTACATTATTAATACCTGATTTTCACGTTTATTTTCGGTTGCAAATATGCTATGTTTTTGCACCGCTCGAAAAATTTTTTACTAAAAGAGTATCGTTTTTCTATCGAAAATGACACTTTTTTGTGCTTTGAAACATTAAAAATTTTTAGTATGTTGTAAATACTTTCTACTGAGGTTATAATCAATCCAAATCTTATATTGGTATTTCAAATGTCTTCAAAAATTTATTTTGCTGATTGCCTTCCGGGCTACGGTAAAACTTATTGGGCAATCAAGAGCATGGCGCTTTATCATAAAAAGAAAGATAGCGTTTGCATCTATTCTGCTCCTACTCACAAATTACTTGGAGAAGTTTTTAAACGTTTAGTGAAAGCGGGAGTAAGTCCTAAACATATTCACTATATTAAAGAAGAAGAGATTTTTAGAGTTTCCGCTAAACAAAACCTATATTGTACTGTTGCAGGTAACCGATCCGGAAGTGATTCTCCTTTTGATGATGGTTTTGTTGCTGAAGGAGATATTATTTTAATAACTCATAGCAATCTTTGGAATAATCAAAATCATCCTATATTTAACAGAGATTTCTTTCCTAGACGAGAAGACATGCGTTTGTTCATTGACGAAGCCCGAGACTGTCAAATGAATAAACTTTCTATTCCTATCAATGGAGAACTTACTTTAAAAAATATTTTAGCTATCTTTGGTTTGGGTGAAAAAACCATTAATACCGGAAAGTATTATCCGGTTGTTATTACTCCGGAAATTTTGAAGAAATGTCGCGGTTATTTAGGAAAGAAAATAACTAGAAAGCTTGTTAGAGTTTCCGGAATGAGTAATATTAAGTTAAGAAACATTGGTAATAGAAAAACTTATGCCTATATTACTATGAACGGAGATGTGGAAGAAGGAGAATTTACTATACAATCTATTATGACTCCTTTTTCTTTTTTATCTGGATGGAAAAGTTTTGTCCTTCTTTCCGCAATGTTTAAAAGCTCTCAGTTTTACCATTTGTTGAAATTATGTAGTCATAAAAATTCTCTTACCCAAGAGCAGCAGGATTTATTGGGAGAAATTCCTTCTATATATTTAATAGATATTACCAACAAAATCATTTCCCCAAAGCGAAAAGAGCAAATGAAAAAACGGTTTGATCAAACCTATTTTACTTATCTATTAACTAATAATATTTCAAAAGAAAAAATAGATGGAGTTATTGTTCCTCAAAAGAATCTTGATACAGTAAGAAGGTATTCTAATCTCATGTATGATATGTTAGGAGAAAAATTTGCTCCCGCTAGTGAACATCCGATATATTCCCAAATAAGTACTTTAATTAAAAGTAATTTTTTTCTTTACGGAAAGTATTTTTCTGAACAAGAAATAGAGCGTTTAAAAAATTATCAACAAAAAGTAATTTCCAATTGTCTTTGTAAAACAAAAGATAATGAAAAAATCCCCTATAGTCCTTTGGATTATTTAACAAGAAAGAGTTGTGCAATAGCTCATAAATGGATTAATGATCCTAAAAATAATTGCTTAAAAAATTCTAAGTTTATTCTTATAAATATAAACAAGCATCGTATTTTAAATTGGTGTTTTTCAGACGAGGATAAAGGGATTCTTTATGACTCTTTAGTAAGTGATAAAGTTAAAAAATATGCTGTGAATATTTCAGGAGACATTCGAGGATTGGATTGTTATAAATCAACGGATGTAGCCTGTTTTCTTTCTTCAAATCGTCTCCATCCTCTTCTTAGAAGATGGTTTATTCAATTTTGTCCTTCCTATGATGCTGAATTGGACACCTTAGTGGGAACAGCAATTCAGACTTTATTAAGATGCTCAGTAAGAGACTCTTCAAGCAATTCTAAGCCTTTACTTATTGTAGCTACTAAAGAGATGGCCGAACGTATCGTAGAAACTATAGGTTTATATTTGAATATTTCCAAAGAAAATATTTTAGATCCTGAATACTTTGGATGTACCGTGAGTACTCTAATAGCAAGATGCTCTTCTAAAAAATATATAGAAAAATTAAAGGCTTATGATCGTGAATACCATCAGCGGGATTACGTCAAGGCTAGGGCAAAATTACGCCGTGAGACTCTAGACTTTAAAGTAAAGAATTATTTTTTAAAATCCTTTGTTAGAGAATTAAATAGCCGGTATTGTTCTATTTTTGGAATTATTAAAAGATCCTCTAATGAAGCTAAAATCCTTGCCTTAAAGAGAGAAAGAGAGGAGATTTCTAAAAAAATAACTTTGGAAAAACAAAAGCATATTAAGGAATTTTCTGCTAAATGGAAGATAGATAAGGAATTTACTGAAGAATGGACAACAAAATATCAAGCCTATCAAAATGTAAATAAGGATAAACAAACAAGAGGTTAAAAAGTGTTAGAAAGTTCCTTTTATTTTTCTGGTAATATTAAAAACGCCTATAAAATCAAATGCTTTAAGGATTATGGTTACGAAAAATCTAAAAACCGTTTTCTTATTATCCTTGGTCATATTCCTTCAGTTGACTTAAGAAATAATTCTTTACTAAGCTGTACTGAAACAAGAGAACCCCTTATTTCTTCTTTAAAGAAAGCGAGAGAACTTTTAGATGATCGGGGAGCCGATTACCCTTCTTTTTCTTATGCTTGTGTTAATTTTTTAGCAAGTAAACACTATCAATTAGAAGGAACGGCAAAATCAGATAAAGAAAATGAGTTTGTAGGAAGAATTAAAGCTCTTATTAAAGAGCTGGCTCCTACTCACGTAATGGTACTATCTCCTTTAGCCTTTGAATGCATGTTTCCTGAGGTCGATCATCAGAGACATAAGCTGGGTTGGATTTTTGAAAAAAAGGGAATCAAATATTGTGGTTCTTTAGACCTTTATCAAATCATAGCAGATCAAAATAAAAAACCGGGCAGTAATATTTCTAACACTATTGGTTTTATGTTTAATCATATTGCTAATCTAATGCAAGGACAAAATCCGTATTCGTTAGAAGGTCTTCCACTTTCACCAAATTATATAGATTCCGTTGAAAAATTTGATAATCTTATGAACTATCTTGAGACTCAGGATTATGTTGCTTTAGATACTGAGACTCGAAATTTGACTGTATTGTCAAACGCTATTTATACTATTCAATTTGCTGGAAACTCTCAACCTAATAAAGGTTTTTTATTAGCTTTAGACCATCCACAAACTCCTTGGACTTCTGAGGAATTAAGGTATTTCAAAAAAAGACTTAGAAAATTCTTTGCTTCTTCCTCGGGCCCTACCCTTGTAACCTATAACGGCGCTTTTGATCTTTATGTTATTCGTCAAGCTCTCAAACTCCCTATTGTTGGCAAAAGAGTGTGGGAAATTATGGCGGGAGAACATTTGTTAGATGAAAATGTTAATGACCTAAGTGATGCTATTGGAAGTTATCGTTCTGATAAAACTAAGGCTAATCAGGGTAACTTAAGAGCTACCTTATGTCGTTATAATAATGATTTTTATTTTAGAGATTCCGGATTTACTAAGGAAGATCGTAATACTGCTGGAGATATTTCTCCCAAAGATAAAGATTTTGTTTCTTACGGTTGTATGGACGTAGTTTCTCTTTTAGGTCTTAGAAAAATGCAGATTAAAAGAGCTTCTCATATGTTCATAGGGGATAAGAATTATAAAGAAGCTTTTATGAAGCATATGCTTTATCAAATGAGTGATACAGTTCATACCTTGTCTCAGTTACGACAAGATGGAAGTTTTATTGATTTGAAAAATCTTTCTTTCCTTCTTTCTAATAAATCTCCTATTTTGGAAAAATTATCAGATGTTGAAACTGATTTAAGAATCCAACCGGAAGTTGAAGAAGCAAATGATTTTCTTTGTAAGCAGCTAGGTTTTAATTCCGGAAATCTTTTTGGTAATAAGCTTAAAAAATGGGTTTTTTCTTGGACCAAGCCAATTCATAAATCAACATTATTTTTTGATATTATGAAAATGAAACCAGTGTCCGAAACTTCCACGGGAGCCCCTGCTGTAGATAAACTTTTCATAGCACAATATGAAAATACTAACCGTATTGTTTCCTTGTTTAAAGAATATCAAAAAATTAATAAAGTACGAACCTCTTATTTAAAGAGTTGGTTTTCTCTACTCTCTTCGAATCCGGATTGTATTCTTGATCATAAGCTTCGTCCCGACTATGCTTTTTATAATGTAACTACCGGTCGTTTGGCTTCTAGAAATCCTTCTCTTCAAACTATTCCACAGCATTCTGATATAAGTGATATTTTAAAGCGAGTATTCTCAGCACCTCCCGGATGTATTTTATTGCATTACGATTACAGTGCTCAGGAAGTTCGCACTTGGGGTATTGTTTCTCACGATGCTAAAATTGCGGATACCTTCCGACAAGGTCAGACTTTAAGAAAGATTTTTATAAAAGATCCCTCCCCTGAAAATTTAGATAATGTTAAAAAGAAAGGTGACGTTCATATTCTTAATGTAAAACTTTTCTTTAATAAAGTTATTGATAAGAAAGATCCTTTAAGACACGCTATTAAAGCGGTTGTTTTCGGAACTCTTTATGGCAAGGGAGCAAAAACCCTTGGAGAAGATACTAAACAACCGGATATTTCTGCATTAAGAAAGAAAATTAAGGAATTATTTTTTAAGCTTGATAATTTGCAAAATCCCAAGGAAAGGCAACCTTTTGAAAAAGAACTTAATATCCTTAAAAAGGATTTAGATAAATTAGTTAAAGAAGACAAGACTGATTACGCTCAACATATTATTGATAAAATGTTTTCCATTTTTACTAAAGGTAAAAAATGGTCAGATTATATGAAACATTCTGCCGAAAAAAGAGGTTATGTATATTCTCCGATCGGTCGTATTCGTCATTTGCCTTCAGTATTTATTTCCGATAAATCCGGTATTGCTAAACAAATTCGAAGAGGTTCAAATGCTCCTATTCAAGGCTTTGCTTCTGAAATTGCGGTAAAAGCCTCACGTCTTTCTTTAATGACTTATTATAAAGAATTTAAAACTATTGCTAGTATGTTAGGAATAGAACAAAGAGCTTGGGAATTAAAACCGGAATGTTGTAGAATTGTTCATGACGCTTCTTATTATGCAATTCCCTATTGCATGGTACTTCCTTTTTTACATATTATGCAATATATGGCTACCTACGGAGTAGCTCAAGATTATAAGGATAAGTTTGGTTTTAGTTTTAATATAGAGCCAGAAATTGAAGTAGAGATGGGAGTTAAAGATGATAAAGCGTATACATGGAATTGGTCTTTAGAGCATCTTCATGAATGTTTAAATAATTTAGTAGATGATTTAGAAAAAGAAAAAAAGTTGATTGATCGTAATGGCAAAGCTCTTTCTAAAGAAGAAGTAAAAGAAATGATTTTTAAACCCTATAAGGATAAAAAAGTTATTCATTATCTTCAAAGTAAATTTCCTTTGCTTGGTGTAAATGATTTAGAAAAGGAGATATTTGATGTCTTTAATAGACCTGACCATTCCTATTGATTTTACTGAGGTTCCTGTTTCCTCGGGAACTCGTCAAATTTTTCCTTATTATTCTGATAGTATGGTGATATTAGTTGATATCAATCGATACTATCTTTTGAAATTATTTAAAGAAAGAAAAGGAAATTATAGTTATATTTTTTCTCGTGGTTATTGGTTAAATACCTCTTTTTATGTAAAGAAAAAGATTTTAGAAGGAAGTTTTTATGTAAATCCTAAAATGAAAATGTTTGAACCAGAAGTTTGGTTAGAAACAGTTAGTGAAGGATTGGCTCAAGAAACTGATTTAGATTTTCCAATGGCTACTGCAATTTCTTTAGGAGCCTGTTTAGATGGCTCATACATAAGAGCCAATAACGAACAAATGGTTTTACAATAAATGTCTTTTTTAAATAAAAGAGAATTTGTAAGAAATGAACTTTTAAAAGTTCCCAAGGCTAAAGTCGGCTCTGAAATGGCAATGATTTGTTGTCCTTTTCATGCCGACGATACTCCTTCCTGTGGAGTTTTTTATAAACCTTCAAATAAAGATCCCGGACGGTTTTATTGTTTTGGATGTCAGGCTAAGGGAGATTGGAATACTTTAGCTCGACGTCTTAATTTAAAAGAGTTTGATCCTAAACCTCATGATGAATTTAGTTATTCATTAAACATGAGAAAAGAAAAGGAAGAAAGTGAAAAGTATGAAGAATTAATTTTCGCAAATTTACCTCCTAATAAAAAATGGCGGGATATTCCTACAAATTTGCTTATTAAAATAGGTTGTAAAATTTGTCAGGTAGATTATGGTAATAATCTTTCTGATAAATTTATTTATTTACCTGTTTATGTAGGTAAAAAATTAAAAGGATATACTAAAGGTAGAATGCATAAAAAGGAAGGAGTAACCAGTTATATAAATGAAAGAGGGTCTTGGGTTAAAAGTTGGGGTCTTTTTCCTTTTGACTATTCTATTGCCTTAATGAAATCAATAAAATCTCGTACTATGGTTTTAGTAGAAGGTCAGCGAGATGCTTTAAGATTGATAAAGTTGGGTATTCCTGCTTTATGTATTATGGGAACCGGAAATTGGACGGATAAAAAACGAAATCTCTTGGAATTTTACGGAGTTAAAAATGTTATTTTAATGATGGATGGGGATGATGCAGGTATTAGAGCAACTAATTATATTGTACCAAGTTTGCAGGGTTATTTTGATAAAGTTATAACAGTAAAACTTTGGAAAATAAAAGGTTCTCCCTATCTTCAGATACAAGATAATGAAAATCCTTCAAAGTATGCTAGAGATATAGGTCTTGATTTATGGGATCCCGGTAATTGTCCTAAATTTATTTTAGAAAAATTAAAAAATTATTTATAAGGTGTCCTATGAAATATGAAGAGGATTCCATCCTTCTTTTTAATTTATTAGATTTACTTTTACAACAAGTGGAAAATCCTCTTGGAATTGATATGATCAAAATTTCTTTAATAAAAGAAATATTTGAAGAGTGGAAAGAAGAAAATGGAGATAAATATAAAGATATTGTTTCTTCTCCTGCTCTTAACAAAAAGATTGACCAATTAGAATATTCTTTATCTCATTGTTATGATGGTTTTGACCCTTCCCTCTTATTTTTAGGAAACGAGGATGATGAAGATATTGAGCACTAAATTTTTCTATGTAATTGGAGCTATTATATTCACAATATCGGTTTACTTTTTTGGATATTCTAATGGAGAAACTACGGGATATCAAAAAGGTTACAAAATTGGTTTAGAAGAATATAAACCAAAATATGAATACGCTATAGATGCTTTTAATAAAGAGATAGAACAAAGTAATAAACAAATTGAGTATCTTCAAAACGAGGCGGATAAGGCTTATCTTTCTTTAAAAGAGTTTCAGGAAAAAGAAAAGGAGGTTCCTGTATTACCTCAGGAGGAACAAATAAAACCTTCCTTTTCTCCTGAGATGATTACCCAAATTAACCGATTAATTGAAAAATGAAAAAATTTTTAATAGTTTTTTTGTTATTAAGTGGCTGTGCTTCTGCTCCAAGAGACATTCCACAGGAAGTTTCGCGAGATGTTATTTTAAAAAAAGATAATAGAGTTATTTTAGATAGTAAATTAACAGAACCTTGCCCTTCTCTATCTAAATTAACTGTAAAGAATTATAATCAACAGGAAGTTATTGAAATTCTTAATCTTTGGATTCGTAACTATAAACTTTGTAAAAAGCGTCATGCTCTTTTAGCAGATTGGGCTATTAAAGCTGCTAATTCACATAAGGAAATAAAATGAAGGAAATTCTTGTACCCGGTTCTATTTGGCAAACTAAAAATAATACTTTGATTCAAGTTCTTTATATTTCTAATCTTAAACTTAATCAAACTAAGAGACCTACTCAGGTAATTTTTAGATGTAAACAGGATGTTATTTCTCTTTCCATTAAAGATTTCAAAAAAATTGCTGTTACCTACATAGGACAGGATTCTACAGTGGCGGATTCTCTTTATGATATTCTTTCTACGCCTATTGGAGTAGTAGATCGTGAGGAAGTTCCAAATATTGTTTATAAGTTGACTTTAGAAAAGGAAGATCCTGCAAAGAATTGCCTTATTTCTGAAGATACTTTAAATACTGCTCTTATTTATTATAAAGAACATAATACTTTTGATGGGATTTATCGTACTTTAGGTTTTGTTCCTTGTCCGGAAATCCCAACCCTTAAATCCCTTTTTGAAAGTTTTTCTACACCTACCGAAAAAACAACGGTTTATTCTAATTTAACCTTTTCTATGAATGATTATTCCATAGAAATAAATTGGGATACTATTACTCAAGTTTCTCCAATGGTTTCCGATGGTAGATTATTGTATACTATTACTTTTTACAATGCCTTTGAGGAAGAAGATTTAATGGATGTTGAGGAAACCCCGAATGAGGTTGGGGTAGAAAGGGAACCGATTCAAGGCGAGGCTCAGGAAAAAGAGGACGAATCTTCGGAAGAAATTTCCCCTGAATTACAGGAAATGCTCCAAAAACCTGAAGAGTTTAAAGTTGAGGAAAATTCTCAAGACGAAAATAATGAAACGTTGGTTCCTGAAAGCAAAAACATTGAATCAGAAAAGTTAGAGACGGTCGAAGTTGAGCCGGTTATTGAGATGGAAAAAGGAAGCACTGAATCTGAGTCCTCTCCCGAAGATTCTATTAAAGAGCTCGAACCGGAAGAATTGGAAGAAATTAAAAATAAAGTTGAATCCAGTGAGGAAATGAAAGAGCACGTCGAAGAAGTTAAAAAAGAGCTTACTTTTCCGGTAACTGAAGAAATTATTCAAAAGATTGAAAATAAGCTGGAGAATAATAATGCAAGTGAATCCTAAAGATTTTATAATTGCTTTAATAAATACTAAACCTACTTTATTAAAAGTAACAGAATTTTCTAATGATAAAGTAACTTGTTTTAAAGAAGCCTCTCGCTTTTATAAAAAGGAACAGCAAATCGTTTCTCCTGAGGATATTTTAGTTAACTTAGGTGCCGATCCTTATGCCGGAATGGTTTATGGAAACGATACTTCCTTCATTTATAGAGGAAAAATCGATATAGAGCATTGGGGACGGATTGCTTTCTTTAAAAGATATCCTTCTCCTGTTATAGAAGGTTTGAAAAAAGCTTTTGCTGAAGCTTATGAAGTTGTAAAACAGTATGAGCTGGAAGCCTTTATTCCGGATACTCTTATTTGGAAAATAGTAAGTACTAACAAACGATACTCCGGTTGCTATGTAGTACCTAAAGATCCGGAAATTCCTCTTACTATTACTCTAAATATGGAAAATATTTCGGAAGAGGATGCTAAATATGTTATTTTGCATGAATTTTTCCATCATGTGCATCATTTAATGGAAGAAAGTTCTTCTGTTAATATGCAATGGTTAAAGCTCTATTCTCTTTCTATTCATAAAGAAGATATTTCTTTAGATGATTTGCAATTTTTATGGGGTTATCTTGAAGGAGATAAACAAAATGAAGATCATGAAAGAAGTCCTAGAAAACTTAGTAAAGCTTTAGCCCCTGAGGACAAACCTAAATATTTAGCTGTTCTTAGATGGATTAAACAGGTTAGAGGAGTTTCTCCTAAAGAATTAGATTTGGCTTGGCTATGTGAAGATTATGAATTTGTTGAAAATTTATGGCCTTCCTCTCCAATAAGCTGTAAGGACATTCAACCGCTTATTAGTGATTATGCCTGTAAGAGTTTCAAGGAAACTTTTGCAGAAGGAATGTCTTATTATGTTTTAGGTAAATCCTTGCCGAAATGTGTTAAAATATTATGTGAAAAAACTTTAACTTATTTGAAAGTTTTAAAACGAGGAATGTGATGCCTATTCATTTGGTACCGGCAGGGTTAGAGTTGATTACTGATTCTTCTACTTGTCTTTTTAGTACATATAATGCTAAGACTAAAAAAGATAGAGAAGTTTCTTCCTTTGCTTCTAAAGTCAAAAAATGGTTTTTGAAAGATCGAATCGTAGAACAACAAAATTATGCTTATGGAGATCCTTATTCGATTGATCCTAGGTATAGTTTATGTAGTTCTAATGTAGGACCATTTTTTCTCAAGCAAAATAATTTTGAATATATTTTGATGAACCTTTCTACAGGAATAAACGTCAAATATAATCCTTGTAAGTATATCGAAGGAATCAAAACTTTTGTAGATAGTGGAGGATTTCAGCTTTTTACAGGCGCTTTAGATTTTATTGATCCTAAAGAATTAGCTCAAACTTATAATAGAGTTGCTTCTATTGGGGTAGATTTAGATATTCCCTGCGATAGTCCTCAGGTTACTCGTCCTTATTTGGAAGCCTGTGCAAAAATTCAAAAGGCTAATTATGAAGTTTTGTCTGCTAATGTTAATAAGGATGTAGAGCTTCTTCGTGTTTCCCATGGAAAGAATTTAGAATATAGAAAGATTTTTATGGATATTCTTGCCCCTGAAAATCCGAAATACCTTTCTATAGCAGGGGCTGTTGTAGGAATTGAAGGCCCTAGAAAACCTTTTATTATAGCGGAAGCAATTCTTTATTTCGCTAGTCAGTTTAAAAATCTTGAATATATTCACTGTTTAGGTTATACTGATTCTAAGGCTTGGGTAGTTTATTCACTTATTGAACAATTAGGTTTAGTTAAAAATATAGGAGGAGATTCAGTTAGTTTTCTTATGAACTCTGCTTCTGGAACTTTTAATTTACCTAAGGGTGCTTTTACTCTTTCGCGTAATGTTCATGCTTCTACTCCGTGTTATTGTACTTGCAGCGTGTGCCGTAATGCTAAAGACTTAAGGCTTCTTAATTCTTCTCGATTATTACATTCTCATAATTTGTATATTTTAAATAAGAGAAAAGAATTTACCTATAATACTGTAAAAGAGTTATTAAATGGCAATATTAAATATGGAGAGTTTTTAAAGGAAACCGGTATTAAAATGGCCCAAAAACATCTTCATGAATTGGTAGATTATGTTCAGGAAGTTAAGGCAAATAAATTTAGGGAATTATCAAAGGTAAAATCTTCATCTCTTTTTGGTAATATTCCGCATCCAATGCCGACAGAGTTAGCTACTAAATATAACAAAATTATTAAAAACTATGAAAACTACTATAAAGAAAGGTTCTTGTAACGTAGGTGGTTTAGTTTTTGGGCATAAGAATATTCCCTTTTTATCTATTTATGAATGGATAGAGCAGGGATTTCCGGATAACACTTATGTTCATGCTTCTCCTGATGTCTTAACAATTTGTAATATTCCTATATTGGATTGTTACAATGATGATGGCTTGCTAATTAAGAAAAAACCTTCTAAACTATTCTTAGTAAATTATTCTGTTCCAACCCAGCTTTTTAATAAAAAGCAAAAAGTTGTAAAATATCAGAATTGGAAAGGAGAAGGACTCCTTATTAAGAATCCTCTTTATAAAACAGGAAATTCGCTGGCTAAAAAATGATTACACTTCATGCAGATAGTAATTTTAATAAGAGTAAAATAGATAAGTTGGTAGGAGAAAACGAACTCCTAGTGTCCTCTATTTTTTATACTTTACAGGGGGAAGGCCCTTATACCGGATTCCCTTCCGTATTCATTCGTTTAGCCGGATGTAATTACGGAAGTAAAACTAAAGTATGTGAAATGTGTGATACTTCTTTTGAAGTTAAGAATGCTAAGAAATATACTATTGATCATCTTATTGATGTAGTAGAAGGTTATTTTGAAAAAAATAATGTTAAGAAAAAATTGATAGTAGTCACTGGAGGAGAACCTTGCCTTCAGCATAATCTTCTTAAATTTCTTTATAAATACCATCATAGAAATCACTGTGATTATTACAGTCAGATTGAAACAAATGGTTCTCAAAAAGAGTTTTTCAAAACTCTCTTGACATCTCAGGAAGATTATATTAGAGTTTTAAGACGTGATTTGCGAGACTCTACCTGTTTATTTGTATGCTCTCCTAAGGCAAGTCAGTATTTGAAAAAATATATTCCCTTAAGCGAAGAAACTTTAGAAATATGTAAATATTTTAAATTTCTTCTTTCTGCAGATCCGGATTCTATTTATCATAAATTACCGGAAGAGTTAGTAGAAAGAATTTTACATAAGCCCGCTTTTATTTTGGTTTCTCCTATTGCAGAATATAGTAAATCTTATGATGGAGAAATTTCTTCAATTTGGGATGATTCCCTTATCGATAAGGAAAAGACTTCCAGAAATTATTCTTATGCTTCCCAATATGTTATGAAGCATGCAGATATAGTTGATAGACTTTCTTTACAAACTCACCTGTTTACCGCAATACCCTAAAAGGAAAAATTAAATGAACGAAAAACTTTTAAAAGCCTACGAAACCATTGTAGAATATTTAAAAAGCAATACTAGTAATGAACAAGAGATTGCCAATTTCAATGGTTCTCCTGCTCGATGTGTTAAAGCTCTTAAAGAAATGTGTTTATCTGAAAAGGAAATTGAAGAAGCTTTATCTGAAATTATTCGCAAAGTATTTCCTTTAAATAAAGAGGAAATTGATAAGCAGTATAATGCTATGAAAATTAAAGGTGATGGTATGATTACTCAAGGGCCTATTGTTATTAATAGTATGTGCCCGCATCACCTTATGCCGGTAAGATATGAAGCTTATGTTTCTTACGTTCCGGATAATGGACAGGTTTTAGGTCTTTCTAAACTAGCTCGAATTTCTAAGCTCTTGGGAAGGCGTCCGGTTTTGCAGGAACAATTAGCTTCTGATATTGCGGATGTTTTATGTGCTCCTAGAGATGATGAAGAAACTCCTTTGGCTAGTCGTTTTCCCGCTATTAGCTCTAAAGGAAGTGCCGTGACTCTTATTGGAGTTCATACCTGCGAAAGCTGTAGAGGTGTTCAAGAAAATGCAAGGACTTGTACTACAGAAGTGCGGGGAGTTTATTGTTACGATGAAACAGAAGATAAATTTCAAAGAGCTATTCAATCTTTGAAAACCTCTAAACCTTTTTAAAATTTGATTATAGAGAGTAGGATAGATTTCTTACTCTCTTTTTAAAAGGTTTAAATTATGTTAACATACCCTCAAATTGTTAAAAGAACTCCTACTTTAAGAAAAGAAAATTCCAAGTATGCGGTGGTAGCAGAGCCTCGTTTTGGTTATACCGCAGATGGTCATGCCTTTGTAGCTGCTCGTACTTGGACTACTAAAGTAAAAGATTCTTATGGTCATATTGTAAGAAAACCCCCGGAACCTAAATATGTTACCGTGGTAGAGTTTTTAGATAAAAGTCTTCATGTAAATATTTCCTGTTCTTGCCCTGATTTTCTTTATCGTTTTGAAGTTGCCTTATCTTTAAAAGATGCTTCACAAATTGAATATAGTAACGGAGCTTTGCCTGTTATTACAAATCCTGCTTTACGGGCAGCCTGTTGTAAACATTGTATAGCCATGTATTCAAAGATTAAAGGAATTATGAATCAGGGAATTTTTGCTCCTTTAATTGAGAAAAATAAATAATGTCCGGAAAGTATACCCATTCACGTGTTTTTGCTGAATATAAAGCAGTAGATGAAGATATTAAAGGAAATTTGACTTCTCTTGAATATCTTCAAATCTTAGACTATTACTTTAAAAAAGCGTGGGAACCTTTGATTATTAATTTTCCCACACTTGCACGAAATTACGTTGCAAAAGTTTTAGGGTATGCTTCTATTCGTTCCAGCATAAAAATTTCTTCTGAAGAAAAATCTTATTTACCCATTTTCGTATTTAATTTTCTTAGTGCTCAAACAAATGAAGTAATGGTAGAGAATTTTGAAAAACTTCATTTGAATAGAGGAATTATTGCAGGATTATTGCATTATTTTCTTAAACAGGGTAATAAGTATTTAGAAGTTTGGTCTCCATTCAATAAACAAACTATTGATAAAAAAACTAAAGATTTCTATGAAATAGAAAATTTACTTGGTATAAATAACAATAATCGAGAAAATTTTCTTACAATTTTTAATACAGTTAAGTATTGGAATGATAATGCTTTAGATTTTCGTTCTAAAATAATACAAAAATATACTAGAATGGCGCTTCTTGCAGCTCAAAAAACTTATGAGGATTATCATTATGTTTTAAGTCTTGACGATATTTCTTCTATTTATATTATGACTATTGGTAAAGCGGTTGATCGATGTGATTCTAGATTAGGTGTACTTACTACCTTTATTCAAAATTGGCTTCAATCTGCAAAAAGTGAAGTTCAAGAAATTATAAGTCATATAACCAATCATACTTCATATGAAGAGTTGATTGAAGAAAATCCAGAAGGGTATTTATTTTCTCATTATGATCCTAATAGTTCTTTTATTAATATAGAATATATTATGCATCATGCTAAACAGATTGACCCTGATGGGGTTTTACGTATTCAATTAGGTATTCCTGAGATATTAGACCCTCTTACTATTAAAGAATTAAATAAATATGCAAAAAATAGAAGTTTTAGTTGATGGAATGATTATTCAAGAGTATAATAGAATCTTGCAGCAAGCAAGAGAAGTTATTTCTAACGCTATTGAAAATAATAAGGATTTTCCGGAATTAGTTGCTTCTCATGTAAATCAAAATAGTTTATTACATGCAGTACACGCGGAAAGGCTTTTATTCTCAATAAGAGATACCCTTAATTTTGCATTAAGCACAAACGACAATGAAGCTCTTTTACGAAATGCAAAATTAATTGTCGATCAAATTTCTCTTTACGAGAAAAATCTTGTAAATAGACAGAACACTCAACCCACACAAAACGAGTGTAATTTAGGAGATAAAAATGAGTAAATATGGTATTTCCGATTTAAGTTCGGTACAGACTAACAAAGGTGGTAAAAGTGAGTTGGTATTACCTCAAGTTCTTTTAGATCTTTTTGACTTTAAAAGTGTCGAGGGTAAATGGGTTACTTTCCGCCTTTTTGGCGATATTATGAGTTTCGGTAATTATTGGATTGCCGGAGTTAATAAACAGGGTGTTAAGAAAAGATTTCCTCAAGCTTGCCCATCTTTTAATTATCTGACCGGACAAAGAGAATCTGGTAAATATGATCCATGGTGGGAAGTTGAACAGAGTGAAAGAAACGGTTCCGAGGATAATAAATCTGAGACTGTTCAGTTTACCCGTTCTTTCTTCATTAACGCTATTGTTCGTTCCGAACAGGATAATGAGCCTGCTAAAATTAGAAAAACTCCTGAGGAAGCTGAATCCGGATTTAAAGATAAAGATTCCAGCTCTTGGACCCCTGTGAAGGTTTTAAGAATGCCTCCTTCTCTGCTTCAGAAGATTCAGGAGCTTAAACCCCTTAATTCTGTTAAGTTTAAAAATGGGTCTATTAAATGCTTCGATGTAACGCATCCTATTTATGGTAGAGATATTCAGGTTAAGTTTGATGATTCTGCTTCTCCTGCTAATAAATATTCTATTCAGCTGGGTATGAAACGTACTCCTTTGACAGAAGAGGAAAAAGAATATTTAACTTACGATTTAGATGCCTTATATTATGTTCCTAAGGAGGAAGAGGTTAAACGTTCTTTTGAATTATGGGCAAAGCGTTCAGGTTATTCTAAGAAAGTAGAAGACGAGACCGAAGATAATTTCGATATGGATAAATCAGAGGAAGAAGATGAAGCTCCTGTTCCTGCCAAAAAACCGGTTAAAAAAGCTCCTGTTAAAAAGGTAGTCGAAGATGACGAAGACGATTTTGATGAAGATGCCGAGGATGAAGAGGTTGATGTACCTCTTAAAAAAGGGTCTAAAAAAATCAAAAAAGTTGTCGAAGAGGATGATGAAGAGGAGGAGAAAGCTCCTGTTAAGAAATCAGCAAAACGTAAGCAGGAAGAAGACGAGGAAGACATTCCTGACTTCGATGAAGACGAGGACGAGGAAGACGAAGATTTTGAGGAAGAAGAGGAAGCTCCTAAAAAGCCTGTCAAGAAACCGGCAAAGAAATCTGTTAAAAAGGTAGTTGAAGAAGAGGACGATGAAGACGATTTTGAGGATGATGATGATTCCGATGATGAAGAAGAGGAAGAGGAACGTCCGAAAAAACCGGTAAAGAAGCCTACCAAGAAACCTGCTAAAAAAGTAGCAGACGACGAAGATGACTTCGATTTTGATGACGATGAATTTTAATTAATTGTAAATAGAGGTTATACTTATCAATAAGGGTATAACCTCTTTTTTATTATGAGAAAAAAAGTTACAAATAATGACACTCCCGTTTTTGACTATAACTCTTTGTTAGTAGAAACGGTTGACGAAATTTCCCGTAGACAAGGTTTTGAAAGCGATTCTCTTGCCGATTGTACCCCTATGTCTACCGGTCTTTTGATGTTAGACCTTCTTTATGGCGGTGGAATAAGACCGGCTTGGTATACACATTTTGGCCCTGAACAATCCGCTAAAACTACCGGAGCTCTTTCCATTATTGGAGCAGCTATTACTAAAAAGATTCCTTTAATTGCCTTAATTGATTTTGAAGGATCGAGCGGTAATTCAAAGCCTTATATCGGTAATATTCTTCGTACGATGGGTTGTACTACCAGTATTAACGAAGCTTTTGGTCAAAGAGACGAAGAAACTGGTAAATGGATTACTCCTCCTGTTGTTCGGTATAGAGCAGAAACTAGAGGAGAAGCTTTCTTTGATTGGTTATCTGAAATTGAAAGACAACTTCCTGATAAAAAGAAAATAGGTAATCAGTGGTGGTTACGTTTTGAAAAAACAAAAGTTAATCAAGCCAAAGTAGGAGAATATGCTGATCCTTCTATGGCTAAAAAATACGGCGATGGAATTTGGGTAAAAGCTCAAGATGGAAACTTGCAGGCTTTAGTAGTAGTTGATTCTTATCCTGCCATGAATCCAACTTCAGCAGATAATGAGGATGGAGATAATTCTATTGCTTTGCAAGCTCGTATGTTCTCTAAGCATTTGCCTAGAGTTAAAGGAAGACTTGCTGATAAGATGATTGCTGTAATTGGTATTAACCAATTACGTATGGCACCTATGGTCCGATTTGGTAACCCCGAGGTAGAACCGGGTGGACAGGCCTTAAAGTTTAATTGCTTTGGGGAAGACACTTTATTGCATACGGAATATGGTATGTTAACCGCTAAGGAATATCATGCCATGCCTTCTCAAACTTCTTTAGCCTCTGTTCTTCAAAACGAAGAAATTGTCGGTTGGAAGTGTGTAGGTTTTTCTAATACTATCAAAGTAACCTCAACGTATGGTTATTCCGTGACTGGAAAACCTGGTCATAAAGTTTTAGTAACGGAATGCAAAGAAAAGAAATTCCCTAAAGTAAAATGGACTACTTTGGACTCTTTGCAAAATATTGATGTAAGTTCTAATGCTTATGGTAGCTATTTGGCGGTTTCTTTAAAAGAAGTTGAAAATACCTGTTCATATCAAAAAGTAAAATATGATTATGTAGGGTCTCTCGGTCAATTATGTCAACTTCAAGATCCTTCGTTAGATTTAACTTGTGAAGAAACTTTAGGCGAGTTGTTAGGCTGGATTGTAAGTGAAGGTTTTGTAGGTAATTATACTGTTAGTATTAGCAATCGCAATCAAGGGAATTTGGATAGAATTTGCTCTCTCTTAGATAAACTGGAATTTCCTTATAATAGGAAGGAAGAAGGAGTTGATATTAAGAGTAGTGTTTTTGCTCAATGGTTATCCTCTTGCGGCTTGGCAGTGTTTTCACAATATAAGAGTATTCCTTTAATTATTAGAAAATCTCCTGACTCTGTTAGAGTAGCTTTCTTAAGAGGTTTATTTGGAGGAGACGCTTCAACCAATTCTAGAGAAACGATTTATAGTTCTATCTCTAATACCCTTCTTGATCAATTGCAGGTTATGTTGCAGGGTATGGGTATTTTATGTAAGAAAGTTCCTTACTTCAAAGACTCTAGGGAAAATAGGCTATCCATCGTTTCTTATGCAAAAGAGATTCCTCTGAAGGAGCTTTTGAATTTGCAGAAACCTTTAATGACTTGTTTTAAACCTTTTAAGAGCGGGATTGTTTATTTATCCGGAAAGTCCCATACTAAATTAAGAAAGCTTTTAGATCTTAATACGGATATTCTTACGGATAATTCTAATAATAGTTGGCACGATTCTTTGCCTGAATTATTTACGGCTTATAAAAAAGAACGTAAACCAAAAGTTTATAAATGGTTTAAAGATAATATTCAGAAGCGTCGTATTTTATGGCGACCGGAAGATTTTTATGAAGGTTGGTATGATGATTATTTAGCTCATGTAGAGACTTTACGTACTCCCCATGAAAGGGAATCTTGGTTGAAAATAGGTAATGAGGTTAAAACCTTAGTTGATCTTACTAAGAAATATAATCTTGTTTGGTTAAAGATCGAAAAGCTGGAAGAAGGTTTATATCAGCCTTGTTACGATGCTTGTGTTCCTTTAACTCATACTATTATTACCAACGGTATTGTAAGTCATAACTCAGATTGTCGTACGCAATTCCGTCCTAGAGTAACTGGAATGCCAGGTTGGGCTAAGTTTGATACGGAAACTAAAAATGAGCTTGAGCCTTCTGTAGAAGTTAAGGGAGCTCAGGATCAATACCGGTATATTGAAATTACTACCAAAAAGAATAAACTTTGGACTCCCAATAGAAAAGGATGGTTGCGTATTTGGGTTCAGGATGGTAAGGGAGATGCCCGAGGCTTTGATCCTTTCTTTGATACCGTTTGTTATTTGATATATACCGCTCAATTAACGGGTAGAGGTCGTAAGAGTATGTATATCAAAATTGATAAATATATTCCGGAACCTACTCCTATTAAATGGGATCAAATCAAACGTTGGGTTTTAGGTACTAAAGAAGAAATGAAAGAGGTTTGTGACCAGCTTAAGTTACCAAAACCTTTCTCTATCCGTAAACTTTGCTTTATGCAAATACAGAAAGGTATTGGAGAAAAGCTTTATGTAGATTTTAAATCTGCTAGTACGTCTTCTGAGAACGAAGAGGAAGAATAATGTTAAAAACTATCCCCAAAAAAGAAAATATTCTTGTTGGGGATAGTGATTCTGAGGCTAAACGTAAAGATGAAATTCTTGCAAGGTTAGCCTCTATTGCCACTGTCCCTCAAGAAAAAAAGAAAAAAAGAAAATATAGATCTAAATTCTTTTTTGAAGTATCTCCTAATATTCTAACTATAGAAAAAATTCAAAAAGCTCATAAACCTTATACTCCTCCTACTCCTATAAATAAAGAAGTAGAAGAAAGGACTAAACAATACGAAAAAGAATTGTCTCCTGAGCTTAATAAGAATTTAGCAGAAGTAAGAGAATTTTTTCTTAAAGAATTAGCTCCTAAAACGTTTGCCACGGATGGAGGATTAAATCAGGTTTTAGAAATTATGGGAAATGTAGTAGGAGAAATTGAACCTAGTACTTTAAATCAATTTCAAAAACTTTCCTTACATGCTGTTAATATTCGCATGTGCCGATTTGTAGCTCAATATTTTGGTTTGTCCGAAAAAGATACAGACGCTTTGGTAAATGTTTTAATAGGTTCTAATCAAACTCCTTCTTTTATTCCTATTCCTATAAACAGCGAAGATCAAAATAGAAGGAAAGATAAATTATTAAAAGATGTTTTGACTAAGTTAGAAAATGGATCAAAGAAAACGTAATTTAGCGGCTTTGAAAATAGATAAACTTTTTCCTTCTTTGATGAATGATAAGGAAAAAGCGGAACTAAGAAGTATTAGAAAGAATATTAAAAAGCAGCCTGTTAAATTAGTATCTCAACAGGCTGTTTCTAACTCTTCTGTTTTAGGTTTAAATTCTTACATGGAAGATTTGGTTGATCCGGTTACTGGATTAGTAAGAGATTTAAAAGTTGATGATAGAGCTTTACCTGAAGCTAAAAATTATTATGATTTTGTTTGCAATGTAGGTAAAGAAGGTAGTGATATGCCTTGGGCTAGACAATTTATTCCTTCTATAATTGTATTAGGAGAATACTGTCCTAAATGTTCTAATCATAAGTTTTTAAATCCCTACAATGTTCCTAAAGATTTTGCAACTCCTGATTTAAAACATCCTAAGAGACTTACCTTTTTAGAGAATGGAGTTTGTCCTATTTGCGGAACTACTAAGCGAGAAATTATAAATAGTAATTTGGCTAATTTTTATACTCAGTTTGTTTATGTATGGGGACAACGTTCCGGCAAATCTTCTACTGCCGCTTTAATATGTGCTTATTTAATTCATAGATATTTGAAATATCCTAATCTTTCTACTATGACCAAGTTTATGAGCAAATCTACTACCCTTACCGGTATCTTTTGTTCTCAAACTTATGAAAAAGCTCGGGATCTTTTATGGAAACCTTTTCAAAAAAATATTGAAAATATTAAATGGTTTCAAGATTATTTTGATCTTTTGGATTCTTATAAAAAGACTTATGGTAGAGATTTGTATGATTTACAAAAAGATAGTTTAATAATTTCTCATAAAAACCTAAGGGTATTTCCCACAGGGCCTACCGCTTCTAAGTTAAGAGGTAATACAAGTATTTTTTGTGTATTGGACGAGTTGGGCATGTTTCCTTTACCTGATCCTACCAAAGATACGAATGATATGAATCGTCACGCAGATGCCGACGAAGCTTATACTTCTCTTAATAACTCTTTGTTGACGGTTAATAGTATTCGTTTGGATCTTATTAATCAAGGATATAATTCAGTTCCTCCTTCTTTAATGGGATCGGTCTCTTCTCCGATTGATGATAAAGATAAAGTAATGCGGCTTTTAAAAGAGTCGGAGGGTAGCTCTTATTTATATGGAAGTAATTTACCTACTTGGGAAATTAACCCTTCTTTGAACAGAGATTCTCCCGATATTAAGGCTGCTTTTGATAGAGATCCTTTAGCTGCCATGCGAGACTTTGGGGCTTCTCCTACTTCTACAGCAAATGCTTTTTATCCAAGAAATGTAGTAAGTACTTTATTTAATGGAGCTCCTAATACTCATTTATTTCAGTATCAGACTTACGGAGAGGATATTTGGGGAAAAGTTATTAAAAAATCTTCTATTGCTTTCCCTTCTGTAATGGCTTTGGATGCAGGCTATTCAAATAACTCCTTTGCTGTTTCTGTAGCTTATTATGATTTTGATATTCAGAAAATTAGAGTAGCTTGTGTTTTGGAGTGTATCCCGTCCAATGGAACAAAAGTTAATTTTACCAAACTTTATAAAGAAACTTTACTTCCTTTAATTAAAGACTTGAATTGTGTTTATGTATTAGCTGACCAATGGAACTCAATCGATCTTCTGCAAAGAATAAAAGAAGATGGGGGTAAAGCTCCTAATGGTAAGGCTTTTGTTACTCCTGCTAAATATACTTTGAAAAGAGAAGACTTTGACTCTATTGTAGCTATGTTTAAAAACGGTAATGTAATACTACCTGCTCTTTCTAAGAGAGAAGTAGATAGTATTTGTAAAAACGGTGTAGCTAATTACAAAGAAGATTTATACAACAAACCGGTTCAGCATTTATTATTACAACTTTTAAATGTAGTAGATAGAGGACCGGGAAGATGCCCTGATAAAGCTCCTGGTTATACTGATGATATTTCTCGCGCTATGGCCTTATCTATTGTTAAAATAATGTCTCCGAAAATCATGACTAAATTAACAGAAGCAAGGCAATGGATTATTAATAAGCAGAGTATGCCGGAACCTATTATTCTAGGTAAGTCCGGAAGAATGATTTTTTAGAAAATTTAATAGAAAAGTTAATAATTATGTTTTATGAGTTATTCTATTGAAAGCGGATATTTTCTTAATGAAAATCAATTAAGATTATTATCCTTTGATCCGGGTTCCCGCAATATGGGGGTATCTCTTGTTTGTTATAATAAAAAATCTAAGAAAATTCAAGTATTAGCTAATGCTACTCTTGAATTTCCTATTCATGATATTAAACAAATAGCTTTTCAAAAAGAGAATTTTTTAAATGAGGTTAATAAATGGATTACTATTTTTAAGCCTCATGGTATTATTGCTGAAAGATTTCAATCTCGTGGATTAAAGGGTAATACGGTAGAATGCGTGAATATTATGTTAGGTTTATTGTTATCTTTAAACTTACCTACTAAATTTATTACTGCTTCTACTTGGAAAAATAAATTTCAAAAAAGATTTCAAGTAGATCTAAGAGAAATTTATAAAAATATCGCAACTACTCCCCATCAATTAGATAGCTCATTAATTGGTTGCTTTGGTATTGAAATATGTGCTAAGAAGGATTTAACAAATTTAAATCTAATTATAGAACAGGTTAAAAATACTTCTTTAGTGCCTTTAAGAAGAGGATTTACAAAATGAGAATGCCTGAAGGCTGGGATAATAAGTCTAGGAAAGTTTCTAAAGTAGTTTCTAAGAAAATAGTAACTGCAGGTGGTATTGACATGTCTCCGGAAGTTGCCGGTAAAGGGCTATGCCCTGCGTGTAAAAAACCTATGCAAAGAATGTTTGCAAACAATGAACCGGTTTTATGTTGTTTACAAGACAGAATCGTTCTTCCCATTAAAGATTAAAATTATGTTGCCTGCAAAAATCGATAAAATTGGTAGAATATCCAAGTTGGATGATCAAACTCTAATCTCTATATTAGGAGAAGATGCTAATAACATCCAAAGACTTTTAGAAATTAATGATGCAGATTCTGCAGTTTCTCTAATTTATAAAAGGTTGATACAATCTATTGTAGATCTACTACCTATTACGGAAACTACTATTAGAGAGTCAAAAGGTCAAAAGGGAATATACCAATATAATAAACTTATTGATTCTCTAAGGGGTCTTATTATCGATATGCAGGCTGCTCTTGATAGAGGAGCAATGGGAGAGGCGGTTATTGATAGAATTTTAAGACCAATGTTTTTAGACATTGCTTCCAGTATGGTCATTGAATGGAAGAAATTAGAGTTATCTGCAAAAGCTTCTATGGATGCCGAGAGTTTTGAAGATTTTAAAAAAGAGATTAGAGAAAGTAGGAATCTTTTAGCTTGCAATATGGAAAATAAATTTGAAGAAGCCAAAACCCAAACGCGAGATTTTTTACAGAGATAATTATGTTTGCAAAAAACAGAATATTAGGAGTTACCGGAAGTAAAATAAATACTGCTCCTAGAGAAAATAATAATGGATTTATGACAGTTCCTAAACAGGTAAATGCCGGTTATATGTCTGTAAGCGGCGGAGCAGAAGCTACTTCTAAATCCTTAGGTATTTATTGGAACACAAATTTCCAATATTATATGACAGGATTACTTCCGGCAACTCCTGATATGGTAGATACTTCCTCGATATCCTTAATGTATCGAGATATGTATTTATACGACTCTGTTGCCGGTTGTGCAGTAGATATTCAAAGTACCTTTCCTTTTTCTGATTGGGAATTAAGAGGTTTGGAAGATGACGATTTGGATATTTTTAACAAAGCTTTAGATCGCTTGAATATTCAAATTATGTTACCGGAAATTTCCATTGCTATTTTAACCGATGGATTTTTTGCTGGTAGTTTAATTTTTGATCAAATCAAAAAACAATTCATGGATATTTTAATTCATGATGCTTTACAATGTAGTATTTTACCTTCTCCCTTTAATAATATTGATCCGCTAATTACCGTGCATACCTCGGGTATGACACAGCAGTTTTTACAAAATAGAACTAGGTATACCGATGCTTATTTAAAGCAAATGCCTGCTTCTGTTATCAGTATGATTAAACAAGGAACCTTTGACTTAGATCCTTTGACTACTTTGTTTATAGGTAGAAAGAAATTAAGCGATAGAGCTTATGTTTCTTATCTTCAAAGACTTTTACCTATGTACCTTATTGAAAAAGTTATGTTCCAAGGTACTTTGGTAGAAGCTCAAAGAAGACAGAGAGCTACTACCCATATTACTGTAGGTGATGATTTATGGACACCTACTAAAGATGAAATGCTTTCTATTGCTCAGCAGTTTCAACTTTCTGAAAACGATCCGTTAGGTGCTTGGATTGTTACTCGTAATAGTATTCAAACTAATGATATTCGTCCGGGAGGAGATTTCTGGAAATGGACGGATATGACTGATAGTTTGAGACAAATGAAATTGCAGGCTTTAGGAATTTCGGATGCGTTCCTATCAGGTGATGCTTCCTTTGCGTCTTCGGAATCTGCTTATAGTACCTTTGTGGAAACGGTTGAGTCTTATCGAGAGCACTTAACCAATAAGATTTTTTATAGCAAACTTTTTCCTCTTATTGCAGTAATTAACGATCTTTATGTTAATCCACAAGGAGCTCAAGCAGATTCCAATATTTCCGGATTCTTATCAGATTTAAGCAACAAACAAAATCTTAAAATTCCTAAACTACATTGGCATAAAGAATTGGAAGCCCATGAAGACGAATCTCAATTTGAGGTTTTACAAACTCTTTCGGATATGGGCGTTCCTATTGCTTTGAAGACTTGGATTGCGGCTTCCGGTTTTGACTCTCAAGCCCTTCTTAGGGATTTAGCAGATGACAAAGCTTTGAAGGAAAAGTTTGACAAATATAAGGCGTCTCCTGAGCCTAACGAAGAAGATGCTGAAATTTATAGTGCTTTTGCTGGAGTTAAAGATCCTAGAACTGGCAAGAATTACCGAAAGGGAGTTGCTCCAAGGTTAACCTCTAGTTCTCTAAATAAAGGGCCTTCTTATTCTAAGCGTTTATCTTCTCGTTTGGTAAATATGGAGCCTTCTGATACTTATACAGTTGATACTAAAGGAAGAAGACATCCCTCTTTACATCCTAATATTGATAAACGAAAAGAGGATGAAATGATTTTAGCTATTGCTAGAAAAATGAAGGCTGATTTGAATTATAGACATCAAATCAAAGCTAGAAATAAGAAGTTAGGCAAACAGAAATTACCGGGGTTTTTATAATGGATTTTGTAGGTATTATTTTTGATGATTATACTCCTGCAGTTGAAGCCCAATTGACTCGGGATCTTATTTCTTTGAAATATTACTATCAAACTGATATAACGGTATGTTGTGAAATGCTTTCTTATATTCAAAATGTTTGTCTTTCTTTGGGTATAAAATGCATTAGTAATATTGAGCAAGCTACCGCTTTTATTATTTATCAAACAAAAGAAGAGATGATTCTTCCTGAAAATAGTGGCGAACCTTTGATAAGGAAATTATTTCAAGAAAAAGAAGAAACTAATTTAGTTTCAAATCCAAATAATAAGGGATATTACCTTAAAGAGTTTGGAAGACCTTATCTTAGTGATATTAATAGATTGCAATATAGACCTAATGGATTGACAGTCGATCCGGCTATCAAACTATTATGGGGTTAACAACGAATTGTTATGAAGTTTTCGTGTGGGTTTTACTTTATGGCAAGTTATAAGAATGTTTGGTTTTCGTTGGACTTATAAACATTCTTTCTTTTTCTGGGTAAATCATGGGTTTTAATTTAGGAAGTATTGGAGAGAAAGTTAATCGAATAAATGGGTTGGAAAAGAAAATTACTTCGATTGCAAAAAATCCTTTGAATCTTTTGTCCCCGACTAAATTTGGTCCTTTTTCTCAATCGGTTTTGACAAAAATGAAAGGAAGAGGCGATCCCGTCCTTTCCTTTGATTGGACTATTGAGCTTCCTAAAATAGGACAAACTTCTTTAGATCCTGAATACGTAGAAGGTGCTGATATTCCTTTTATGAATTTTGATGAAAGAAGAGTTTATCGCCAAGGAAAATATGCAAAGTATCCGGGAGCCGTTATTAATTATGATGATCTAACCCTCACATTTTATGGCGACGTAAATAATAAGGCTTTTGCTTATATTCAAAATTGGGTTAATTTTGTTTCTAAAGACGGAGATTTTGGTAGACCAAAAGGTATTAATGGTATAGGAGGTTATAAACAGACAATATCAATTATTATGAAAGATCCTTATGGACAAGAAATGATTCGCTTTGATTACAAAAATTGTTGGCCTAAGCAGGTTGCTCCGGTTAAGTTAAATTCAGATAGTTCCGATCGGGTTACTTGGGAAGTTACTTTTTCAATAGAAGAAATACAGGTAACCGGTTTTAATATGGATACTATAACAGGGTCTATCATGGATTTAGTTTCCGGAACTATTTCTTCTGCTATGAATGCGGCTAAGGATTTTGTTCTTAATCAAGGTTCTCGGGCATTAAGCAGCGTTACCGGAGCTATTAAAAATAGTAGTATGTATAATCAAGCAAAGAGTTTCGGTAGCGGTACTATGGACAAAGTTACTAATATATTTAATTAAATCATGACAAAACACACACGAGTCACTTTAGCTGAAGATACTTCGCCTTCTGGCATTTCTTCTCCTGCATTACCGGAAATAAAGCTTGCAAAGGCTTTTTCCTTAGATTTGCCTTCTAGGTTTAATTTCTATTCTTTTAAAGAACTCTACGGGGAACCTTTTAAAACTAAACATATTACTAAGTTAATGCAAGGTCAATACGAACGGTCTCTTTCCACTTTGGTAGAAGTAGTTGATTCCGTTTTGTCTACTCCTACAGGAGAGACCCGCTTAGCTTATGAATTAACTTATGAAGATTATGTTTGGGTTCTTTATTGGTTAAGGCTTAATTCCTTCACTAAGAATAGAATGCAGGTAAAATATACCTGTAAAAATCCTGAACATATTCAAAAGGTTGAATCAGGAGAAATGCCTAAAGAGTCTCTTAAACTAGTTTCTATTGTTGAAACAAGTTCTTTGACAACAGATTATTTGGAAAAGGTTTCTTTTAATAAGAATAATTTTCTTCCTAATTGCGAGCTGCCTGAAGGATTTAGAATTGATGTTCCTAGAATGAAAGACGTTTTAGCAATGTCAGAAGATCCTAGAATGTTTATAACCGTTCAAGGAGAGCAAGTTCCGGATGCCGGCTATATGAGACAAGCCTCTTTAGCTATGATGATTAATTGGAATAACGCTTCTTGGAATGAACGTTATGATTTTGTAGGGGAATTGTCTCCCGATGATTTTGATACTATGATGGCTTTAGGAAAAGATATTCCTGCCTATGGTGTTAAAGAATATGTAACTATTAGATGTCCGAGGTGCGGAGCTCAATATAAGGTTAAGACCAGTATTGATGCCCGCAGTTTCTTTCTACCTTCCCGATAAGAATGGTTATTATACTCGTAAAGCTATTCTTTTGAAGGAATTTCATTGGTATGCTGAAGACGAAGTTCCTTTGCAGGAATTTTTCTATCTCTCTGATTTAGCAATAGCTAGAAGAGAGCAAAGAATAAAAGCAACCAAAGAACATAAAATATTTTTAGACTAAATTATGGCGCTCCCGTTTAATTCTGATAAAGCTCAAGCAAAATGGAATAAGTTGTCTGCATCTTCTGTTGATGCCCTTGATTTGCTTAAAAATGGTAAAGCTTCTCAAGAAGATATTCAGCGTATTTCTATGGCATTAGCTAAACAATCTAAATTAGCTAAAGAAGTTTTTGATGATGGAGTAGATTCTTTACAGAATATAGCGGATGATTTAGCTAAGAAGTTTAAAGAACGTGGTATCGAAGTTGCGAAAGTATTTTATGATGAGAAAGAGTTGTCTAAAACTGCTTTCGCAACTCTCTTTGAAGAATATCAACAAAAGATTTTTGCAAGTCTTCAGGATATTATTAATTACCAAAATGAGTTAATTAAAAAAGAGAATGAGAGGTATAAAGAGTTTAAGGACACTCTTGAAAATCTTAAAAAGCAAGTAGAAGATACTTATTCTATGGTTCAAGAGATTTATGATAAATTGGAAGATAAGTCTCTTACTCAAAAAAAGAAACCTAAGAATAAAAAGAAGTCAAGAGATCCTCTTAAGAATTTAGACGATGATTTTGATGATGAATCTAATTTAGGTTTTGATAATGATTTTGCTCGTGAGATAGTTAGACAGCAAAAATCTATGAAACCTTCATCGTTTAGAGAACCTCCAGAATCTTCTAATTCTCCTTTCCTTTATTTTCAAAAGAGTGACGATAATAATAGAGTAGATACTCTTATTAACTTGGACCGCGTTCGGGATAATGCTTTTGAAGATTTTTTAGATGAACAAAAAGAACAGGCAGAAAATAGAAAAGAAGATGACGAAAGCCTTGTTCGAATGATTGAAGAGAGGTTAGGTAAATCCCTTTATGAACGTTTAGTAAAAGCCGGTAAAATAAAATCTCCTGATGAAATTCTTAAAGAACAGCTTACTAAAAAAACTAGAAAAGTTTTAGTCGCTCAAGGAGCTAATTCTGAAGAAATTCAAAAGGGTGTTGAGCTTACCTTAAAACGTTTAGATGCTCTAAAGGCTTTTGCTCCTGACGAATATATGAAACTTCGAAATTCTATTTTAATGGATTTAGGAGATAAATGGAGTGAAAGAATTAATAAAAAGTTAAGCAATAGCTATCGTAAAACCAAGGACTTTTTAAGTAGTGGTTGGTCTTGGTTTAAGAAAATAGCTATAGGGGTTTTAGGAGTTTCTTTCTTTTGGCCAATAATTAAAAGTCAATTAATTCCTTATTTGGAAAAAGTTTTGCCGGAAATGAAGGAAAGTTTTGGTAATTTCTTTGAAACTCAAGTGTTGCCTAACGTAGAAGATTTAGCTAAGAAATTAGTAACTAATTTCCCCGAAATTGTTGATGATATTGGCACTATTACTAAAGAGGTTTTTAAAGCTATTACTTCTTTAGGTGGGGCTATTTTAAAAGGTTTATTGGATGGAATTAATGATCTTTTAGGTATTAAAAGTTATAAGGATTTTAGTGAATTTGAGAAAGAGCAAAGCGAATATTCTCAAAGGCAGTCTGCTAAGCGATTAGTAAATAATTCTAAACTTAGCCAAGATGCTATTAATAGTATGGCAGAGCATAATCCTTATATGCAATCTTCTCAACTTGCGGAAACTAATCGCTGGGAAGAAGCTACTCAAAAGGCTAAGAGCAAAGGTTTATGGCCTAAAAATGCCGAAGGCGGTGTTCCTAAGGCAGCGATTGCTCCTATTTTAGCAGGAGATTGGGACAAAGCTAAGGCTATTATTGGAGGAGTTAATCAGGAAGAAATTAAAAAAACTTCTGTACCGGTTAATAATACTCCAACCCCTTCTTCAGCGCCAACTTCTGCTCCTAGTACTTCCGCTTCTTCTAGCCCAATAGACACAAATGAGCAAAGTACTATGGATGGGACAGATCCAGACGAGAGTATAGAAATACCCACGGCTTCAAGCACTACCTCCCCTGCTACGAGTGTTGCTCCCTCGATGCCTACTCCTTCTCCGAATACTCAAGCGGTGCAGGATACTTCTACAACTCAAGTTTCCGCTCCCAAGGTTGTTCAAAATGAGGAAGCTCCTACTACTCCTACTTCCGGTAATACGGAAACTACAATTATACCGGTTGGCAATAATCAAATGAATGCAGGTAATGTTCGCAATGCCAGTCGTTTGGAAAGTGATTTGTATGCATTGAATTTAGGTCTTAATGGTGATTATTAAAAATGGCCGAAATCTTTAACAATAATTTGCAAGAGTTTCTTGGAAATCTTGTGAAAGATGAACAGGCTTCTTTTTTCACTAGAGATACTTTGAAGGATTTAACTTATAAGGATGAAAGTGAGTATCAAGATTCCCAAGCTTATAAGGATTTAAAACATAAAGAATCTAATAATTATTTTGCTGACTTATTAGAGGTTGTTTTATTAAAAGCCCATCAATTTAGGAAAGAAACTCTTTTAAGAGAAGCTACTTTAAAAGAAGAGATGGATTTTCAGGGGGAGTATGCCCTGATTTATACTCAAGCAGAATATGAAACCAATTCTCTTACACAAATCCAAAGTATCAATGGTAAAGAGGGAGAAGGTTTTTTTAAAAATCTGGTTTCTAAATTTTTAATAGGTTCTCTTTTAACTAATGTTATAAAGACTTTAATAGTAACTCCTGTTAAGTTTGTATTTAAACAGGCTTTGAATTTTAGTTCTCTTGTTTTAAAAACTTTTTTAAGAACCGGAGTTGGCCAGTATGTTAGTAAGGTTTTTACCCTAGCAAGGCAGGTTTTAGTACGATATACAAGAGTAGCCGCCGTTTCTAAATTTTTTATTCAAAGTGCTTTAACCGTAGGAAGGTATATTCTTACAAATCCTTATGCTTTAGCTGCCTTGGGTATTCTTACTTTAGCTGGGGGAGGTTATCTTTGGTACAGAAGCCGGGAGGAAAAAGAGGGAGCTCCTTATGAAGAAATAAAAGAGGAAGTTCCTACTAAGAAAAGGGTTTTTAAACCTACTGAACCTGCTGAATCCTCTCCTATTCAAAAAGAGAAAGTTTCTAAAAAGCCTCAAACTTATGCTCCTTCTACGGATGGTGAAGGACCAAAGACTCCACAAGAGGCGGTTAGGAGATATGATAAACCTTCGCCTGAAATTTTAGCAGCTATGAAAAAAGCAGCTCAAGTAACTAATGTTCCTTTAGATTGGTTTATAAAAATGGCTTGGGTTGAATCTCGATTTAATCCAAAGGCGCGCCCTTGGTCTTCTAGACAACAAAGATTTTTATCTTCTGCTGGAGGTCTTTATCAATTTATTGACAGTACTTGGATCTCTATGTTGAAAAAATATGGAGAAAAGTATGATGTTCCTATTACGGCTTCTCGTTATGATCCTTATTATAGCTCTATTATTGCAGGTGCTATGTGGAAAGGAGAAGAACAAGAAAACGTAATTGACACTTATATTGCACATAACTTAGGTTCTGCTGGTTTGAGGAAGTATAAGCGGGCTTTGGCTTTATATCCTAATACTCCTGCTCCTAATGCTTTATCTCGATTGGGTTTATCTTCAGGGGCTTGGCAAAACAATCCACAGTTTTATTTTGTAGGAAATAAGCCTTTGACTATGAAAGAGTCCTATGCTAAATACGCAGAAGCTTTAAATGGAGGAACAAAAGTTCTTGCTATGGTAAATGAAACTCCTAATACGGTTTTTCAAATTATTGAAAAACCTGTAGTAAAAGAAAAGGAAAAGAATAATACTATCCTTGCCTTTAATTCTTTTAAGAAGCCAATTCCTCAAATGTCCGAACCGGTTATGTATAACGGAATATTAGTAAATTAGGTTTTTATTATGTCTGAATTTTCACCAAAACCAAGCGGTTCCCATGAGGTTATTATTACAAAAGAATATGATGATGGAACCCCTCCTTTAGTTATTCGTAGTTATTTGCCGGAAGATTTTTCTTTCGACTTGGTTGCAAACTATTCTGAGCCTTTTGGAGATATAACCAGTGATTTAGCTTCTAACGGAATCAAAGCGGGTTTATCTGCTACCACCGGAAGATCCTTAGTGTTTTCCGCTTTAACCGCCCAAGTTTGGACAGGAAATGAGGCTCCTGAATTTTCTTTGGGTATATGGTTTGAAACAGAAACCGATCCCCGTATTGATGTAAGAGATCAAGTTTTTAAATTATTAACTCTTATAGCTCCTTCTAATGATACTGCCGCTGGTGGTAATTTAAAAGGGCCGGGTACCGTTTTTAGACTTCCTAGTAATGTAGTTACTCGAGAAAAAGAGGCTAAAGAAAAGGGAGCTACAAAAGAAAAAATGAAGGATTCCCAACAACCTCAAAATCAACAAGAAAATACTCCTATTATAACGGATAAAAGGGTTTGGGAAAACAGTATAACTAATGGAACGGTTTCTATTCAACTAGGTAGATATCTTTTCTTTCCTAGAGTAGTAATAACCGGTGTTTCTCCTAAATTTGCTTCATCTATGGATTTTGCTCGAAAGATTCCTCAAAATGCTGAAGTTGAATTAAGATTTAAATGCTTATTTGCTCCTACTATTGAGGATTGGCAAAATATGTTATTAAAAGGAGAAGAACAAAATGGTATTACCGATCAAGGATTAAAGCCTGACGGTCTTATCAGTGGTATTAAATCTCAGATTACCGGAGCTATTAACGAAGTTGGTAATAAAGTCCAATCTGGTATTCAGAGCATAGCGGGTAAAGCTGATAAATGGACTGAAGATAATCTTTGGAGGTAAGGATGGAAGCAAGTTTATTAGATTGGTCAAAGTGTACTCCGACGTATTTTGATGAATTTGGAAATGAAAAATATAATGTTTTCAAAAGTCCTTATAAGAATATTCGTTTTACTGTAAAAGAACAAGGATCTTATACTATAAAAGCCGATGATATTGGTAAAATTGCTATGATTAGTTATCGAATTTACGGTACTACCATTTTTTGGAGAGCTCTCTTAGAATATAATGGCTTAAAAAATCCGGTTTCAGATATTTATCCCGGACAAGTTCTTAAAATACCGGATAAGGATTCTTTAGTTGCTTTATTTTCTAATCCTCCGGAAAGTCAGGAAAATTCAATTAGTAATACTTTGACGGTTTAAAAATGGGATTTAAATTAAAGGATGAATTAGAACTCACTATCTATTTCAACGGAGAAGAATATCCTTTAGATTCAGGAAATTCTTTCAATGAATTGAGATTAAGTGAAAGTACTAAACTTATTTTACCAACTCTTTATCTCAATATAGTGGATTCTGCTAATACCCTTCTTGACAAAGGGTTTTTGGATGGAACTATTATAAAGCTATGTATTTTATCAAAAGGTAAAGTATTACAAGAATTAGAGTTCGTTTTATATAGTTATAGAGTTTCCTATAATGGCGGAGCTTATTCTTATGAAATAGATGCTTATTTAAATGTTCCTAAGTATTGGTGTGGAGTTTTAATGAATCCTTTACAAGGATCTTCCTCTTCTATTATGGAACAAATTGCACAAAATTGTGGACTTGTTTATGAAGGAGATGTTTCCCAAGATAGAAGAAGTGTTTGTTCTTTAAATACTCCCTATTGGCAATTAGCACGTAAAGTATGTAATACCGCTTGGGGTGGAAATCAAGCTTGTTTCCATCATGGGGTTACTTTGGATAAAGTTCTTCGCTTTAAAAATATTATGCGAATATCTAAAGTTACTAAAACTTTAAAAGCTTTTAATGCTCCTGAAGGAAAAGATGAATTAAGTATTTCAAGTTATTTTTGTACTTCTAATTCCGGTTCTTTGAATAGAGCAGGTGGTTATAGAGAAATTTTGGTAATTCAATCCATAGCGGAAAATCCTGAAGTTATTAAAGAAATTTCTATTAAAACTGATTCTAATAATCCGGATGTTTCTACCTCTATTAGAGATCAAATTCAAAGAGGTTATATTAGGTTTTCTCCTATTTCTTGTTCTCTTGGAGATAATAACCTTAATAAAGGTAAATATTATTCAGGACGTATCGATAAGATTTTTTCTTATGATATTTCTATGCAAGGAACAGAGCCTACTAAATTAGCTTTGTTTGATTTAGTAGATTTTGTAGCTAAAGGGAAAGATGAGACTCCTGATTCTGTTGTTTCAGGTAAATATATTCTTACTGGAAAAACAATAACTATACAGGGAGCGGTTTATTCTGAAACATATTTTGCTACTCGTATGGGAACAAATTATAAGAGTAAGGAGAAATAATGGCTTTTAATTCTTTAAATAAAAATGTTTTTTCACAAGAATCAGGGAATCTTTTTCTTTATGGGATTGTTGTTGATAATAACGATCCTCAAGGATTGGACCGTATTAAAGTTCGGGTACCCGAATTATATGATCCTGATAAAGGAGAAGTTCCTTGGTGCTTGCCTATAAAATATTCTCCGTTTGGCCAAGGAAGTGGTTGGGGAGTTTATGGAGTTCCTGCAATTGGCTCAACAGTATGTATTCAAATACAGCAAAATAATTTTGAATATCCTGTTTATGTAGGAACTCTTTTAAGAAATCCGGGGGAAGGTTTTGGATCTCCGGATGTTTGGGGTTTTAAAGATCCTAGTGGTAATTCTTTACATGTAAATACAAAAACTCAGAGTTGGGATTTTCATCAATCTTCCGGTATTTCTCTTCATATGGAGAATGGAAATTATTCATTAAAAATAAATGGAAAATGTGATATTAATATCGGAAATGATTGCAATGTAATTGCTGGAAATAATTGTAATGTTAAAGCAAGTTCCGTTAAGGTAGATTCTCCTGTTTCGGAGTTTACAGGAGTAGTAAAAGCTCCTACTATTAATGCAACCAATTCTTTGACCGTCGCTGGTATTGAAATGAAGACCCATGTTCACGGAGGAGTTGACCGAGGTAATTCTTCGACTGATGGTCCTCATTAAAAAATTTTATAAGAAAAGAGGATTTAAATGGCATTAACTAAATATCAAAAGGATATTTCCAATGCAGTATGGTTGGATGTAAATCCGAATTATAATGATAGTATTTTACCCTCTGTATTACCTAATGCTCAAGCAGTTTTAAAATGTTCTTTGTATGCTCTTTTAAATTGTCCTAAAGGAGATCGGGGAGGTATTTTTGAACCGACTTATGGTACCGATTTACCATGGTATTTGCAGGAACCTCTTGATGATACCACGGCTCAAAGTATTCGAAGAACTCTTTATTTAGCATTCGAAAAATGGGAACCCCGTATTGATTTAACTTCAGGAGGTATTTCAGTGACTCCTGATTATACTTTACCCGGTTATAGATTAAGAGTAACCGGTAAATATAAACTTACGGGTGAAACTATTTCTCAAGACTATACTATAGCGATATAATGACCCAACAAATTATTTTTTCAGATATAGATGCAGATGTTACCCAATTTAAAGAAGATTTAGTAGCAGCTCTATCTAAAAATCAAGCTTGGAAAGGTACTTTAACTACTCAGGTCGGTACTGCCCTAATAGATTTTGTAGCTTCTTTAGGAGCTTTTAATCATCAGGCTATTTTAAATGCTTTTGAAAATTGTTTTTCGGAAACTGCGACCTGTGACGATGCTATTCGTTCTATTGCTTTAATGCAAGGATTACGAATGACTCGTAAAATGCCTTCTTATATTGATGTTTCTTTATCTTGTGAAGTTAATGTTTCTATACCTGCCTATAGTCAATTTATTTGTGCCGGATATGATTATTTCAATAGAGAAGTAATAGATTTAATTGGTAACGAATCTAAACAAATTAGACTTTATGAAGGTACTGTTCATAAAGTTGAAATGTCCGGTTTATCAACAGAACTTCAGGTTTGGTCTCCTCCGGAAACAAACTTTCAAGTTTCTGATCAAGATGTTTTAGTATTTATTAATAAAGAATCTATTCCTGTTACTTATAGTGGTTTGTGGAATTTTAAAGGATTGCCCGCTTGCACTGATTTAACTTCTATGGAAGGAAGATTAATTATTCAATTTGGCAATCTTATGTACGGTTCTTTGCCAAGTATTAACGATAATGTTTTAATAACTTATTGTACTACTAACGGTAATGCCGGTAATAACTATGTAACTTATGATAAAGAAGTCTCTGTTGATGGATTCACTCAAGTTGCGGGCAAGTCCCTTACTAACCCCGCAGGCGGTGCTGACGAAAAAACGGCTTATACTTACAAAAACAATACAGCGTCATCCTTCGGTACCTACGGCAGCGCTGTTACGAAATCCCAATATCAAGCAGTCGTAAATACCTATCCGGGAGTAATTGATGCTTATACTCAAGCTCAGAGAGAAATAGATCCTACCGATTATCGTTTTATGAATGTAATTAGGGTAACCGGTATTACAAACGTTCCTTGGGATGCAGTTAAAAAACAGGAATTTTGTCAGTGGTGTCAGGATCAATCTATGTATACTACCCGTTTTGTTTGGGTAGATGCTACTCCTAGCGTTGTTGATGTAGATTTAGAATTATATTGTTATAATTCAGCTGTATTATCCTCGGTAAAACAAAACGTAGAAGAAGCTATTAAAAAATTATTTGCTCCTAGAGCAGGTATTTTAATGACGGATTTTTATATTTCTGATTTAATTTCAGCGGCCAGAAATGCAGATAGTGGAGTTGCTTTTGTTATAGTTAATTCTCCCGTTTCTGAGATGATAGTAACCCAAGCTAATGCCCCTACTTGTTATTTTGAAATACTACCGGAGGCTGGGACTTTAAAAGAATATTTTTATTCTTATGGAGTTACTTTTATAGATAATAAAGGAGTTGAATCTAAAAAATCTAGTTGGATTCACCCTCAAACTACTCAGGATAATAATGCTATTAAAATTACTTGGCGCAAAAATTCTGCGGCAGTTAAATATAGAATTTATGGAAGAGAATCCGAAAATATTGGATTGTTAGCTGAGGTAAATGCAGATACTCTAGAATATATTGATGATGGATCTGCTATTCCTGATACTTCTGAATATTCTAGAGCTAAAGATACTGTTATTCGTTATAATTCCTTGGGTTCTTTGAGTATAAAAGCTTATTTTGCAGATAGACAGCAAAGAGTTACTAATCAAATTCTTACTGAAATACCTACTCGTTCTAGTTTAGAGAATAATTAAAAATGTCTACTTTTGTGATAGATTATCCTTATCTTGATATGGATAAAAATCGTAGGTTAGGATATCGATTACGTATAAGATCCATATTACCGGAATATATGAAAGGCACTGATTTTTTCAATGCCTTTTATGATACTATTGATGAAGTATTTGATAAAAGGGTTTATGATAAAACTCATTTTTTATCTTCACTTCGTAACATGTGGTTATCCAATCCCACTATTGAACAAAAAATTGATTATGGGGAATTATTAGACCTTGAGGATTGGAGTTTACCACAAAATGAAATAGTGGTTAAACAACTTAATCTTTTAGGGCTACAATTTGGGGAAAGTGCTTCCCTTTTTTCGAATAAAGATTTTATTTCTTTTTGTCGTTTTTTAGGAATGTATTGGTTTGAAAAAGGCACTCAAACTTTTATGGATTTCGTAAATTTTTGTTGTGGTACCAATTTCGTTCTAGTCAATATGTGGACGGAGGATTATATAAATTTTTATGAGGAAGGAGATGAAGCCATAGGAACACCTTTGTGGGAAGGTGGTACTTGGTATCCTACTACTCATATTACTTTTGTTTCTAAAGACGGTGCTACTAATATTTTAGCTCTTTTTCTATTGTTTAAAGAAATAGCTAATTATAATTTAGTTTTAGATAGTATTCGTATTGAATTCAATATGGATATTACCGATGGTATTGATCCGAGCGGTGGAGATGATTCTAGTAAATGGGGAAGAACTTTAAAATTTTCTTTACCTTATTCTTATCATACTTCTTTTCATATTCATACCTACGATCCGGAAGAAGAAGTTAAAAGACAAATATTTGGTTTCTTGGGTAGCTACCGATATAATTTTGATAATTCAATTTTCGGAGATAATATGGGTAAATTCCAAGAAGGGTATGGAACAGTTTATATTGAAAATTCAACCGGTGGATATGTAACCGCTTATCCTAATGGAAAAGTACCTCCCGGAACTGAAGTAAGAGTAGATGCTTATCCTGACGATAAATATGAGTTGGTTGAAATTACTTGGAATAATAATATTATTAAAAACGGAACTAATTTTGTAATGCCTCAAGAGGATGTAGTAGTTAGTGCTTCTTTTAATAGATTATTATTACCGGACGATGTTATTTATAATATTCAAATAGAAATTTCTTTACCTAACAATTCTACTAAGGTAGTTTCCATAAATCTTTTAAGAGAAAATACTGAAGAAAAGCCTTTAGAAGTAAAAATACAGGATTTTTTAAAAGAAGAAAATTTAGGTTATTTGATATATGAAGCTCTTATTGACAACGACAATATTGCTATACAGCGTAAGGAAAGATCTATAGTTCTTTTTTATAAAGAGCTTCCGGAAACTATTCCCCAAGAAAGTACTATTTTAATTGATGGAATTGTTACTATTATATAATTTGGAAAGAAAATGAGTACTCCTAGTTTTGTAATTACAGATGCCGGCCTTAGAGCGGCGTTAATGGCTAATGAAGAAGGTTTTAAAGTTGTTTTAAAAAAGTTTTCTTTGGGCTCTGCTTTCGGTTATTTACCGACTCCGGAAGATACTCAACTGAAGGGAAATATTCTTTATACGGCTTCTCCTTCTGCCTATTCTTATCGTGATAAAAATACTATTATGATAACCTGCACAGTTCCTCAAAGTGCAGGGCCTTTTGACTTTGGAGAAATAGGTCTTTACATGGAGGATGGGACTTTATTTGCTTTGGCTTCTTGGGATAGTTTAATTACGAAATATTCTTATTTGGAATCCGAAGTAGCTTCTTCTATTACTTTTTATTGTTATTTAAGTATTTCTCAAGGAGTTTCCGTAGTTACTATTGATTACGGTGAAAATCCTACTTCTATTGTTGAAATATTAGATGTTGAAAGTTGGGATGCTGTTTTACCACCAGATGAAATGACTCAAATTGTACCTGAATTAATTGTACATGAGAATAATCCGATGGGAGATGCTATTCTTTTAACAAGAACCGCTTTTAATAAATGGTCTATAGCTTCCGGTTATGTACCCGAATTTACCAAAGTAAATATATTAGCTTCTACTAATTCTTATTTAGAAATTGCTTGTGGCGCTCCCGGTATTGATCCATCTAAATATAATGTAACTAATGTATCAGGGGCTTATTTGATGGGTTTCTCTGACAGTACTTTTGCTCCTTTTGAAAGAGTAGAGTACCTTGCTTCTTCCAACAGACTAAGACTTTATTATAAAAGAGTAGTTGATACTCCAAGGGATTTAGTAAGTAATTGTGTTTTATATGTAGCTTCTCAATATAAACGAGTTATTTCTTTAAATAATTTAGCCGGCGGTATTACTTGGGATGATATTCAAAATAAACCAACTACTTTTGAAGGTTATGGACTAACGGTTCCTTCTAACGAAATTGGTTGTGTAAGTTGCGTATGTACCGAAAATATTCCGGTTGGTAAAATGATTGCAATGGGTCAAACCCTAGCTATTTCTCAGTTTAGAAAATTATTTAACATAATCGGAACTTATTATGGTGGAGACGGTGTCAATACCTTCAAACTGCCTGATCTTCGTGGATATTTCCTTCGCTTTGCTGACTACAACAGAGGTATTGATGTAGGAAGGAGAGTAGGTACCACGCAGGATGATGGAGCACCAAATATTCAAGGTTCTGGACTTTATGCTGAAAATTATACTGCTAGAGAATTTCAAGGGCAATGTACCGGATGCGTTTACGTAGATACCGGTAGAGGAAGGGGATTTATCGGTTCAGGCGATACCGACCATGATAATTACGTTCAAGCCATTGACGCTTCTAGAAATTCTCCCGTTTATGGAAGATCTCCTAAGGAAATACGAGTTAAAAATATTGCTCTTATTGGAGTAATTACCTATGCATAAGTTATTACACCAATTAAAGCGAAATTTTTCGGTCTAATTTCTCCTGCTCTTCCATAAACAGCGGAGCTACGACTTGCATCAAAATCCACAAAATAATGCACATCACTACTACCGGATCGAGTACCTTGTCTATTTCCGGAATCATAGTAAGTAAAAGCTCCGTTAGTAACGCCGTTGATTTTATTAACATATTCAGAGAAATTGCCTACACGACCACGAATGGCAGGGGCGGCATCATCCTGCGTGGTACCTACTCTCCTTCCTACATCAATACCTCTGTTGTAGTCAGGAGAAAATTTTTCGAGTATAATAGGGAAGAGAAGGAGAAAATATGAAAATTAATGCTTATGAAAGGCTAAAAGCTTTTAGGATTAATTCCTCTTATTTAATTCAATTTTCCTCTGAGGAGATGGAAAGTTGGGGAACTACTTTAAATAATCCTCAGTATTATGAAAACTTCATTTTACCTAATAGTAAAAAAGTTTTTTCTTTGTTAGGTAGTGACGTTTTTAAAGCTTCCTTAGGTACTAATGAGGAAATATTTTTTATAAAAAATCCCGGAATACCTCAGTTTGCAGACAGTATGACATTTTTATCTACTGTAATAAAATCAACTTCTCGAAATAAGTTCTTTAAAACTGGTATTCATCAAAGCATGATTTGGAAATACAGCTCTTTCAAACCCGGTAAGGGTCTTGGTCAGAACTTTATTAAAGTTTTATTAAAAAATAATCCGGTTTTTCCCTTAATGTCGGATATTAAACAAACTTCTTATGGCATGAATATGTGGATTAGTTTGTTGAACGATGTTTATAAGGAGTATGATTGTTATTATGGATTGTCCGCGCCTTCTGATAAGAAGTGTTGTATTAAGATAGAGAAGGAAAAGGATATTTATCATTATGCAGGTGATATAGTTTCAAACGTAAATAAAGCTTATTCTTTTAGACATGCCTTTATTGTTCCAAGGAATTATGATTTAAGTAAATGTTTGTATTCTGACATTCCGGTTTTATCTTGTGAAGAAGCAGAAGAGCTGGATTTATTTAGAATACCTAAAGAATTAAACGACATTGAAACAAAAAGGATGTATAAAGAGTATCTTCAGCATGAAGAACCTGATTTTTAAAGGAAAATAAAATGGTTTTAAAAAAACTTGCACTAAAAAGAGTACTACAATTAGATCCTTATGGCAAATTAATTGGAGATACTTTAGCTCAAGAACATCCTTATAATGAGGGTGAATGGATGATGCCTGAATATGCCATCGATGTTGCTCCTCCTAAAAATATGAGGGACGATTTTGATTATTACTATAATCGAGATACTGGTTATTGGGAACAAAGAAAAAAACCAATCGAAAAAGTTGAAGAAGATCCTTCTTACCAATTATCTGATTTAGAAAAAGCTAAAATTTATAGAAATAATATTTTAGATAATTATACTGTTATTATTGATAATATGGAATTTGAAGCCGATGAAAATAGTTTGCAGGCTATTCAACAGTATGTAGAATATGGAGAAGAAGATCCAGTCAAATGGGTATTAAAAAATAATGAGGTTAGGAAAGTATCGAAGGAAACTTTAAGAAAAGTTTTGTCTAAAGCAGTTACTTTTAAAACAACTCAATGGTCTAAAGCTGTTACTCAAGAAAAAGAATGGGCTAAATTAGGCCAAGAAGTTTTAGAAGAAAATAAGTAGTTAAATACGTAGCAAATTCATATTAAAAAGGCTCCAAATTGGAGCCTTTTATTTTTAATCCCATAATGGGTAACCCTTAAGGCTAAACCCTAATAGTATAATAAATCTTAATTTTGTAAGAGCAATTTCGAGCTCTTACCAAAATATTTATATTAACAGGAGATCATATTATGACAGACGTTTCTTTACTTCCTACGACTGGTCTTGTTGGAACAGGTTGTGGCTGGGGTAGTGCAGGTGCTGCTGCTTTGGGTGCTTTTGTTGGATCTTGGTTTGGTAATGGCTGGGGTGGCAATGGATTTAACCGTGGCGGATGCGGTTGCGGTGAAGGTATTGCTGCAGGTGCTTCTGCTTGGGGTACAAACCTTGTTATGGATAATCTGAATCAGCTTCAGAATAGTGTTGGTCAAGTTAATGCCGGTATTAACAATCTCGGCTTAAATTTAGTTCAGGGACAGTGCGCTGTTCAGCGTCAAATCGGTGATGCGGCTTACGGTGTTCAGAATTCTCTTTGCCAAGGTTTTTCTGGAGTTAATGCTACCGTTAACAGCACTACCTCTCAGCTAATGAATGCAAATAACCAAGGTTTTGCCGGTTTGAATGCTACCATCAATGCAACTAATGCTACTACTAATAACTATCTTGCACAGGGTTTTGCAGGTTTAAATACCGCGGTGCAGGCTAATGGTTATGAAAGCAGATTAGCTGTTAAAGATCTTGCCGCTCAGAATGCAAGTTGCTGCTGCGAAATTAAAAACGCTATTGCTGTTGATGGAGCTGCTACTCGTCAGCTTATTCAGAATAACTACATTAGCGAATTGCAGACAAAACTTTGCGATGCTAAGAGTAAGATTGCTACTCTTGAAAGCAATGCCTTTACTTCTGCCTCTAATCAAGCTCAGACTGCGCAGATTGTTGGTGCAATTCTCCCACATATTCTTAGAGATACCACTACTACGACAACTCCAGCCGCTTAATTAGATGATTTCCCTTCCTCCATTTAAGGAGGAAGGAATTTTTTATAGGAGACATTAGATGGTTACTCAAATTCAAGGACAACGTGCAAAAGAGCTTATTACCGTAAATGGTATTCCTTATAGATTGAAAAAGGATGCTACAGATCCTACTGGTTATTTTCCTTATGAAAAAATGAGTTGGATAAATGCAGGATGTGACAAAATAGGAGAAAATGCCTATTGTTGTTGGATAGCAGGTGTAGTTCCTCCTGCTATGGGTAGTTTAGAAAAACCTGTATCTGTGTTTGCACTTGGCTTTAATTCATGTGCTGTTCCGATGTCTCCTGCCATGCTGTCTAGAGAAGATATGGAAAGAATGCATTTTTATACGGCTGATTATTCTGACACTGCTAGGAGTTTTGTAGAACAATTTTTAGGAATGCAATCTTCTTCTCCTTCTCAGCCTAATAGAGAAGTAATGTCACCTTTCCCAAATTTACCTGAACAAAAACCTGCACAATCAACTATGCAACCGCATGTAATGCCTTCTCCTATAGGCAGTAAGGAGTTTTTAAATGAGCAAAGCAAGTGATGAGATTATCAAAAAGAGTAAAGCAATTAGAGAAATAAACGATAGTCCTATGGCTATCATTCAAGGTATTATTCCTGTCGTTATGGGATACGTCCAAACTCGGCAAATAACTAGAAACGGTGGTATAGATGCAGCTGCCCGTATTTTAGCAATTATTGAGATGGCTGATGAAAAGGAAGTTCCTACTCAAGCTAAAATGAGTTCATTTCCTAAAGACATAAAAAAGGCGGTTATGCCAACCACCATGTAATAAAAAAGGGATCTTTCGATCCCTTTTTTATTTTTAATAATCTTCGTCATCCTCACCGAAATCGTTATAAGGTACAAAAAGTTCTTCTGCTTTTTTCTTATAACCCGCCGTACTATCATCGTAATTCTTTTTCTCAAAAAGATAGGGTGATTTTTCTAAAGTAGAAATCGTTACTTTAACGAGTTCTTCAATTTCTCTTTTTTCGTATTCTTCACCTGTATTATCCGTTACCCATCTTGTGCAGGGGGTTCCGGTCGTTATTAAATAATAGGCTGAAGAACCGCAAGTTTCTACTCCATATTCTTCCCAAAAACGATCGCCATCATTATAAAAACGATAAACGATTCTATTAACCGCTCGAAGAATTTCGCCGCCTATTGTTGAAGCTTTTCCACTAGGGAGAACGTATTGATCAGTGAGCTCTTCTAGCTTGTCCATGTAATTTGGCATTTTCAAATTTCTTTAAAGATTATAAATTTTTAAGTTTAAAATATTTTTAAATTAAATCTTAGTATATACTATATCTGAAATAGCTCCCCACAATGCCGTTAATCCGTCATGCGCCTTGGTAAGTTTATCAAGGTTATTTATTGGCATTGGAATATTTACACCGTTTATAGCCCATTTACCCTTAGCGTAATGTAAGTTAGCAAATATAGGGCCGTTATTACCATAATAATCTGGTTTGATTGTTAGGTCTATAGTGAGTGTATTATCTCTTAATTCGTCTATTTCTTTATCCGTAATAACACAAGAGTAGCTACTGCATATTTCTTCAAGGTCATCCATAAACTGTTCTATGGTTTGACCCTTAGCAGAAACTAATCTTTTCTTTGCATTTACTATCATAATATTTCCTTTTAAAATATATAGGTATTATAAAACAATTAAAACCACTTGGTATAATAATTTCCGGGATAATATCTTCCCCAACCGGTTACCGGAGTTATGGTAATAGCGACAGCGCCTATGCTTCCGGAAGAATCTTTTCCTCCTTCTCCACTACCATCTCCTGCAGTATTTCCTTTAATAGTAAGGTTTTGTTTGAAAGGTTTAAATTCATTATCTAAAACACTTTGCAAATTCCCTCTTACTGTATCTAAGTATTGTGTACGGTCTACGGTTAATTGGATTGCAGCTCCTTGGAAATCAAAAGCCTTTTCTCCTTCAGCTAAATACTGAGATTCCAAAGCCATCAATTCTGCCCACATTAACCAATATTCTCTAATTCCTCCTTTGGCATTAGTAAAAGTAAAAGAAGTTATAATTCCGTAGGCTCCATTAAATCTATCCGCTCCTCTTCTCAACCATGTTAAAATACAAGGCATTGTATAAACAAGATCAGGAGCTCCATACAAAGTAGTTCGGGCTTTATTAACTTTTTCTAAAATATCCTTAGCTGCGGAAAGAATGCTAGGATTTACTACCCATAATTTTTTATTTTCTTGATAAGTATCCAATGGAGAAGAACTTAATGAGTATTTAAAAATAACATCATAATTATCCAAAGATACTGCTAAATCGTGGGTATCAATATAACCACCGTATCTCCAGCCGGAAGATACTTTTTCTCCAAAATTACTCATATCCTGTGAAGCTAAAAGTTTATTATCTTTATAAAGCTCCATAATTACTTTATCCGCAGGATACTGAGTAATAATTTGCATGCAAGTTTTAGTACCCTGCAGTTCTACGGTATCTTCCGTTCCTAAATACTCTGTGCCTTCTTTGCTTTCTATTTTAAGAGTTTCAAATTGGTAGAATTTTTCTTTATTTAAAATAAGGCAATAACGAATTTGATAACGTTTGGTAACAGAAGTAGGAGATAAGGTTGAAGGAACCGTTATTAAGCATTTAGCTTCTAAAGCGTTGGTAATCTCATTTTGAATAAGATCAAAAGAATTACCGGAAGCTAAAATATTGGATTCAGAGTCTATTAAATCCCAAACAACATATTTTTCTCCCTCGAGTTCAATATCTTTAGGCAACGTAAAAACTACTGTCCCTACCGCAGAGTTTCCAGCTTGCATAGTTCCTAATAAATCCATAAAACAATTAGGAGCTAATTGTTTATCTTCAAATAAGGGCGTATCATCTACTTGCATTACTACCGTAATGGGAATACTTTCTTCTATAGTTTTTATTAAAAAAGAAAGACCATAAGTAGTATGATTTTTTCCTCCAATAAACTTTATGAATAGATTTTTTTCTTCACAAAAAAATTCTGCTTCAATATCCGGAAACATTTTAATAAGCTCTGCTTCCTGAATATTTTCTTTAAGGTAAGAAAGATCTGCTTTAACTTGAACGGTTTCTTGTGGAGTTTTTGAAAAAATAAAGGTTTTCATAGGAAATTCTCATCACTTTTTATAAAATTTTATGATATTGGTTTTTTAAGAGAAGAAAATGTTAGCAGAAAGGCTTAAAACTTTATGTCAAAATATTTTTACAGAATTTTCTTTTTCAGAAAATAATATACATATTATTGGAAATATTTCTTATCATTCTTATTCTCAAAATGATCAGGAGGAATTAATAGCCCTTAAACGAATTACAATTTCCTCTTTGATGGGATGGATTTCCAAGATTCTTTTTAAAGATGTTTATGCTTTAAGATATTTAAATTTAGAAGAATATGTTACTCCAATTCAAGGAACTTCTAAGAAAATATTTTCTATAAGTTTTGTAGCAAATCCTTTGCCTAAATACTCTCAATATTCTTATGTGGATAAATTCATACAGGTTAATGCTACTAAAATAATGAATTGTGATAATATTCAAATAGATATTGAATTTCTTTCTCCGTTAGAATAATTTTATTTTAAAAGGAAAAAGATATGAATATTCAATTAACTAATTATGGAGTGGAATTATTACAGGGTTCTATTCCATTTAAAATTACTAAATATGAATTAGGAAGCGCTTATAATTATAGTCCTTCTTTAGATGCTAGTTCTCTTGAGGGAGAACTTGTTTATTCCGGATCTCCCACTGATCCTATAATAATAAATGCTAACACAATTAAATATTCTGTTGCTTTAGGTTATACTGTTGGTGATTTTACTTTCGGTGAAATCGCGTTGTATGTAGAAGACAAGTGTGTAGCTCTTGTAGTCTCTGATAGCCCTATTACCAAACAAAAATATTCTTCTGCTAAGCAGGGGAATGCTTTGGTATTAGATATTTATATTGGAATGACTGGGAGAAATTATTATGCTTGGGTAGATGAATTAAAAAACAGTTCAGAGTTTGAAATACCAACTATCGAATCTGTTGATTATCTCCCTCCTCCTTCCAAATCTTCTCCTAATTTTTATATAATTTCCGCCCCCAGTCTCGAAGCTTCTACTACTTTAGCTTATACTACTAATATAGGTATTTGGAATTTTGATGTATATCAATATTCAAGCGTTAAACAGCTTAAAATAATAGATTCAACTTCTACTTCTATTACTTTTGATTTTAGTAATCTTTCTAAAGAAGAAATTCGAGCATTATCTCCTAAATACTTTGGAGAGAGTATTGTTCAATTTTATGTTTCTTCTATTCCCGGTATTTGTAGAAATATTTTACAGACTGTTCAGGATGAAAAAGGTTTAACCGTTTATTTTGCTACTCCTTTAGCGAAATTACCAAATAAAGAAGATACTATTTTAGTTTATGCAAGAGTAGGTAATTCTTTTGTAGAAGATTTTGAATTACCTGTCGCCACCTCTACTACCTTAGGCGGTGTTAAGGTCGGAGAGGGGTTGCAAGTATCTTCTGATGGAACTCTTTCCAGTTCTATTTCTGAAAATGAAATTAATAATTCTATTAAAAAATTATTAGGAGTTCCGGGAGGAATTGCATCTTTAACTGAGCTTCCTGAAAATGCTTCTGAGCAACAAGAGTTAGAGTCTACAAGACTGCCTGAAAGAAATCTCACTGTAGGCGCTCTTTATATGCCTGAGGGCACATGGGATGCTTCTACAAATTCTATAAACGGTGATGCTAGTTATAAGTTAGTTTCAGGCGGAAAAATAATGTACAAAAAAGCGCCTACTGTTTATGTGCCCTATGCATGCAGAGGATATGTTTTAGAAGTAGGTATTTCCGGTAATACCGAAATTGACGGCATTTCTAATTGGCAAGCCGGCGATCTTATTCTTTCTACCGGCGGGGTTTGGAGAAAAATCAGCGGTTCTCAAGGAGGCGTTAGCGGAGGATTATCAATACCAAATAAATCAGGTCTTGTATATTATGAAAGTAGCAATCAATCTACAAGGGGATTAGAAATTAAAAGTAATTCCCTTGACATTTCTATAGATACTAACATAAATATAGAGTTACCTGAAAATGAAAATATAACGCCGGGAGTTTACTCAAGCGTTATGGTTAATAAAAATGGAATTATCACAGAAGCTTCTAACGTAGTTAGAGGCGGTAATTTTTAAGGAAAATAAATGGCAGAAAACCAAACTATTATTCTCAAATACTCTGCAACCGCAGGTAATGTTCCTACACTCGATAATTTAGTACGTGGTGAACTTGCAATCAACTCAGCTGACGGTAAACTGTTTATTCGTAAAGCTGGTACTACGGAAGCCGATGATACTATTATTAGTATTAACGTAAAAGATCCTTCTCTTGCTACTTTGGGCGGAGTTGTTTTAGATAGCGTTTCCGCTGGTCAAGCTCTTGTTTATGATGGTACGTCTTCCGAGTGGAAAAACGTTACTTTAGCTTCTACTCATATCAGCGACTTTGAAAACGCTGTTAAAACGATTATTGCAAGCGAGTTAGGTGGAGCAACCGATTTTGTCACAGTAACAGGTGATCAGGATGTTGGTGGAGTTAAAACTTTTACTTCTATTCCTAAAGTTTCTGCCGCTCAAACTATGGAAGGTGGGGATACAGAAGTTGCAAAACTTGGTCTTTTAAAAGAACAGACTATTTATACTGATACTTCTGAAACAGGAGCAACCGTTACAGTCGGTGGTGTTGCAAAAGGTAAGAAATATGCCAATACCGATATCATTCAAGTAATTGATGATATTTTGCATCCTTATGTTGCACCAACAGGTGTTTCTCTTACAATGGCCGCAACAGGCGGTACGTTTGAAGCAGGTACAACTGTTCAGGTCACAACAGGTACTGTAAAATGGACAAACGGTTCTCAGCTTATTTCTAAGGCTGAAGTTCTTCAGGGAAGTACCGTTGTTGGTAGCGCAGATCTTTCTGCTTCAGCTACAACTTCTACAATTACGCTTACTAACCCAATTTCCGTAACAGCTAATACTTCTTTCACAGCTCGTGTTACGGATGCTACTAAGACAACCTCAGGCGGTAATGTCGGATATACTTTTGTATATCCATTCTATTGGGGTGTTGTAGACGCAGACGTTACTGCTCCTACTGCAGAACAAGTACAGGCTCTTACTAAAGTTGTTCAGGGTAAAGGAAATAAAACATTTACGTATACGACTAATGGACAGAGAAAAGTAGTTGCTTATCCCAAGGCTTACGGTACTTTGAAGAAAGCAATTGACCCGAACGGCTTTGATAATATTGATGCTATGGTTCGTACCGAAGTTTCTATTACTGGATTAGATGGTACTGCTCAGGCTTATTATGTTTATACAAGCTCAGGCGTTTCCAGCATTACAGAAGCTTATACATATTCTTTCTAATTAGTTAATAGGAAAATAATAAATGGCAAATATTGAACAAAGTATTAAAGTTGGTAATGGTTTTGCTCTAAAAGCACCATCACCCGTTGATTTAAAAACAACCGCTGCAACAATTGCTGAAAGAGATTCTTACGTTTCTCAGGGATTTGGTTATCCCGGTATGATTGTTTACGTAGAGGAAGATGATACTTATTATAAGTATACAGGTTCCGCTTGGGTTAAATTCTTGGGAGAAACAGCTTCTGCCTCTGAAGTTGTTAAACTTACAGGCGATCAAACTATTGACGGTGTTAAGACTTTTAACATCGCTCCTAAAATTGGTACAAAAACTGTTACTACAGTTGAAGATGTTGATACCGCGATTTCTACAAAACTTACTACAGAAATCGGTACATCTATTCAGGCTCATCACGATAACCTCGATAAATTAAGCGCTTTATCTGCAAATGGTATTGTTGTAAAGACAGCTGATGGTTTTGTAAATCGTGCTTTAGAGTCTGATTCTCTTACTATTACAAATACCGATGGTACTGCAGGTAATCCTAAGATTGAACTTAGCGACAGCGGTGTAACTGCAGGTGATTATACTAAAGTTACTGTTGACGCTAAGGGCGTTGTTACCGCAGGTTCTAATCCCACAACTTTAACAGGTTATGGAATTACCGACGCTGTTAGTAAAGCAGGTGATACCGTTACAGGTAAATTAACATACTCAGGTGTTGATGAGACTACTTTCGCAAATAATGATCTTGTCACAAAACAATATGTTGATAAAATCGCTGAAGGCCATGTTCCTCATGAAGCCTGCGAATATGCATATACTACTAATATTGACGGTACTTATGCTGACGGTAGCGATTCTGCTCATCCGGGTGTAGGAGCTACATTTACTCCAACTACTCCTGATGCTTCCCTTGCAGAAAATGATCGTGTTTTGTTAGCTGGCCAGACTGATGCTACACAAAATGGTGTTTACATAGTTAATGCTGACAAATCTTTAACACGTGCTTCCGACCTTGACGGCAATCCTTCTCAGGAAGTTTATGCAGGTGCTTCATTCTTTATTTTAGCAGGTGCAAATAAAGGCGCTACTTTCTCCCTTGCTAATAAGAATGTTGTATTTGGCACAACGGAGCTTACGTTTGTACAAACTAATGCTCAGATTGAATACTCTGCTGGTGCAGGTATTTCTATTACAGGAACTTCTATCTCTGTTGAACAAGGTACGACAGTTTCTGTTATCGGCGGTAAGCTTGAAGTTTCCTCAGGTACAGGTAATAAGGATAAAGTTTTAGTAGCTGGTGAAGATGGCACAGCCGCTACTTATAAAGAAATTTCCTTAAATACAGTTACAGGTACTCTTTCTGTTGCTAAGGGCGGTACAGGAGCTACTACTCTAGACGCTAATAAGATTATTTTAGGTAATGGTACAGATCCTGTTGCTTTTGTTGAAAACCAAGAAGGTATTTTAATAGGAACTGCTGCAGGAGCTCCATCTTTTGGAAAGGCTAATCTTACTACCCACGTTGAAGGTATTCTTCCTGTTGCTAACGGTGGTACAGGAGCTTCCACCAAAGCAGGTGCTTTTGATGCTTTGGCTCCGACAGCTGCCAAGGGCGATTTAATTGTAAATAATGGAACCGCTAATGTTGCTTTATCCGCAGGTTCTAACGGATCTGTTTTAGTAGCCGACAGCACTGCAGCTACAGGATATACATGGACTAATGTTATTCGTGGCGGTACATTCTAATTAAAAGAAAATGGGTGAGGAAACTCACCCTTTTATAAGAAGGGATTTATATGGCGGATATTACAGAAAATCCTGCACAAGAAAATTTACTGGTAATTCCGGTTACTCACCCATATTCTGAAACAGCCGGAAATATTCCTACCCCTGATAGACTTTTAGTCGGTCAAATTGCTATTAACGGCGCTGATAAAAAACTTTATACGAAAGATAGTCAGGGTAATATTATTGCAGTTGGTGGTGATATTAAATGGGGTTCTATTGCCGGCGATATAAATGATCAGACGGATTTATTTGCTGTTTTTGTAACCCTTACAGAATGGAATAGAATTGCAGATTTTATTGATGGTATTTTAGATGGCACGGTTAATCTTAAACCTGCCCCCATTGTACCTGATCCTGTAGAAACTTTTGAGCAAGCATTATTAGAGGATTAAAATGGCAGAAACTACTGAAAAATCCCGTGATCAGCAAATTAATGATTTAGCAACAAGAGTAGCAACAGAGTTTAAGACTGTTAAAAATAATACAGTTTCCGTTAATTCCCAAGCCTTAACGGACGTTCAAAAAACTCAAGTAAAAACTAATTTAGGTATTACGGACGTTAATACTTCTACGCTTGTTCCGAAAACGGGTAATCGCGGAGTCCTTGCAGGATATGAAACTCCTGCAAGCGCTTCCTCTATTGACGGAACTTCTAACGATGCTAATTAATCAGGGGCAAATGTTACGGTGGCAAATGGAGCTTCGGAAACTTCGTGGACAAAGACTGTTTTGTTAACAGGAGCTGTTACCGTGACTTTAGGTTCTTCATGGTCTTGGGTAGGCGGAGAGGTGCCGACGGTCACTGCTAACAGTGTACTCGTTCTCCATTGGTGCAGCAGCCACGGCATTGCAAGTATTATTTCCCCGACAGCATAAGAGGTGAGAAATGATTAAGAAATACCTTTATAACTACAAAGAATACTCTTCTGAATACCAAGTCCGCCGAGCTGTTTGGGAGAACGAGCGCAAAGTTTTTGGTAAAGAACCGGACGAGGACCGCGAAGCGTTTTGGCTGAATTTAAACGTCGTTTATAAAGAAGAAGCCGACCCGGAAGTTCCCGAAGCGGTACTGGCCGCTCGCGTCAGAGGTGAGCGCGATCGCTTGTTGGCTGAATCTGATTTTTATGTTATGCCTGACTATCCGGTCACTGAAGAAGGGCTCACTGAGGTCAAGGCGTATCGTCAGGCACTGAGGGACGTTCCTAATCAGGAAGGCTTCCCGCGCAGCGTTGTGTGGCCTGTGAAACCTGAGGCGCTTTGAGATGGTGGCGATGCTGAACAGAGAGACGATGCTGACTGGGGGAAAGAAAAAAGCACAACTCCCAGTCACACTTGCAGTAGAAGAGCGCCCTAACAGTAAGAACGGAGAATTTGGCTATCGTAACGATCCGGGCTTAAATATTGCTAGATATGGAAAAATAGATAGAATCCCATTGAGGGGAGACTGTTATGTTTAATAAAGAGCTATTGTTTTCTTACAGAAAAAAGAAAACCATACGTGACATGCTGAAAACAGCCAATTTCTGGTTTGAATATTCTGGGTTTACCAGCGTACGGACAGATTCAATTGGTGGCGGTGTACCTGAAAAGGGTGTTAGTTGGTACTTAATTACGCTAAATAATTTAATTGGTAAAAGTCAGTCATGTTCCAATATTGACTATTGTGGACTTCTAATATACCATCCAGAATCTCCGGATTATATTATGCGCGCACCGTACTGTATATTATATAGCACAAACATAAGCAGGGGCGATAATTATTATGGGGCCGTATTAATGGGTGATGTTTTTCATTATACTGCTGAATCGGATGGAACATCGCTATATGACTCCAGCAAAAACCTTTACTGGAGCAGGTCATACGATCGTGACTATCGGCTATCAAACTGGTTTAATACAGTATATGGAGCAGGAACGTTTGGGGTTCCTGTTATTATGGCATTTTGGAAAGATGGCATTCCTGAATATATAAAGCCGTACAAGACAAATCTTGATGGCTATCCAAATTATGGATTATAGTAATCCTTAAGCAAAAGTGGATAGCACTCAAAAACACAGTTAATCATAAGTCCCTTAATTAAGGGGGGGGGCGCACATTTGTAAGGATTCGTAAAGAAAAAGGGAGCTCGAAGGCTCCCTGAAAGTTTAGCGGCGCTTACCTAAATCTGGACCACCGCCATGGCATTTCCAACTGGAGCCATGATGACTCAATACCCTTTCCCGAGGATGATCCCCTTAATAAGGCTACTTTCATCGTTTCCCCTATGCTCGTGCATACGTTACCTCAATACTTGAGACTAAATGATTTCAGGCTGGTAAAATTATCCGTGCTTTAAATATCCTTTTCTATAATTACGAAAATAATGGTTATTACTTTTGGAAAGGATGGGGCGTTTCGATGGAATGCGGTTCCTGTGCTATTTATCTTCTGAAAGAAACTTTTAATACTCCGATTGCTAAATGGGTTTTAACCTATGAGAATAAGCCTTATACCGAAAAAGATCTCTACAAACTAATGCAGATTTGTGTAGATACCATTTATCAGAAAGGCTTTTTAAAAGTTCCCAATAAATATAACTGTAAAACCTCTTTTACTAGTGAAGCTATCAAACGATGGGAATAATTTTGCTATAATCTCCTTATACGGAGAATATTATGAAAGTATTTGCTCAAGAATGTTTAGATGCTATGGCTACTATAGGAAGAGACTATTCTATTCCAATGGTAGTTATAGTAAGCCCTGATCCTAGAAGAGTAGGAAACGAGTATTTTAAAGTATTCAACTCTGATACTTTTGTAGGTGCGGATAAAGTAGCACGTATTCTTTTTAGAAAAGCAGAGTACGTTACCCATAAAGATTCTAAGAAACCGTGGATTTTGAATTCTAAGGAAAAGAGAGCTTTAGTAAATTTCTTAAATGCTAAAAGTGATAAAATCGGTCTAACGGATTATACTAATTGGCAAGTTGCTATCCTTCAGTTTAACGAAGAAAAGGGATTAGATCAGAAAAAGACTTTAGAAAACATAGGTAAGAATTTACCTTATCCTAAATATCTTCCTTTTGATTTAAAAATGCCTGATTACATGACTTTATAAAGTAGCTATAAAAGGATTTTTGCTATATAATTCTTTTTATAGATACGGAGAATATTATGAAAATATATGCTAAACAAAGACTAGTTGCTTCTAATCCTAGAGCAGAGCTTAAAGAATTAACAAAACAATACGTTCCTAATCCTAAAAAACCGACAGGAACAGTTAAGGGAGAACTTTTAAGAGCTCTTAATTTTGTTGTTCAAGCAAGTGATGAAGATGGTGAGACTTTTTATTGGGCACCCAAGACCGTAGGATCTGCCATTCTTTATTTGTACAATGAATCGTTTAATCCACAAGTACAAGACTGGATTGACGATATTGATGATAGAAAAGTATATTATCCCGACACTAAGAAAATCGAAGATTTAATAAAGAAAACCCTTTTCCTTATGGGAGAAGATTATAAAGACTCTCCTCTTGGACGGTTTTACGATAAGAAAACTTCTGATAATAGTCTTACTAAATATAGAAAGCAGGCTTTAGAAGTTTGGCCGGAATAAAACAAAACCTCCTAATTTTAGGAGGTTTTTAATTTTAAAAAACATCTTTTTTAAAGGTTAAACAGGTTTCATCATAATCTTTGTGTTTTCTCATAGTAAAATACCATTTAGTTTCTTGGTCATTATCCAATTTAAAACTACCAAAAACATATTCTAGTTTTGGTCTTACCATTAAATGATTTACAATACGAAAATCTACGTTTTCACTAAAAATATTTAAAAGCTTCTCAAGATCAAATATAAGAAAATTAATAGAAGTTCCTTTTAAAACTCCATTAATTTCTTCTTTTGAAATTTCCCATTCTCCTCCAAAACGGAGTCTCAGCATATTTGCCAAAGTTCTTTTATTCATTACACTCTCCTTATAATTTTTATTTTATATAAATTTAATAAAAATATCAACTGAGTTTAAAAATGCCTTGTATTATTTCTTCAAACAATAGAGCGTTACCTCCTAACGTCAGAGCCTCAGACTATGCTGCTTTTGCCGTTGAAAAATTAGCAGATGTTCAACAACAAAAGATGATGGCAGCTTTTCGAGTTCAAGGAATTAGAAGTTGTATATATAATCATCATACCAGTGGTGAGGTATGCTCTTGCCAAAAGAAATTAAAGAAAATTAATACAAGATTAGGTAAAGACGGTAAAGCCTCGGTTGGAATGATCAATCAGCTTCTTCAAGGAGGAAAGTACGATATTGCTCCTTATGGAAAATCTTTTGATGATTTTGATGAGCCTTTTATAGAAGATAATCCAATTAATCCAATTCCAGATGAAAATGGTTTTGTAGGTACGGTTGATAATTTTTTAGAAAGTTTCGATGATGATGGTTTAGGTCTTACCGATGTTTTTTGTCCTATTTGTTTTGGAACTGGATTCGTAGGAGGGTATTCTTTATTCAGAGGATATCGTAAAGTTATTACGGTAGAGAATTTTGAAAAAATGGAGGGAGAGATTCGTTTTGAAACTTCTCCTTTTTCAGCCTTTGTTACCATGATCTCTACTCAAGTAGTTTTACCTAAAGGAGCAGTCTCTGTAGATGCTTTTCGTTTATTGAATGGTAAAGAGCAATTAAACCATTGTATTTTATTAGATGGAAAAGAAATTAGTTATCAATATATTTTAGCTTGCTGTGATGGTAAAGAGCACGCAATTTCCTGCTGCTTTGAAGAACCTACCACTATAACTCATTTAGAAATTCAATTGAATTTAAGTGAGGAAAGTTCTTATATTGAATTACCTAAACTTCAAAAATCCGGTAATAGAAGTATTTTGGATTCTACTGATAATTTTCAAATTATTTTGTCTCCGGACGTTCCTCAAATAGAACCTACTGATATTATTATAGAAAGTATGTGGGGAAAAGCCTTAATGGTTCAGGATAAAACTTGGATGAATACTCGTAATCGTCAAATGTTTGGTTATGAGATTAATGTAAGAGTTATTCAACCGGCTGAGCTTTTTTATCTATTACCTAAGAGAAAACCAATTACTCCAAACACAACTACAAATCCTGTTACCTCTAATTGGAGGTATCAACCTTAAGGAGAAAATATGTTTAAAAATGATTTGTTATTTTTAACAATTGTAGCAGTAATTTCTACTACCTTATTATTTTTTATTTTAGACTTTTTTGTAAAGATCACAATCTTTTAGAAAATTTTATAGTAAAAGAATTTTTTAAAATAAATTATGTTTACTGACAATATTCCTGCATTCCGGTATATTACCGATATTATAAAGTTTTTAAAAGAGTTTGAAGAAAATATTAACGAATTAATCGGTTTAGCCAAATATCAAAAAACTCTTCTTGCTAAAACTTTATCTTCCTTAGCTAATAGAGTTGAGAAAAAGAGCTACAATTTATCAGCTAAGGTAAAGGTTTCTTTGAATACTGAGAACATGGAACTTTTGAAAAGACAGTATTCATTGTTAGAAGAATTATATGAAAAATTAGATGAATTAGATTTTGTTCAACTTTCTTTAGCCACTAATTTTAAAAACAACGAGGACAGCTCTAAAGCCGAAGACTATGTTCTTTTACTCAGGAATAAAATCTGCAATGCTATAAAAACTATTTTAAAATATTTGGAAGAATGTGTTGAGGGAAAAATTCCAACTGTTTTTCAAGAGTATGTTCAAGAAGTAGAAAGTTATATTGGAAAAAACATTAAACCTAGAAATAAATCCATAGATTACTATATCTTTTCATTACAAGGATCTATAGGATTTGCTTCTTATCTTTGGTATTATGATGTTGACACTATTCCTCAATTTTTTATATATTTATGTTGGATAGTAGGTAATCAAGATCCGATTATAAAAATTGAAATAGGTAATACCTTTCAATCTCCTGAAACTCTTTATAAAAGTTCAGGGATAGAGATTACGGATTTGAATTCGGCTAAAACCGCTGTTTATAATCTTCTGAATCAGGAAAGTATTCCAAATACCTTGAAATTATAAAAAAATTAAGGGACTTCATTTGAAGTCCCTTTTTATTACTTGGGTAAAAAGGTTATACTGGTATCTTTTTTAATAATTTTACCCTGATTTCCATTTAGCATAATATAATCAATCTCTCGTTCTATCTTGCTTTCATGTAGTAGTCCGAGCAATTGTAATCGGTAGTAAGCGGGTTTTTCTACATTTTCATAAAAACTTATTAATGTTTCCCTAGAAGGCCTTACATCATTAAAAATAGTTTGTTTATTAGGTGCATAATAAACTTCCGAGGATAAATCTTTGAAAAACCCTCGGAATCGACTTATCTTGCTTTTTCTGACTTTACTCAAATAACCGTAATATTTATTGGCAATCCAAACGTTATAGAAATATCCCTTGTATTTAAAAACAAGTTCATATTCGCTAGATCGAAAGAATTTTAGTTCTCTTCTATGGTTGATAATTTCTTTATAAAAATTATCAATTTCCTCATCATAAGGATAATTGAGCAACCAAAATTTTGGTAAGAATATTTTTAGATTCATGATAAAAAAGGTCTCTAATCAAGAGACCTTCCTTTTTAAGTTATTCTGTTAAAAGAGCTTCTAAATCTTTTTCGAACTCTTCTTCACTTTTAGCGCAATGCCATTCAACCGACTGACCTTGGTTTACCGGAAGATGCCAATATAAAACTTCCTCGCCTTTTTCGGTAATGTCCCAATAACCGATTGCAACTGTTTTACGACGATGGAAAACTTTGAAAATAACGTTTTCTGTTTCTTCATATCTGAATTTCATTTTATAGCTCCTGTTAAAAATTTATCTAATGAAGTTATTATACTTCAGAAATTTTAAAAGGGCAAATACGTTCGAAGCATTGGAATTTAAACCCTAAAGTATTTTCAGTTTTTGGATGCTCTTCGCTCCAAATCAGTTTCCATTCTTTATTTAAAGCTTCAAAGGTTGCATCTCCTTCAAAATCTTTATCTATTTCAGTAATCCAAACTTTATTTGCTAAGGGCAAAGCTTGTTTGTATAAAGTAGCTCCACCTATTATAAAAATATCTCCTGTGAATAGAGTAAGAGCTTCTTCTAAGGAAGATACTTTTATAGCACCATTAACTTGATAAGAAGGATTTGTTGTAAGAACAATATTTTCCCTTCCTTTTAAAGGTTTTCCAATACTCTCCCAAGTTTTTCTTCCCATAATTACCGGAAAACCCATTGTTTTTTCTTTAAAGAATTTAAGGTCTTCCGGTAAATACCAAGGAAGTTTCCCATCTTTTCCTATAATTCCATTACGAGAACGGGCTACAATTATGTTAATATAAGGTCTCATAATTTAAACAGCGATAGGAGCTTTGATGGCAGGATAGGATTTATAATTAAGGATTTCAAAATCCTCATACTTATATTCCCACGGGTAAGTATGATGGTTTTTGAAAACAAGAGAGGCTTCAGGGGAATAAGGAGTTCGGGATAATTGCTCTTTTGCTTGCTCTAAATGATTAGAGTAAAGGTGTACATCTCCGCCCGTCCAAATAAATTCATCCGGATAATATCCTAGGCAATCTGCGAAAATACAAGTAAGCAAAGAATAGCTTGCTATATTGAAAGGAACTCCGAGGAAGAAATCACATGAACGCTGGTATAATTGACAGGATAAATATTTTTTATCGTCTTTTTCTCTTACAAAAAATTGGAAAAGACAATGGCAGGGAGGTAAAGCCATCTGTTCAATTAACAATGGATTCCATGCACAAACAATGTGTCTTCTTGAAAATGGAAATTTCTTGAGATACCAAAGAACTTTGCTAATTTGATCTTCATATGATGTATAAGGATTCGTAAAGCTCTTTTGCTGTTCGGTGTAGTTGTCGGGATTAACAACAACTCCGTCTAACAAGCCGAAGGGCGTCTTAATTGTTGCGCAAGTTCCTTCTGCTGAATAATGACGCCACTGCTGACCATAGACTGGGCCAAGATTTCCGTCTTTGTCCGCCCATTCGTCCCAAATCGTTACGCCATTTTCTTGGAGATACTTAATGTTTGTATCGCCCTTCAAGAACCAAATCAGTTCGTGAATAATGGACTTTAAATGGAGTTTCTTTGTAGTTAAAAGAGGAAAAGAGTTTTTAAGATCAAACCTCATTTGCCTACCAAAAACGGAGTAGGTACCTACTCCGGTTCGGTCTTTTCGGTAGCTTCCATTTTGTAAAATATCTTGTAAAAGATCTAAGTATTGCTTCATATTTTCTCCTAAAAAGCTTTATACTTATTTACACTAAATTTTATTAAAAACCTTTTCAAGACATTACTATGATTATCAAAGCAAAGCAAAGACTTATGGCAAAGACTCCCAGCGAAAAGTTACAGGAAATTACGGAAACTATGTATAATAATGGTTCTCCTACCGATTGGGAAAAGATAGGCACACAACTTTTTGCTTATCTTAAGCAAGCCCCTGTTTCGATCGAGAAGACCGAATTAAAGATTCAAAACACGATTGTAATTCCTTCGAAGAAGAAATAAGGTTTTCTTTGGAAATCTCGGAATATTCTTTGACTAAATCTTCATAAGCTACTCTATTTATCTTTATAAGAGGAGTAGTTCTTTCGATGATTTCAAAAACATTTCGAACTAATAAGCTGTCAATAGCTTCATTAATTTCGTATTCGTTTTGAGTTTGGGAAGCCATCCATTTTTTAACTGTAGCTAGGGTATAACGATCTTTTCTTTTATTTTTAATTGTATTTTTAATAAAAATAGCATCAAATTTATTCATATAAAATCCTATTAAAATAATTACCTAAATTATACCGCTATGAAAAAAGAATATCAAGACTTGCTTAATAAATATACTTTGTTAAATAATAGATTACATGAAGGAAAAGAAAACTTATCTTATGAATATAAGGCTTTATTAGTAAAGCAGCGAACCATAATGGAACAATATTTGAGGATATTGGAAGAAAGAGCTTCCTTTGAAAAAATAGATTTATTAGGAAAATAAAATGGCAGATAAAAATTTAGTGGCTCCGGATCGATTAGCTATTCCTATAGCTTCGGAAGGAGACTATAATATTATTCCAACAAATTCTCAAGATAAAGCTTCTCTTGAACAAGGATTTCCGGTAAAAACTTCTATTCCTTTCAATCAAGGTGGTTATGCTCCTCGTCGGTTGGATATAAATGGTTTTTTAAACCTTCTTTCCAAGCATTTATACTGGTATCAGAGCGGTGGTCAAGCGATTTATAGTAATCAAAATAATTACATTCCTAATAATATTGTTCTTCATAATAATAATTGGTGGATTTGTCGAGCCGCTAATGGTCCACAAAATGGAGGTATAATCGCTCCGGGAGCAAATACCAATTATTGGCAAACTTTGCAAGAAGGTTTAGGATTAGCTAGTACTACTAATTTAAATAATTCTATTGCCGGATTAGTAAGAGAAGTAACTGCTTCCGGTAATACTATAAGAGTAACGAAACAAAATGGTTCTGTTTCTAGTTATACTATTCAAAGCGGTAACTGGACGCTTTATGCCCAATCCAATGGTTGGATAAGAAATGATTCTACCGGCTTTACCTTTCAATGGGGACAGTGGGATGGTCATGCTCCCGGTCCCGACACTGTTTATTTCCCAAGAACTTTTAGGTGGTGCATGGGAATAACTACTCAAAATTTAACTTCCGCACGAAATCCTTATAAAAACTTTTTCACAGTATATACTCTTAATAATTCCGGTTTTCAAGGGCGCGTGGATGATGTTAACGTAAGACAGAATTATCTAGCTTGGGGTTTGAGTTAGAATAATAAAAAGGGTTAGATATCTAACCCTTTTACTTTCTTTATAAAAACTTTATTTTAAATCTTTATAAAAAAGATTTTCTTTGAAAAAATTCTCCATATAATCGGCTTTACGAGGTTTAATACCTTCACAAATACATTCAGCGTACATATCTCTATTGAATAGTTGTACAGCGACGGTAAAACCTCTTTTTCCAAAGGATAATGAGAAGAAATATTCATCATAATCTTTCTCGTTGGCTCGATTATGTTGAACAAACCCTAAACGTCCTCTATAAATACCTTTTAAAATATCCTCATTAGTGAACGTGTCTTCAAGAAATTCGATATCGCCTTTGTCTTTAGTAGTGAAACAAAAAGGTGTTTCGCCAATTAAAAAACTAATTTTAGCTTCTGTTTTTGTAGTTTCAAGGGTAATAGAGAATTTGCCGTTTGCTAAAGTTTTATTCATTTCAAACTCCTGTTAAAAATTTATTTAATGAAATAATTATACCTCAAATAAAAATACAGTGCAACTAATTTAAAAAATTTTTGAAAAAAGAAGCTGACTTATTTCAATAGTAATGTAAATTTTAATAGAGTTTGTAGAGATATAATTTTACTTTAAGAAGTTTATGCTTTTATTAAAACACTTTCAAATCATCTGTTTGATGTTCAAGGAATAGATAAAAATGATTTATTTGATTAAGTTTGACGAAGAAGGTTTTAGGCAGGATACTTATCCTTTGGAAGAAGATGCTCCTCAGATTGAAGCGCTTTTAGAAAAAGGTTTTGAAAAAGTATCTGAAGAAAACTATAATAAGCTTTTGGGAAATGTAGATGGGAAGATTTATAGAAAGACTCCCCGAGGGTTTGAGCCTTATACCTATACTCCTAGTGAAAAAGATAAATTGGCTCAAAAGAAAGATAGTAGAGCAGAAGATTTAGAGAATTTAAAAGTAGAGGTTGATGGCATGGTATTTGATGCTGACGAAATTTCTCAAGATAGAATTTCTCGCCTTCTATCTATTGCTCATACTGTGAATCAAGATATTGATACTACCTTTAAAGAATGGGTATTGGCGGACAACACTATTTCTAAAGTAAGTATTAGACAGTTAAGTACTGTTCTAGAAAAAGCTTCTGAAAAGACTTCAGAGTTATGGTTAAAACCATATAAGTAAAAATTAAGGGATCCTAATAGGATCCCTTTTTTGTTATTCTAATTTATCCAAGTCTTTTTCTAGCTCTGCTTGATTATCTACTACGGTCCAAATATCAGAATAAGGTTTTTCCCACAACATATCGGGCTCATCTACTTCTTTATACTCTTCTCCATTTAAATATGTGAAGGCAACTCGAGCAACTAGTTTGCCATTTTTAGTAACATAAAAGAGACCATCTTCCTTAAGCTCGTAATTATATCTAGAATTAGATTTCATTTTATCCTCTTTTAAAGTTTGACTTTACCAATAATTACTAAGTTTTTATAAACGTTTTTAATAACATAACTTGTTATCTTAATTTTACCATTTATTTGAAGAGATTGAAACTTTTTAGCAGAACTACTAAAAACTACATTGAGGCCGTTTTCGAGGGTAAGAGTAAATTCAGTTGTATGTGCAGAAACCCAACTATTAACCGAATATTCTTTTTCACAAATTTTGGTAATAATTGCTTCGAAGGGTTCTTCCTTTTTAACAAACTCCCTTGCTAAATCTTCCTTTCTGGTAACCGGTTTTGCCAAATAAACCTTTACGAGAGCGGCAATGTATCCAACCATTTTAGAAGAAACCGATTCTTGTTCTATTAAACGTTTGCAAGTATATTCGAAATCACTCTTTGGAGAAATATTTCTCCAAAATTCGATAACCTCATTTGCCTTTTCCGGATACTCTCCGTGAAATCTCAAGATTTCGTTCTTAGTAGAGTCCTGATAGTTGGCCGGCTTGAAACCTTTTTCAGAGATAACCTTATAAGCAATATTAATAAGAGTAGTTGTAGGAATTATCTCTTGAAAATAGCTTCCGGAACTTTCTTTTTCTTCATATTCTCTGAAGAAAGCGGCAATTTCGTTGAGATAACCGAGGTTATGCTTTCTTGCGCAACTTTCACCTAATACTAATAATTTGCCTTCTTTTTCAAAAACATACTTAGCAGCAGAAATCTTGCGACCGCAATCGGTACAAGTTTCAACTTCATTAATTTGTTCCCAATCGATCTGTTGAGAACAGCTTTTGAAAACACCATTCTTGGTATAACCTAAGTAGGTACCAAAATCATTGGAAGAAAGCGTTACTTCAAAACCTTCCTCTTTTTCTTCGAAGGTTAAGGGAACGTATCCTTTGTTTTGCATCTTTTCTGCGGTTCTTTTTAAAATCGCTTCAAGGATTGCTTTACTTTTTGTTTTCAAAAACATATCTTTTCTCCTGTTATTTATATTATAGGATTTTATAGAATCTAGGGCAAATCAAAAATTTTATAGAAAAGATCTTTTTAAGGAAAACATAAATGCAATACCAAAAAACTATTTGGAAAAAAGGTGATCGTATTAAAGCCAAAGCTCTAAACAATTTGGAAGATGGGGTCGCCGATAATACCGCCTGCCTTAATAATTTTTCACAAGGCTTTGATTGCCTAAATGATGCCCTTAATGCTTTAACCGATTCTACTACTACCTTGGGAGAAGAGGTTAAAAATTTATCAAGCAATTTAAGCGGAGACAAAAATAATGAAGAAATCGTTGCTCAGGTGAACGCTTTATTGGAAAAAGTAGATACTTTGGAAACTTCCTATAATGCTCTTACGGCTGAAATTTCTTCATTACAGGAACAAGACGAAACCACTCTTTCTAAATTAGCTGACCTTTCTACCCGTTTGGGAGAAATGAAAACTTCCTTGGAAAATAAAGATACAGAATTGGAAGCCAAAGATAACGAAATTCAAGGCAATGTAAATACATTAAAAGAAGAAGTAACCGGCTCAGTATCTCTTTTAGAGAAAAACGTTTCTGATGTTCATGAAACGAGCCTTATTAATTCAATGCAGTTAAAAGCTTTAAATGAGTTGATTCGCTATAAGGATTCCGGTCAGGAAATTAAATTCCAAGAAGGTCAAAATGCAATTATTAGTGAGCAACCGGTTTCTTTAAATAACGTTGCCATAACTACTTCTAAGAGTGTTACCGCTAAAGCCATTACTTTGAATGGTTTGGAAGCTGCTTCCAGTTTCTTTGAAGCCAAGGCTACAAATAATATTGATATGTCTCAGGTAGTTGCTTCCGGAGATTTACCAAAAGCAACTTCTCAGGCGGTTTTAAAACTCCGTAACGATGGTGCGGTTTATTTGGATAAGATCTCTTTAGAAGGCACTAGTTATAATGGTATCGAAATTGGTTTATCTTCTACGGTAGATTCTCAAACTACGGACTATGCTCCTAAGAGTATTTATATTTCTGATTTAAATATTGCTAATACTTCCAATAATGGTATTAGTGTTTTTAATTATGCAGAAAATGCCAATATTACTTTTGTAAATTGTCATTTCGGTCAAGTTTCAAATTGCTTCCGTATTTCCAATCGCTCTAATGTGCCGGCAACTTTTACCTTCATTAATTGCTCTTGTGATCAATGGGATACTTCCGAATATCGAGGAATGATTTGTTTGCAGGATTATACTAGTAAGACTTTAGAGGAAACACAAGAAACTAATCGCTTTGCCAAACTAACCCTACGTTTTATAAATTGCTCCGGCCCGGATGGTAAGATAATTAGTAAACCTGCAGAAGAGGTCTGCGGAAGTAAGGATGAAAATCAACTCCTTTACATATATAATAATAAGGAAGGTTTCTTAGCTTACGATGCTAACCGCTATCCTAAGGTACTATATGAATAAACTTGCACGTATTTTAAAATCAGAAGTTTTTCCACTGGTAGTATTATTTGATGAAGAGGATATCTATAAATTGGGTAGAATTTACTACGAAGGTGGTTTTCTCAATTTAGAAGCTAAATCTCTTCATATTCCTAATAGCGTTATTAAAGTAGCAATCTTAGAAGAAGATGGTATTTATTTGAGTGTAGGTATTACGTATCCTAAAAAGTTGGTTGATAGGAACTCTCTTTATTCCGTAATGGATGAAAAGGTATTACCAATTTTTGACACAGGTATTTCCAAATACTCTAAAGATTTTGTAAGAGATAATGCTAAGATCACTGCTGTGGGAGACGTATATTTGTTTACCGTAGATTATGAGATAGAAAATGGATAAACAAGATAGTGCAGTCATTTTAGATTTAAGAACTTTAGTTGGTACTGCCAATGTATTTGCAAAGCAGGATATGTATCGAGTTATGTATCCCGGTTCCTCTGTAGATATTAAGCATTTCTCCAATACAGAGAGTATCGAATTATCCGGCCCTTTTAAATTATTTGTTCTTACGGTAAAAACTCCAGCTACGGTAATAATCGATAATAAAGAAATCTACGTTAATCGTATTTTGGTTTATGATGATATTTGTGAACGTATTATTATAGCAGGAGAAAATTTAGTTGGAACTTATTTAGCTTTAACTCCTTACTTTTCTCAAGAAGAAGCTGTAGTGGACGAAGCTATTGTAGACGAAAGTATTTTAGAGGAATGAATATGAGTTCTTTTACTACTCCTGCTATTTTACAGTTATTAGATCATTATAAATGGCGAGTATTTACTCCATTTTCTTTTTATAAAGGTACTAAAGAAAATAGAGAATATACCATTGTAGTTCCGGTAGGATATGAGACGGATCTTACTTCTGTTCCTCGTATTTTATGGACTATTTTTCCTCCTCATGGAAAGTATGCTAAAGCAGCAATTATTCACGATTTTATGTATGATCAAGCCCTCAAAACTAAAAAAGAAGCGGATAATTGTTTTTATGAAGGAATGTTAGTTTTAGGAGTACCTAAATGGAAAGCCAAGATACTTTATTTAGGTGCTAAGTTTTTTGGAAAAGGAAATTACTAAAATCCTATTAGGGAGAGAATATGAAAAAATACATCCAAGGAGAAGTTATAACCGCGTTTCAGTATGGTATTGATTCTCCACCTCCCTTTTGGTTTTATCATACTTGCATTTCTTCTGAAGATAATACTTACATAGAAAAAACTATGGAGCCAATTCATTTTGGTAACTTTTTAGTTTTAGAAAAAGATGGTTCGGTGGTACAATACGAAGAAAGGGAATTTTTAGAAAAATTCTTGGTATTCGAAATAAAGGAGTAAAAATTTTATGAAATTCAAAGATTGGATAACATGGATTTTTGTAAGACCGATTACAAAGAAACCAGCTTACTATAAAAGAAAAGATGGAACTATTATTTTAACCGTTAAAAACTGTGATATTACTTTAAAAGAAATTGCTGATATTTGGTATAGTAATTGGAAAGCTGTAGCAAACAAGCTCCCAACTAACCTAGCTTTTGCAGGATTACGTGCTTATGATTTTTATTGGGATAATACGAGTATAGATAGAACGCCAAATTACGAAACGCCTACTTTAATTGATTTGTTTTTCAGCAATTTTTATACGTATTTTGTAAGCGATAAGACAGGGGCTGAACGTAAGCTTGATATTTGGGAAGCCACGTATGCTTATAAGGGAAAGGATTTAATAATCACGATTAGCTATGAGTATACGGCTATTGGTAAGGATGATTACTAAACTTCAAATTCTAAGGAAATATTATGGAAAAATTAAACGATTCTGAAAGAACAAAATGTGAAATTTGGACCCGCGTGATGGGTTATCATCGTCCCGTTTCCTCTTTTAATATTGGTAAGAAAGGGGAATTTGCGGAGCGTAAATGTTTTTCCGAAAAGAAGTGCGGGGATAAATAATGAATGGTATTTTAAAAGCTTTCCGCAAAACTTGTCCTGAGTTTATTTTTAAAACCATGACACATGAGCCTAGGCATCTTGAAGTAATGGCTTATTCGGATATGGCGTCTAAAAATGCTCTTCAAATTTATCAAAACTTTCTAAAAATATTTGTCAGGAATACGACGCTGTTCCCTATGAGGATAACTACAATGTAGTTTTTAAGAAAGATTATGTTTGTGTAGATACTTGGGTTTTTCTAAATAATCCTTTACCTAACGGCGATAGAACTATTTCTATTACAGGAATTTTCGCAACTGGTAAAATTTCAAGTTTAGCTTCTACCTATGGTTCCGTTTATTTTTGCACGATGTTTGTGCAAGACAATTGATCTTTTTAAAAACTTTTATTAAAATAAAGGTTATAAGGAGATTGAGAGATGGAATCAAAAACAGAAAAGGTTTTAAAGGTTTTAGATAAACTTTACGAAAAAGAAAAGAAGTATTCTTCCAAGGATCCCGCTCTTGTTAAGAAATATCAAAAAGAATGGAGCGATAATTTCCTCTTTGATAATTGGAAAGATGTTCATCCGGTTCTTAATATTGAAATAGGCGATGACTGGCGAAAAGATCCCGAGTATGTTTTTGAAAAAGGCGCTTTCGAAAATCGCTGGGAATACGAATTTGTATTTAATCATGCTCAGGTTATTCGGGATATCAACGAAAAGCTCTCTAAGTTAAAAGAAGCTCAGGAATTTGATGAACGCAAAAAAGAGCGGGAAATTAGAAAAGCTTGGAAAGATAATCGGTTAAATGATGCTCCTGAACCTATTCAACAGTTTAGAGAAGAATTAACAGAAGCCGGTTATAAAAATCTTTTAAGTATTAAAGCTTATTATTCTAAATTTAGAAGTGAACAACAGGCTCGTTTAGCAGGTGAGAGTGTTAGCGCATATGTTCATTTTAGGTACGCTACCGATGACGATCTCAGAAGAGAAGCTAAAAATTCTGCTGATGCCGCTATCTTAGATTTAATGAATAGAGTTTATGAGAAGGCCGGTGAAATTGTTAAATGCATTAACTGGTCAATTAATAAAGGAAGATTAAACGGCGTTATTCAAGGAACAAAAGCTTCGGTTTCTGTAGAAAGTGTTTTTGCGGGAGGTTATAATATTCAAAGACTCCATGTAAGGACTTTGGTAAAACCGATTGTTCAAGTTAATGCTAAGGTACGTTTGTATGATAGTAAATTCTAAAAAGAGACTACTTGCTCGTAAGCCTACTTTACGGGATTACGATGTGCAGCGAAAAATTAAAGATCGTATTCAAGATTACTTCGTAGCTCAGTGTACATTTTTTGATACTAAAAACGGTAAAAACTGGTACGTAACTAAAGACGATGATGATCCTTTAAAAATTACAGATTTCTTTAAATACCAGGATTTTGAAAACTTTGACTATAGTGAGAGCTGGGATTCTGAATCAACGCTTATTAAAGTTCCTATCAAAATAAGTTCCAATGGTCAAAAGATAAATGTCGCTAATATTGCTATTATCGAAGTAATCCCATTCGATAAAAAAGAACTTTTAACTGTTACTTATAAATAAATTATGATTATTAATGCTAAAGAAAGGCTTTGCGCTTTTAAGTTTTCTGATAAAGAGGTAAAGGAACGTATAAGGCAAGATTTAAAAAATATTCTTATAGTTTCAAAATACTTTGGCGATAGGAACGGACAAGATTATTATATTCAAAGCGTAGATGGATTTGAAGGAGCTTTTTTACCACCTTACTACTCTTACTGGAATGAAGAGACTAAAGAAAACCAATATTTTGATATTCCTACAAAGATTACTAAAACAAAGACCTTCAATAGAATACAGATTCTAAATATTGCAACAGTTGAATATATAGAATTTGGCGAAAAAGTTATTTTTACTATTTATTTTAAATAATATGATTATTAATGCTAAAAAAAGATTACAGGCTGCGCCTCTTCCTAATATTCTCGATGTTAGAAAATTAGAAGAAGATAATTTTGTAGACGAGGATGATTTAGATAGTAATCCCGTTTATAAAAAGATTAAGAGTGCTGGCAAAAAATACGGTTATGACGTAGATATTTACTATTATCTTAGGGGAACAAGGGCCATATTGAATGTTAAGATTTCCCCTATTAAAGATGATAGTTACGGCGGTTTCCCTGATATTGGTTATAATGATAGGGAGGGTTTTTATGTTATGGGATCTTCCTACCATGTAAGGGAAGAAGATATGGATAATTTTATAAAAGATATTCAGGATGCTTATAATTTAATTAAGTTTATTAATGCAATCGATCCTAAAGATATCCCTATTGCTAAATAATTAAAGGAAATACTATGATTATTAATGTTAAAAAAGATTAACAGCTTCCACTCTTACTAATGTGATTTTCTCCATGCCTGCAGAGGAACAAGAACAATACATGGAAGTTTTGTCTCAGAGTAAACCGGGTGATGTTATTGATTTTGGTGGTACCGATGCCTACGTTTTAGCAGAAGATACCTTTGCAATAATGCAGAATGGTAGTTATCAAATCATTATGATTGCTAATAGAAAAGGGACAGTTATTACCGTTCCTGCTAAAGTGATTAAAGATACGGTTAAATGGGTTAAATAAAATATCTTCAAATTTTCCAAAAAAGGTTCTAAAATACTTAGAACCTTTATTTTTATCAATTGCAAATAATATGATAAAATATATAGAAAAACGTGATGGCAGTATTGCCAAATTCAATCCCAAGAATATTTATAACGCTGTTTATCAATCTGCTAAATCCTGTAATGAATTTGTGGATGTAGATAACGTAGTTAGATTAGTCATTGAAAGACTTGAAAAAAGAAATCAACCTACTATCCATATAGAAATTGTTCAAGACGAAGTAGAGTTTGTTTTGATGGGGTTGGGTTATTTCAAAGCCGCTAAATCTTACATTACATATCGCAATATGCGGGATGCTCAACGTAATCTTTCTCTTGGTAATATAAATGCGGAAAGCTCCGTTGAAGAATATCTTTCCCGTGCCGACTGGCGAGTAAACGCTAATGCTAATCAAGGCTATTCCCTAGGTGGTATGATTTTGAATGTTGCGGGCAAAGTAACCGCTAATTATTGGCTCAACAAAATTTATCCTAAGGAAATTGGACAAGCTCATAGAAACGGTGATATCCATATCCATGACCTCGATATGCTTTCTATATATTGTTGTGGATGGTCTTTAAAAAATGTTTTAAGAGAAGGGATGAACGGTATTGCCGGTAAAATAGAAAGTAATCCCCCTAAACATTTAAGCAGTGCTTTGAATCAGGCTTTAAATCATCTTTGCTGTTGCTTTACAGGTGATACTAAAATATGGAAAGCAGATGGCTCAACTATTACTTTTCAGGAATGTTTAGATCAAGACATAAAAGAGCTTGATGTACTTTCCTTTAATGAAAAAACAGGAAAAGTAGTTAAATCCCATATGACAGATATTGGGGTTTATAAAGAAGTTGATGAACTAATAGAGTTTACTTTTGCTTTTGGTGATACTATTAAATGTACACCTGATCATAAGTTCTTTACAACTAAAGGTTGGGTAGAAGCAAAAGATTTAAAGTTTGGTAATGCTATTTTTACAAAAATTGATAGATTAAAGGCTTACGTAAGAAGCACAAAGCGTATTAAATTAGATAAAAAAGTTCCTGTTTTTTGCGGTAACGTTAATGATACTCATAGTTTTTTTACAGGTGATTTTGGAATAGCAAGCCATAATTGTCAAAACGAAGCTGCGGGAGCACAAGCCTACTCTTCTTTTGATACCTACATGGCTCCTTACATAAGATTGGATAACCTTTCTTATAAAGAAGTTAAGCAACATTTGCAAGAGTTTATTTATAACCTAAACGTTCCTTCAAGGTGGGGTACCCAAACACCATTCACAAATTTGACTTTTGATTGGGGGTGTCCAGAAGATTTGAAAAAAGAAAAACCTGTCGTTGGTGGTAAAGAATGTGATTTCTTTTACGGTGATCTTCAAAAAGAAATGGACATGATTAACAAAGCATACATTGAAATCATGTTAGAAGGGGATAAAAACGGTCGGGTATTTACTTTTCCAATTCCTACCTATAATATAACGCCTGATTTTAATTGGGATAGCGAAAACAGCACATTACTTTTTGAAATGACTGCTAAATACGGCTTACCATATTTTCAGAATTTTATCAACTCTGAATTGAAGCCTAATATGATTCGCAGTATGTGCTGCCGACTGCAATTAGACTTACGTGAACTTTTAAAAAGAGGGAATGGCTTATTTGGATCTGCAGAACAAACAGGTTCAATTGGAGTTGTGACTATAAATTGCGCACGTTTAGGTTATCTGTTTAAGGGCGATAAGCAAAGTCTTTATAATCGCCTTGATTATCTCATGGATTTAGCCCGCAATTCTTTAGAGCTTAAAAGAAAAACCCTTAAACAAAATATGGATAGAGGCCTTTATCCTTATATTAAGAGATGGCTAGGAACTCTTCGTAATCATTTCTCTACAATCGGTGTAAACGGTATCAATGAAATGATACGTAACTTTACTAACGACAAAGAAGATATTACTACTGAGAAAGGCCACGCTTTTGCCGTAGAGTTTTTAGACCATGTTAGAGCAAAGCTTTTAAGTTATCAAAGTGAACAGGGAACTATGTATAATTTAGAGGCAACTCCGGCAGAAGGAACTACTTATCGTTTTGCAAAAGAAGATAAAAAGCGGTTCCCTGATATTATTCAGGCTGGTACTCCTTCTAATCCATATTATACCAATAGTTCTCAACTCCCGGTAGGATATACGGACGATCCTTTTGAAGCTTTAGAATTACAGGATGATCTGCAGAGAAAATACACAGGCGGCACGGTTTTACACCTGTATATGAATGAAGCTATTAGTAGTTCGGATGCTTGTAAAAAGATAGTTAAGAAAGCTTTAACAAATTTCAAACTTCCTTATATTACGATAACTCCTACTTTTAGTATATGTCCGATTCATGGTTATATAAAAGGACAACACGAATATTGTCCTAAATGTGATGCAGAGTTACTTGCTAAAAAAGCTAATAAATAATTAGGCTAAATAAAAGGAACGTATTTTACGTTCCTTTTTTATTAAAAAATTTTTAATGGCTCCTTTAAAATTTCTGAGGCATAATTATTTCATTAGATAAATTTTAACAGGAGTTATAAAATGAATAACGTTACAAGAGCTTTAAAGAATTGGCAAGATTACAAAGAAATTCGTGTTTCTGGTGATTATAAGCCTACGACTAATACCGAAAAGCTTATCGCTCTTTTCACTAAAGTAGCCGGACAGGGTACTTTTGAAATTGCTCGCGTTGATTGCTCTAATTGGTATGGTAGAGAAACGGGCATTTTGCTAATTTACAAAACTCTGGAAGCTTTTGCAGAAATCAAAAAACTTTTCAAAGAGTTTTGTGAATCTCTCGGTTATAAATACAGTCAAAGCGGTACAATGTTTGATGCATATAGTGCTAATGCTGTTTATGAATTAGAAAACATTGAAAATTTTGCCGGTATTTATCGTAACCCTACCCCTGATAAGGATTTAGGTATTGAATTGGTTCTCTTGAAATTTAGAGAATTTCTTTAAACAGAAGGGCGGAAATTTCCGCCCTTTATTTTTGCTAAAATATTTTAAAAATTAATTGTCAAATTTCTAAAAAAGCTTTATAATTTAATCATCAAATAATTTTTTAACAGGAGTTATAAAATGACAAAAGTCGATGAAGCTATTGAAAATATTATTGAATATGCTCAGAATCACGATATCAGTGTTGAACGTAATAGAGAAAAATTTGAGTTTTTATTAGAACTTTATTATGATGCTCGTCGTGAAGAAACTGATTGGGCAGAAGAGGTAGAAAGACAAGAAGCGATGGAATTTGCTGAATGTTTTTCCGAATCAGAATAAAAAGTAATTTTAAAAGGGAGCTAAGCTTCCCTTTTTGTTTGGAGAAATTATGGAATACATTATGGATAAATATAAAACAAATATAAACTTTACAATTCGTCATAATCCTATAGCGGAAAGCTTAAAAAAAGACTTTGAACAAATGACTTCTTTTCAAGCCATGTTAGAGCTTGAGAAAAATATACCGCAATTAGAGGAGCTAAAAGAAATACAACCCTATCTTAATAAGACCCTTATAAGAGTACTAGCAACCTTCGATGATTTTTATCCCGCTTTATACAAATATCATCCACCTTTCGGAGAAAAGTAATGAAATATTTACCTGTATTAAAAAACATTGTCTTACTCGCTAAAAACAAGCATGCTGGCGTAATGAGATACGCCTTTATTCAAACTTATGTAAAGGGATTTGTTGATACTTTAAAAATAACCGATCCTAAATATCCCGGTATCCCTGAGTTAGAAAGAATTACTAAATTAGAAAACGATTTCAGTAACGACTGTTTTTTCAAAAGCTGTTATTCCGCAGAAGCATTAGATAGGCATTTAAATCCACCTCCTAAAACGCATAAGCTTATAATAAAACCTGTTGCTCGCGCACAAGTAGACAAGAATCATGAGTGTATTTTATACCATGAAACAATTGAACCTATTTAAAAATTACTTTATAATATTCTTATATTAAAGGAGAATATTATGAAGTTCACGGTTACTAAGATGGGTTTTCGAGTTGTAAAGCATTCCTTTGAAGCTAAGGATATCGAGGAGGCTAAAAAGATGGCTCCCAAGATTGCACGCTTTAGAAAAGTTTATACGGGTTATGGTGATAACAATTATCTTATTTTAGAACAGGAAAACTCTAATATCTCTTATGAGTACAGTAACCGTTCGGGTGCATATAAATGGGTGGAAAAGTAAATGGGATTGGATATGAGTTTATTAGGAGATCACTCACAAGAGCTGATCTCTTGGAGAAAAGCTAATTACATTCACCGATTTTTACAGGTGATAGGTATTTTGATAATGATATTAATTGTACCTTCATGCCGATTCCTTACTCTAAATTAGAAGAGCTTAGGAATATTTGTAAAACTATTCTAATAGATAGGGATCAAGCTCCTAAGCTTTTACCAACTTGCGAGGGTTTCTTTTTTGGAAGTAGGGAATACGACGAAAATTATTTCTATAATATAGTTGAAACACTTACTAAGTTAGAGATTATTTTATATAAATATGATCCGGAATTTACCTTTCAATATTATGCTGATTGGTAAAAAATAAGCCTCCAAAATAGGAGGCTTTAATTTTACTCTCGTAATTCTTCTTCTAAAACAACCTGTGAATACCTTGTTAAAAGAGGTATGAGAGTATTATAATCAAATTCTATCCGTAAAGTTTTTACCTTTTTCTCAGGGTTTAAAAGCATGTAAGCAAACCATCTATGGTTCCCGTCTAATAAATAACCATTTTTATCACAAATTAAAATACTAAAATTTTGCTTCTTAAAAGCAATGTCTAATATATTAGATAAGGCTTTATCCAAATAAAGATCTTTTTGAATGCTTTTAAAAGAAGAGCACTTTACTTTTTCCTGAGTATAAGGAATACCAATATTTTCCAAAAACTCTTTTAAAAGATCTATGCGCCTATTATCTAGAACAGGCATTTCTTTTCTTGAAAAGATTTTTAAAGCCTTTTGTTGAACTTGAGAAAAATTACTACAAAAGTTAGGTAAAAATTTAATATACATACCGAGGTAATTCTTAGCGTATTCATAGGCTTCATTAGTGTTGATAAAGCCATTTAGATAACCGCTCTGTTGATAAGATAGTATTTTCATAATACAATAGTAAAAAGGTTTATATTAAATTTAAAAGAGATATGAAAGTAAATTCTTATCAAAGATTGGCCGAGTATGATTTGCATGCTATGGCAACGGTCGCTAGAGACGTACAAAGAAAAATGCTTATAGAAGTTAATCCTGATGTTATGCATAAAGGAAATGCTTATTTAAAACTTTATAATGCGCCCAGCAAACAGAAAGCAAGCAAAGTTGCCCATATTTCTATGTATGAACCTATTTACATAGAGCATGCTAATGTAGGAAGAATGGCGGGCAAAAAAGATTGGATTTTAAACTCTAAGGAGAAAAGAGAATTTATAGCTTTTTTAAACTCTGTTCAAAATGGTTATACTGTTTGGCAAAAAACTATTTTAGATTATAACAAAGAATTGGATTTGTTTGAGGAAGATACTATGGAAAATTTATTACCTAATCCAAAGTATCCTGATTATCTTCCTTATAATTTACCAATACCCGACTACATGAAATTATGATAAAAATACGTATTAAAGTAATTAGAACTAAAAAAGAGCTTCGTAAGTATCAAGATAAATACAATATAGCGGTTGATGATTATATTGATTCTTATGGTTTAAGTTGGCATCTTAATAACCTCCATATTGTTTATATTGCAAAGGATTTAAAAAAGAAGGTGCTTTATAGTACTATTGCTCACGAAGCTTTACACATTTGTCAGAGTTATTTTAATAATATTGGAGAAGGAAAACCGGGTGATGAAATTTATGCTACTTTTCTTCACACGGTTTATGAAAAAATTTATAGAAAACTTTAAAAGGAATTATTATGAAAGAGTATGAAGAGTACGATATTTTGGTATCCAATGATGGATTTGCATCTAATACAAACATTTATAGCGTATCAAAGGATTTAAATGCTTTAGTTAGTTATACTAAAAAAGCTCTTATAGAAAATCCAAATAATGCTTTAGCGAATTTATCTATAATGATAAATGGTTGTCCTAAAGGTTTTGAAAAATATTACAGGTATTTAGAAGACTCTTTAGAGAATATGGTAGCAGCTGTGATTACTTATCAGTATGATCAAGTAAGAAATCCTTTGAATTTTATTGCAACTCTCGATAGAATTTATAAATTGGCTACCAATAATCCTTTTGGTTATCTCGCTTTTGCTACTTTTGCATACGATAGCAAATATTGGGAAAAATTAGATGATTGTATAGCTAACTTCGAATATAGTAATTTTAAACTCGCTAATATAGGTAAATTGGAATTACCGGTTGATGAAGGATATATTCTGATAGAAAATAAGGACAACGGATTAGCAGTTTTAACTAATGGCATAATGGATTAATTTTTGAACCTTCCTTAAAAAGGAAGGTTTTTATTGCCTTGAAATTTTAGTAAATTCTCTTTATAATAAAGTTATGTTTAATAGGAGAAGATGATGTACAAAACTCTTTCAAAGAATGGTATTCCTATCATTGTTAGTAAAGACTATTTGTTGCCGCCTAACGATGATGTTTTCTTCACGGAATTATCTACAGAAGAAGGTTATGTCTTTTTTGATAGTTCCCTAACATCTAATTATGGAGAAGAAGATTTTCAATATTATAAAAAGATCGCCTCTGAATTGGAAATTTTTAAAGACTTCAGGTACTCTCAATCTTCAAAAAGTTTCTTTTTAAGAGTTTCTGTATATCTAGATGCTTTAGAATTTGTTCAACAAGATTTTTATCCTTGTGGTTGGGCAAAGCTCGATACTAAGGTAAATTGTAAAGTAATAGAAAAGTTTTTTAAAAATAGTAAGGTGGTGCGATAATGTTAAAAACTTTTATTGATACTTCTATGACGGATAGTGCTAAAAATATTAACATAAAACAAAATGCCCGAGAAGGTTTTCTTCGTTGTGCTCTTGCTTGGGAAGTTGAAAAAAGAGTTAGAGAACTTTTTACGTCGTATGAACTATATAGAGAGGCTATTACAGAGGTCTTTTTAGATAATTATTTTTCAGAAAAACCTGCTGATAATATCATACTACAAGTTCCTTCTTTTGAAGCAAAAACTGGAGTTTCTTTTACTATTACTATTCCTCGTATTATGTTCGTTCATTACTCAGCAATAGAATGGACAACTTCTTTTAATGAGAAAACTGTGCCGGTAGACACTCCTGTTTTAGTTCAGCTAGAAAATGGGGGATATGAAGTATTAAAATGTAAAGAATTTAGAAAAGGTTCTCCCCTGTGGTCTACTACGAATGATGTTCCCTTCACTTATAAGAAAGTAGTTGCTTTCAAGGCATGTGAATAAAATGAATAAATCTCACTATATTCGGACTTTAAAAAATCTTACTAATTGGTGTCCCCTTAAACAAGGTAATTTTTTAGTTTCAGTTTCTCGTTTAAACTTTCTTAAAACTATTCGAAACGTTTATCCGGAATCTTATTTAGAAAACGTTGAAAATTCAAAAACTCGAAGCGTTATTAATGTAGGGGAAAATGAGTCTTCCTTAGATATCACAGTAACCTATGATATTCCTAGAGGTTTGGTTTCTATAACAGATTATCAAAACTTTTAATAATGCATATACTTATAGCTATTTTCTATCTAGTTACCATTAGTGCTACTTTACAACTCATAGTAACAGGAGTATGTGTATTTCCTGTTTGGTTACTAACTATAAATTGGGTATTGATGCTATATGATATGTATGTTGTGTATATAAGAGGTGAAGGAAGATGAAATGGTTTTCTCCAAAGTTATGGGAACAAATTCCAGAATATGACGAAAATGTAGACAGTATTCTTAGAAGATTTATAGACCTAAGACATGAGTTAATATTTCTTTATAAGAATATGGATAATGCTCTCTACTTCTTTCATAATAAAAGATATTACCGTTTAACCACAACACCTTTTTCATGTTATGGGTCTCTACTTCAATCAACCCTACTAAAAAGTTATCCTCTTTCTGAAAGAAATTTAGAAAAACCGAATTTTAACGTAGTGAAGGATTTACTTTATATCCCGGTTTATTTACTGAAAAGAGCTTCTAGAAAAACAATAGCTGATTTCTATAACCTAGTAGATGTTCCCGCCACAACACTTCTAAGAAAGCACCGTTTGCTAGGAGCTGATGATATTTTTTATAATAGACAGGGTAAATACGGAGTAACTTTAGAAGGTAAAGTAGGTGATATTGTTCTTAAAGATAAAACTATTTATTTTAGGTTTAAATTATGACACCAGACGAATTATTTCAAGAATTTAAAAATAAGAAAGTCTTTTTCGATAAAAATGATTTAGATAAGATTTATAAACAGGCTTTTTATCTCGCTAACAAGTACCATCGTACAGGTCAAATTGTGGGGCTTAAAAAGATTTTGTTTATAATGTCAGTTTTAGAAAAGGAAAAGACTTTAATTGATTTAGGTATTAATCAATTTATTTATAAAGACACTATTATTGACTACGTTGATAATCCTGACAATCGAGTAAATGGTAACTCTCGTGTTGTTAAGCTGATTGAGCTTAAAAATTATCCTAGAGAAATACCGGATGAAATTGTTGGTGTTATCGAAAAGACTAAAAATATCTTTGACGAATTTTTGGTACTTTATACAGATTACACTAATAAGGAAGAAAGACGCAGAAAAGCAGATAAAATCTATAGAGATCCTATTTTATTTGGTATATTTATTAATGATAAGAAGGATTGTTGTATAGATAGATTTTATATATTAGGTGATTGGGAAGATGAATATTGTAATCTTACCGTAGATAAGCTAATAGAAGAATCATCCAAAAAAGATATTGTTAAACCTGTAGTTAATCCTAAGTCATTAGAGGAATTAAAAGCAATTGTAGATGCTTATAAGAGTAATAATAGTGGCTTTATGGAATTAGGTACTCCTATTATTGTTAAAAAATCTTTCTTTCAAAAAGTTAAATCTTTTCTTTTTAGATGATTACAAATTTATCTAATATAAGGTTTACAGATAATGTTAAAACTGTAAATCTTAAGAAAAATCGACAGCTATATTGCTGTGTATGTCAACAACCTATTATCTCTTGTATAAATGGATATGCTTATTGTTCCTTTGGAGATGATGAAGTTACCTGCTCTCGTTGTCTATCTTATTATGAAGAAACAACGAGAGCAGACTGTTTAAATGATCTTATCAAAGATGATATCCCAAATTGGCAGGAACCCATAGAACAAGATACTACTAATAGCGTATTAGTGAGGTTAGAAAGATGCTACTAACAACAGGTTATCCAAAAATTGATTTTGAAAAAGACGAAGATGATTATTATATTATTTTAGATAATGATGATCATCTGTTTTTATATGTTGTCTTTGAAAGTTGTCTGACTATGGATGACGGTATAGATCAAATTTGGCCGCATGAATTTGAAGAAAGAATTAAGGCGTATTATAAAATAGGTAAAATAGAGAAATGAGTGATAAAATATATAAAAGAAAGGCTCGTCCCAAAATTTATGTTCAAGCCTTTATATTTGGATATGACGAAACCCCTGAATGGTTTACTAACTGTAAACGAGTTTGTATTCCTCAAAGACTTATTTATGAAGACGGTAAAACCATTTCTTTTACTCCTGGTAACTATATTTGTAGAAACCTTGATGGTAATCTTTGGGTAGAAGAAAAAGAAGGATTTTTAAACAGATATCTTCTTATAGGTGAGTAAATGCTTTATAGAAAAAAGACTTTAGTAGAAGCCTTTAGATTTGGTTATGAGGAGCCTCCCTCTTGGTTTGATAATAGAGTTTCTTTTTGCGATAAAGAAAACGGATTTATAGAAACCTTAGAAGGTACTATGAGATTTTCTAAAGGAGATTATATTATACGGAATCAAAGTGGTGAAATCTATCCCTGCAAATATGATATATTTGTATCTTCTTATGAAAAGGTTTAAATATGATTTGTAATGTAGAGATAAATGATAAAAATTTAAAAGAAGCATTATACACTCTTTTTGGTAATGCTTTGCATGACCTTATTAAGGAAACTGTTAATGAGGATCTTGAGTACATTACAGAAAATAAGAATAACAGTAATGTCGGTGTGTTTGTAGATTTAGATGATATTAAAACAAACCTTTATAATTTACAAATAGTGGGAGATAAGTTGTTTATTCCTACTAAACACCTTGATATCTTTCCTATCAGTGAAACAGAATGGAATCCTTACCCTAAAATTATTCCTGAATGTAATGAAAAGAAAGAA